GAACCATACTTATCTACTAATAAACAAGGAGAAGTTATAATAGATGTTCAACGAGGAAATATCAGTAAGTTTGTAAAATTAGCAGAAAAAAAGTAATTTAACTAATATGAAAAATTACATAAACACATTTGAAGGCTTCTTAAATGAATCTAAATACAAAGGAAATATCTCAGGAGATTCTGCTGAATATATTGCTAAAGAAATGTCACAATATGTTAAAGGCATAATTAAACAGCCTAATGATAATGTTACTTACTTCCATTTAAAAGATAAATCCGGCAAATCAAAAGTTATTAAAACCTTATTAGATGTTTATGGATTAGAAGCAGTAGATGGTGGAAATCAATTTTCTCCATCACCTACTATTAAATTTGATAACGATCAACTTCTTGAATCCCTTAGATCAGGTCCTAATGATGCTAAAATATATCCCATTAAAAAAGGAAGTGATCCAGAAGATCTTCTTTCCGGTAGATCTAGAGGATCATGGGTAAGTTCAAAAACCATTAATGATATATTAGACGTTTTTGGTAAGGAAATGACCATTTATAAAGGTGACGAAATCACAGAATTCCTTCAAGTTAATAGCCGAGATAATAGTGACATATATAAAATAGTTAGACGAGATTTAAGAGGACCTAGAACGGTTGGTTATATCCCTTCATATTATCAGAATTTTGACCAAACCGAAGAAATAAACAATACTCGTTAATATGAAAAACCACATAAACACATTTGAAGGATTCTTAAATGAAGCTCGATTAAATGAAAGCAAACCTGCTATGATGTACTATGTAGTAGCCAAGGATGTCATTAAGGATAGAAGACTTAAAGTATATCCTGAAAACATCGAAAGACTTTTGAACAACTTACAAGCAGACGGACATTTATCATATGATGCAACGATAACATCAGATGCAAAGAAAGATATTGAAAACGCATTAGATAAGTTAGACTTGAAAGGGAATGAATTGCTTTCATATGCAAGAAAAGGCATGAAGTACGAAAGTGAAGATGTTAATGAAGCCAATCAAATTAAAGTTGGAACTTTTGTTAGATACAAAAAAGACGAAGATTTTACTGGTGGTAAGATCAAATCTATAAGTTCTGGTAAAGCAGAAATACATAATTGGGATGGTTCAACAACAGAACTTCCACTTAAAGATCTTGAATATATTGAGTCTTGGAATAATTAAAATATGAAACCTATCAAACTATATAAAGAGTTTATTAATGAGGCAAAAGACGTTGATTCGGCAATGAAGAAAATCGATGATTTGCCAAAAGGATCAACCTTTGAAGATGCCAAAAGAATAGATCGTATTTTTGATATCAGTAAACATAGTTGGAGTGAGGTTGTGGAAACTTTTGAAAAGAATCAAAAATCCGCAAAGATTAAACCGATAAATATAAAAGACATACAAATAACTCAACCAAATATCCAGAGCAATAAAGTGAAAGCCATGATTGAGAAATTTGATAAATTACCTACAATTAATGCAGTTCAATTTCCGGATGGAATATCCATATATGATGGACATCATCGTCTATTAACTGCTTGGTCAATAGGAGAAACACGAATCAAAGTTAATCTTGTAAAAATATGAAACACCTACACACATACAAAGAGTTCTTATTCGAGTCAACGATTTCCGAAATGAAGATAACTTCAGTTGGCGTTAAAGAGATTCTTAAGAAGCTTTATGACGATGCTAAACTTACAAAAGCATTACATTTTAAAAACTTCCGAGATGCACTCGATTCTATTCTTGGATATAGTCAAACGGAATTAGAAGAATTAGAAACAGAGATAAAAGAACTAGAGCACGCTTAAGATAATTTAAAAAATAAAAAACATGAAACATACACAAACATTCAAAGAGTTCTTAAATGAACAAGAAGAGATACTTAATGAAGATAGTTCTCTTGCACTTATGGTAATACTGCAAGCGGCTATAGTTAATGGACTTCTAATAGGTCAAATGGCGGCTAGTGGTGGTGGAGATGGCTTTCATCCTATCGATGATTTAAAAGCTTGGTGGGCGAAACGTAAAAAAGATAAAGCTGTAAAAAGTATTGTTGATAAATTAAAAGAAGATCCTGAAGTTTTAGCCTTTTTGAAAATGTCAAATTGGGCACAAAAAGGAAAATGGTATAAACTTATTGAACCTAAACTTAATGACGAAGAGAAAAAATATCTAAAAAGTATTTCAAGAACTCCATTTATGAATGAGGAAGTTAATGAAAATTCCGCAATCCTTCTTGATCTTTCTGATAAGCAGTTGGCACTTTCTATAAAGGCTAAATTACCAGCCAAGTATAAAAAAGATACGAAGACTTTAATATACAATGCTCCATATTCAATGGTTTCTCATGGTGCTAAACTTACAAACCTTCCAACTCCTTCACGAGTATATCAATTGGAAAAAATGAATGAAACTTATAGAGGATCTGATAATTGGATATCTTTATCTTCATTAGCTATTGTACAAGATACAACCAATCAAGTTACTTTTGTAATTGTATATGAAGAATTTGATCCAATTCAATTTGATGAAATAAAATCAAATAAAGATTTGTACAAAGAAGAGGATTATAAAGACGAAAAAGATTTGCTTAAAAAGATGCAAACTTGGTTTGCTTATTCTGAAAAGGTCTTTAAAGAAGTAATAGAAGATCACTCATAAAAAAACATAATATGAAACATATACTCACATTCAAAAACTTCTTAAACGAGGAAAGAGTTTATGGAATGTTCAATGATTCTCAAGGAAAACCATCTAAACTTTCACAAGAGATTTTAGATATTTGTCTAAAAGCACTACCTAAATATGTAATAGATAATATTGAATCAGTTGAAGCTTCCGGTTATTCTAAGACAAATTTAGCATCACCTCCTACGGTTAGTAATAAAGGTCAATCAAGAGGTGAAAATGATTATACGACTATTGTTCTAATATTCAAAAATCCAATGGGAAAATCTAAAACAACTGAATTGACGGTTGGATTAAGAAAAAGAACTTCTGGACCAGGAACTGGTTATCTTGCGGTTAAACCTACTGCAAATGGTCATTATGTTTTACCTGAACATAGTGCCGCAATTGAATTTTATGATGCAGCGCCTGAAAGTTTAGCGGATTTATATAAGAGTACACTAGAAAAATTAATGAAATAATATGAAACATATACCAACATTCGATAATTTCCTAAATGAAGGAACCATCATGATTTTTCACTACTCAAAGAAATCTTCAGAGATTGATGGTGACGTGAAAGAATTACAGAAGAAAGCTCAAGAATTTATTAAAATCGCAAGAGACAAAGATTACAATATATCTTCTAACGATTCCGTACTTTATTTTCCAAATTTTAAATGGGCAGGAGGTAAACAAATCTTTGGACCATCATTAGGTATTAAAGCAGGATCAGAAACAATGCTAATTAATCCAATAGGCTCTGATAAAATAATCAAGATTAGCGAAGGCTTGCTTGTTCGTTTTGTAAAAGACGGCAGAATCGAATCATATAATTTATACTAATATGAAACATATACTCACATTCAAAAACTTCTTAAATGAAGGATTCAAGAAACCTTATAGCGAAAAAATGAGCCTTGAGGATTTTTCTGCTATAGAAGTTGGAAGTGAGGTTCTTTATGCTGGAGCAACTTACGAAGTGGTTAACAACGATGGTGCAACTCTTCAATTAAAACCGGCTAAAGGTGCTAATGGTAAAGCGACTAAAGTTAATTTCTCAATGTTTAATGTTGCTGGAGCAATCCGCGATTAGTTGAATCTTCATAAATTTCAAATCATATAATTAAAATTATAAGTCTAAGGATATGATCTGCTTATAGTAAAAAATATCATATGTTTTGAAATTAAGACAAGGGTTATTATTCCTAAAATCTCTACACACAAGATCTAAATCCGATGAAGAAGTTCTTCAATGGATAGAATCTAGACGATCATTAGTTAAGCACACGATTCAACAAATCGATCTTAATAAGCTAAATGGTTGGAATTTCTACGATCATAAGATAGAACATACTTCTGGTAAATTTTATCAGATTCATATTAGACGCAATGAGTTAGATGGAAGGATTTGGGATCAACCAATAATCAATCAACCCGAAATTGGTATTCTTGGATTTATTACCAAACAAATCGATGACGTACTTCATTTTCTAGTTCAAGCTAAAATTGAACCAGGAAATATCAATATCGTTCAGTTATCACCAACCGTACAATCAACTAAAAGTAATTTCACTAAAGTTCATGGTGGTGCATTAACACCCTTTGTAGAATATTTCTTAAAAGGAGAATCTAGAATTTTAGTAGATCAACTACAATCCGAACAATCTAGTAGGTTCTTTCAAAAACGTAATCGCAATATTATTATAGAAGTTGAAGATGAGTTATCTCATGAAAATTATTTATGGATGACTCTTGGAGATCTTGTTGCATTAACTAGATATCCTAATACTGTCAATATGGATAGTCGAACCGTTTTAAGTTGTATTCACTTTGGTTCATATTCATTTGAACATCTAGAACTAAGAGATTTTCTTGGTGGAATTTCACATGATTCTGCTTGGATAGATTCACTACTTCGTAAAGATGTATATCAAAAATCCCATCCAGAAATTCTTTCATTAATTACCGATCTTAAATTTAGAAGAGAAGCTTTGACTAGGTTAATTTATCTTTCAGAATCACATGATTGGAATTTGATTGATGGTAAGATTGTTCATAAAGATGAAAAATATTTTGATGTAGTAGGTTATCGAATATTTATTGAAAATCGAGAATCCGCTCAATGGGATCAACCTTTAATCCGACCTAAATCTACTGGAATATGTTGTTTCTTTGCTCGTAAATTTGAAGGAGTATTTCACTTACTAGTTCAGCTAAAAGATGAGATTGGATCTTTTGATGGTGTTGAAATGGCACCAACTATTCAAATGTCTGAAGAGAATTTAGATCTATCGCCTTTCTTTGAATCGTATCAAAGACTAATAAATACAGATTCGGTTTTATTTGATGTTATGCAATCCGAAGAAGGAGGAAGATTTTATCAAGAACAAAACCGAAATATTATCATAGAAGTTAATGAAGAACTGGAACTTCCAAGAAATTATATTTGGATGACTCTTAATCAACTTAAAACATTCTTACAATATAACAATTACGTAAATATTCAAACACGTTCAATTATGTCATCTTTACCTCTATGAAAGTAGCTATTCTAAATTGTTCAGATATTGCAAAACGAAGAATGATTCCGGCATTTCAGGCAATACCTGAAGTTGAAGTTTCTATCGTATGTAGCCGAGATATTCGTAGAGCTAAACAATATGCTGAAGAATTTGGAATCCCAAAATATACGGATAATCCAGATGAAATTATTGGAGTTGATCTAGTTTATATTTCATCTCCTCCATCTGAACATTTTGATGCGATTAAAACATTTATAAAGAGAAAAATTAATATTCTTTGCGAAAAATCTCTTACCATAGATGCATATCAAACAACCTATCTAATTAATCTAGCCGATAAACAAGGAGTTCTTATACAAGAAAATTATGGATTTCCTTTTCATACTCAGTGGAAATGGATAAAAGAAAACCTAAATAAAATAGGAGATCTTCTTTACATAAGAAGTGGATTTGAATTTCCTCCAAGAAATACCGAAACAGATTTTCGTTACAAATCTGCTCTCGGTGGTGGTGCTCTTTTCGATGCCGGTGGATATCCTATTAAATTAGCCTCTTTATTATTGGGAACTCCTCAAAAACTTGATGCAGTTACTCATATATCAAAATCACTTGATATTGATCTTTCTGGAAGAACATTTATTATTGATGAAACTGGAAAATCTGCATTTTTAACTTGGAGTTTTGAATCTACTTATCGTTGTGATGTAGAAATTGTAGGAACTCAAGGAACAATTAAAGCTGGTAAGATATTTACTCCTAGAATTGATGAACATGTTGAAGTGTCAATTTCACTTATTGGAGAGCCGGTAGAAAGACAACAATTTGTTTGCGATCATTTCGTTGAACTTATTCGAGATTTTATAAATAGAATAAAGATTAAAGATAACTCTCATCATAAAAGTATATTAAAACAATCAAAATGGCAAACATATGTATCGTCTACTAGTATCAGAACCTTCACTAACTAACTTCGAAGAATTTGCAAATATTGCAAAAGAAGTTTGGGCAAGTGGAATCCTAACGCACAATGGACCTAAGGTCAAAGAACTCGAACATCGGTTAAAAGAACAATGGCAGATACCTCATCTATCATTAGTTACAAATGGAACTATTGCACTTGAAGTTGCAATGAGAGCTCTAGAACTTCCTAAAGGAAGTGAAATTATTACAACTCCATTTACCTGGATTGCAACTGCATCAGCTATTCAATGGCAAGATTATGAACCTATTTTTGTTGACGTTGATCCAAATACTCTTAATATAGATCCGGCTAAAATTGAAGAAAAAATAACAGATAGAACATCTGCTATTTTAGCGGTTCATGTATTCTCGAATCCATGTGATGTAGATTCTATTCAAGAAATTGCAGATCGTCGAGGTCTACGAGTTATTTATGATGGTGCTCATGCAGTTGGTGTAAAATATAAAGGAGTAGATCTTTCTCAATTCGGTGATATTACAACTCATTCATATCATGCAACTAAAATTTATAATAGTGGAGAAGGTGGATCGATTATTACTAGAAATCCAGAGTTAGCTAAAAGAATTGATCGTCTTCGCTTCTTTGGACATAATGAAAAGAAAGATATTGTACATGAAGGAACTAATGCTAAAATGCATGAAATCTCTGCTGCAATTGGATTAGCTAATTTAAAAATGTTACCTAAAACAATTATGCATAGAAAACTTTTAACTCTTATGTATAAACATAGAATGGAAGGTTTACCGGTTAGATATCAAGCAATCAGCAACGACTCTTATAATTTTTCATATTTCCCCATCATATTTGAAACAGAAGAACAATGTCTTAAAGTGTATGCGGCATTAGATGCTATTAAAATTATGCCTCGTAGATATTTCTATCCATCAGTTAACGAATTCAAAATCTTTGATCCTCAATCATGTCCTATTAGCGAAGATATTTCTAGACGAATTCTTTGTCTACCATGTCACGATGGTGTGAAGCTTATGGATGTCGATGAAATCTCACACACAATAATCAAAACTTTCTAAGATGCATGTAGTTATTGGAGCTAATGGATTAGCTAAACAAGTACTTCCTTTATACGACGCAAATCCTAGAGTTATCTTCTTTGATGATACTGAAAATGCAGGAGAGAACCTATATGAACATAAAATTGCACATGATCTTAAATGGGTAAAAGAGTATACGTCAATTGGCGAGACAGTAAATTTCTCAATTTGTATAGGAAATCCTAAATGGCGTGAGTATTTTTATTATCTTCTGGTTGATATGGGAGCCACACCAATTAATATCTTATCGGAATTATCCTCCATTCAAGAGAGATCCGAGATTGACACAGGGAATATCTTTTTAGACTACACTTTAGTAGAAACCGATGTAAAAATTGGAAAAGGAAACCTTATAAATTGCTATGCCGGTTTATTTCATGATTCTCAAATAGGAGATTTTAATGAGATTATGCCAGGAGCTAAAATTCTAGGAGGAGCTAAAATAGGTAACTCTTGTAGAATAGGAACGAATGCAACAATTCTTCCACAAATACATATTTGCTCGAATGTAGTAATTGGAGCTGGAGCAGTGGTTACTAAAAATATTACTGAACCAGGAACATATATTGGAATTCCTGCAAGGAAGCAAGGATAAATAACAAAATACAACATATATTAATGGAATTTTTAAAGTACAACAACTTCATTCTTAATGAGCAATCTAAATGGGTTAATTTAGACACTATTAATGAAGCTGCACTTACGGCTACTCCAGATAAAAGCGTTAAGTTTGGTATTTGTATTACCACTTACAAAATTGATGCTGGTGGTAGACAAAATCACATGTCCACCGAAAAAGTTCTGAGAGAATGTTTAGAGTCAGTTAAAACACAGAGTTGGCCAGAATGGAAAGTCTATATTATGGGAGACGCATATCCACAAGAAGAATGGCCGGAAATTGAAAAACTTGCTGCATCTATCGTTCCAAAAGATAAACTTTGGATGGATAATCTAAAAACACCAGGAGAAAGAGACAAATATGATGGATCTATTCCACATCTAACAGGAGGAAATACGGCAGCAAACGTGACCATCGCTCAAATGAAAAAAGATGGCATTAAGTATTTTGCACGTCTTGACCATGATGATGCTTGGAAAACCGATCATTTAAAAACTCATGCTACTGCTTATACACAATTCCCAGAAGTTGTTTATAGTTTAACACAAGCTCGCAAGAAAAGAGTAAAAGGAGATGCCGGATCTTACATGTATTTTCCTGACAAAGGAACATATGAGAATTCTGAAAATAATTACACATTAGGTCTTGGTGGACAATGTCATTCAGCAATGACTTGGAAATTAGAACCTTTAAAATATATCAAGTATCGTACTTGGGATCAACAAAAAGCGACACAACCTCGTAGAAAAGAGTGCTTCCCTGGCGATTGGGATAATACTGAAAGAATTAAAAGAATTGTAGAAGATGAAAATAATAAACACTCAATGATTTTTGTTCCTAAATTAACTGTAAAATATCGTAACTCTGAAGGAAAATTTTAATATGAAAAAACTACTAATCTTATTAATCTCGAGTCTTCCTCTTTTTGGATATTCACAAGACACTCTGGTAAAAAGACCTATCTATACTGTAAAATATTCTCAATCACTACAACAACCTCTTTGGTTAGAGTATTCTGTTAAAAGTCGTGAATGTGGAGCGAAACGAGATGGAATGGATTTTTATTCCGAAAAGGGAATTATAACAAGTGACAACGCTGATTATGCCGATAATGTTTATGATAAAGGTCATATGGCTCCTGCTGCCGATTTCTGTGTTAATCGAGAAACTCTATTACTAACATTTTCCTATCTCAATTGTGCTCTTCAACACTATAAATTAAACCGAGGTGTATGGAAACAACTTGAATCAAATGAACGTGAATGGTCTAAAACTGATTCATTGATTATTCGAATCGATGTTATTTTTGAAAATGCTACCAAACTTCCTAGTGGTGCAACTATTCCTACTGCTTTTAAGAAGACTATTAAATTCTATAATTCAAAGAAGACGGTTGTTTATTACTTCAAAAACGAACCTCCTACAAAAACACTAGATCAATATCTAGTTAAATAACTAATTGTTAATAACTTTTGATCCCGAGATTTTTTAATCTCGGGATTTTGTATTATATTTGTATATACAATTTAAAACAATATATGCAAAAGATTAGTGCTCAAGTTGTCCTCATCAACGAGGAAGGAAAAATTCTCTGTGTTTCTAGAAAAGATAACCATTCTGATTTTGGTTTACCTGGTGGTAAATCCGATCCTGAAGATAATGGTGATCCCGTTCAAACTGCCATTAGAGAAACCAAAGAAGAAACCGGTTTAGATGTTCACGATCTTAAACTTATATTTGCAATTCATAAATACGGTTTCATGAATTATACTTATGTTGCCAAGTATTCTGGTGAAATTCATTTTAATGAACCTCATATTGTTAAATGGGCACCAATCAAATTAGCAACGGAAGGAACCTTCGGTGTGTATAATCAATTAGTTGCAGAATCCTTAAGAGATTCAAATTATGAATTCATCCGCCATTTTTAAAATTGTTAATAACTTTATTCAAAAAGATTTTTTTATTTCACAAAGATTTATTATATTTGTATATACAATTTAAACAAATAACATATGCAACCTTTCGTAATTACTCTATCCGCTAAAGCCGCAAAATCTTTTCTTAAAGATCTTCGATCAAATGCAATTTCATTACAAACCATCGTAGAAAAAACCCATTTTACGCATTTCGGATTTATGGAAGATTCACCTAAACTCCAAATGGCAATTCATTTAGTGAAAGAAAGATTCGGTACTAAATCATTTTCAATTGAATACATCTAATATTAAAACCAAAATCATATGAGCAATTACAAACAATGGATGAATCAAAAACAATCAGAAGTAAAAATAACAATTTCACCTTCTGATCTTGAGTACTCTGAAATTATAAAAGAATATACATTACTTACTGGATCTACGAATTATTACGATAATCGTGATCTATACAATCAAATTACCAATAATATACGAAAGGTAATTATCTTAGAAAATGTTTCTTTAAACGAAGCTCAAACTTTCGCTGAACCTTTAAGAATTACATTCCCTAATCAATGTGTTTCACTTTATGCTGGTGAAAATTCATTCGTTGGTAATACCACTTGGAACGATCAATTAAAAATGTTTTTTGAATATCCAACATTTACGGAAATTGGAAAATCCATAATGGCAATCCGAAAAGAAGAAGCAAACGCAATGGGAATCGAAGCATCTTGGGAATAATCAAAATTAATCTATATGCAATATATCAAAAAAATCTATCGTGCAATACGATGCAAATTTTGCGGAAAGAATATATCTTCCGTTGGTGCAGGAACCGAACCTCGACCTGAAATGTGTGAGCGATGCTATGAACATGGCGGAGATGAATAATTGTTAATAACTTTCCTACAAAACATTTTTTTATTCCACAAAAAAGTATTATATTTGTTATAACCAATTAAAAAATAATCTATGAATTCATTCTATGACAATCTAAAAGGCGTTGAAAAAGTAATGTACAAAACAAAATTCGACTTTCACATGAAATATTCTACCGGTGCTACCAAAGATTCTGCACATACTGCTGGTATTAAAGAGCTAGAAAGACTTGGAAAAATGCGTAAAGAAATGGATCAACCACAAACTTATGTAGATCTTTCAACTGGTCGTAAATTTCGTTCAACCGAATCAGAACTTATATCACGTAATTCTTAACATCATATAAATTATAACTAATGAAAAAATTACTCACATTTGCTCTTATCATTGTTTCTATTGCAACTTCATGTAAAGAGCCAAAAAGTAAAACCGTTGTTAATCACATAGTTCAATCTATTGACACATCATTAAAATGGAATCCGACTATTCAACGAATGGAACCAATCTATGTTTATCATTATATAGATGGTGATAGTGTAAGAATGGCTGCTGATCGAATAAAAATCGGTGATACCATACCATACATATATTATAAATACTAATCTTTTCGAATGAAAGTAACAGACATAAGTAAAAAATACGAATTACTCGATGAAATACAGCACGTCTTAAAAAGACCTGGAATGTATATTGGTTCAACCAAACCACATCAATCATCCGAGTATTTTTTAGAAGATGGTAAATTTCAAAAAGAAGAAATTGAATTTAATCCAGGCTTTCTAAAATTATTTGATGAAATCGTTTCCAACTCGGTAGATGAATCTAAACGTAATAAGACACTAGATACTATCGTTGTAAATGTAAACGAACAAACAAATGAAATTACCATTTGGGATAATGGTGGTATTCCAGTTGTTCAACATACTGAACACAAACAATGGATTCCAGAATTAATCTTCTCAAATCTTCGTGCTGGTTCAAATTTCGATGATACTCAATCAAGAACCGTTGCTGGAACAAATGGTGTTGGTTCCACATTAACTAATATCTTTTCCAAGAAATTTACAGTAAAAACGGCAGATGGTAAAAATCAATACCTTCAAACCTTTTCCGACAACATGGGAAAACGAACCGAAGCTAAGATTTCCAAATCTGATAGAAAATTTACTGAAATATCTTATATCGCGGATCTTCAACAATTTGGAATGAAATCAATTGGCGAAAAGCATCTCAAAATGATGCGTAAACGTTTAATCGATATTGCCGCTGCAAATCCAGGACTTCGAGTAAATTTCAATAAAGAGAAATATCGTTTCAAATCATTTTTAGAATATGTTAAATTATACGTCAATGAAGCTTTATTCGAATCTTCAGAAAATTGGGAATTCGCTTTTGCACCATCAAACGGATCTTTTCAATCTGTTTCCTTTGTTAACTCCATTGAAACTAAGGATGGTGGAACTCATATCAATTACATCTTAAATCAAGCAGTTGAAAAACTACGAATTCTAATTAAGAAAAAACATAAAGTCGAGGTAAAACCAGCCGAGATTCGTAATCACATTTTTCTATTTGTTAATGCAACGGTATTCAATCCGGCATTCTCATCCCAAACTAAAGAAAAACTAATTACCGAACCTAAAGATTTTGGATCTTCTCATATCATTTCAGATAAACTTGCAATGCGTATCTTTCAATCTGAAATTGTAAAATCATTACTTGATTGGATAGATCGTAAAAAGGAAGCTGATGAAAGAGCACAACTTCGTAAATTAAACAAGAATTTAGATACCACCAAGATTCAAAAGCTAATTGATGCAAAATCTAGAGGTGATCGTGATAAATGTGTACTTGGTATATTCGAAGGAATGAGTGCATTAAGTGCCGTTCGTAAATTTAGAGAACCTCAATCATTCGGTGCATTTCCACTCAAAGGAAAATTCCTAAATGTTAATGAACTAAAACCATCTGATGTTATTAAGAATCGTGAAGTAGTCGATCTTATGGGTTCGCTTGGACTTCGTTTAGGTGAAGCACCTGAAAATCTTCGATATGGTAAAATTTACATATATACCGATGCTGATCCAGATGGTGATGCAATCGCTGCATTGTTAATTAATTTCTTCGCTAAATTTTGGCCAGAATTATTTACTGAAAATCGCATCTTCCGTATTATGACTCCTATTGTGGTTGCTCAAAAAGGAAAACAAACCATGAGTTTCTATACTAACGAAGAATATCATAAATGGTTTAAAGAAATCGATCCAAAACCCTGGTCTATCGAATACAAAAAAGGTCTTGCATCTCTTGAAGATGTGGAATACAACGATATCATTCGTAATCCAAATACTTTATTGCTTACTAGCGATAAATTATTCAAACAAACTTTATCTGAATGGTTCGGTGGAGATTCAACCCCTAGAAAAACAAAATTGTTAAAAGCGTAAATATATGAAAGTAGCTGAACAGAAATCAAAATCGGTAACTGAATATCTGGATACCGAATATTTAAGTTATGCCAAGTATGTGGTGGAAAATCGTGCAATACCTTCGGTTATTGATGGATTCAAACCAACACAAAGAAAAATCATTTTTACTGCAAATCGAGCATGGAAGAATGGAACTGAAAAACCTTTTAAGATTTTTCAATTGAGCGGTAAAGTTGCAGTTGAATCTTTTTATCATCATGGTAATGCATCACTTGATGCTGCAATTATTGGTATGGCACAATCATTTAAGAATTCACTTCCGCTCCTTGAAGAGATTGGTCAATTTGGATCTTTGCGATCTCCTGAAGCCGGTGCTCCTCGTTATATCTCAACTAAATTATCTAAAAATTTCAGATTGATTTATAAAGACTTCGAATTACTTACTCCTCGAATGGAAGAAGGAAATGAAATTGAACCTGAATATTTCTTACCAATTATACCTACTGTTTTATTAAATGGATCTTCCGGTATTGCAGTTGGATTTGCCACTAACATTCTTAACCGAAATCCAATTGATTTAATCGATGCTTGTCTTGCGATTGTTAATGGAAAGAAATTTAAAGAACCTTTACCATGGTGGAGAGACTTTAACGGTAACGTTGAAAAAGTCGATGGCAGTGCATCATCATTTGTATTTCGTGGAATCTATGATGTAAAAGATACTACAACCGTAGAAATCACAGAACTTCCACCTTCAATGACTCTTGAGAAATATGATAATATTCTTAATGGTTTATTGGAAAAAGGAATCATTCGTCATTATGATGATAATTGTTCAAATGGAATTAGCTATACCGTAAAAATTGGTAGAGCAGAAATGAAACAACATGAACCTCGTCTTGAAGGTTATTTAAAATTAGCCGAAGCCGAAACAGAAAATCTAACTTGTTTAGATGAACGTGGTAAGCTAATCATTTTCAAAAACGTAAATGAAATTATCAATTACTTTGTAAACTTCCGTCTAAGTTATTATGACAAACGAAAACAATATTACGTTGATCTATATACCCGAGACCTAACTAGATTATCAAATCGAGCTAGATTTATTAAAATGGTTGTTGATAGCAAACTAAAAATTAATAACGTTCCTAAAGCACAAATCGAAGCTGAATTAATAAAGAATAAATTCGATCAGCTAGATGGATCGTTTACTTACTTACTTTCAATGCCTATTCATTCATTAACGAAAGAAAAAATCGATGAATTGCTTAAAGATGTTGAAACCAAAAAATCTGAAATCGAAGAAATTCAAAAGTTAACTAAGGAAGAATGGTATAAACAAGACCTTATGGCTCTTAAAAAATCATTACAAACCAAATAATTCACATGAAAAAATATATCATCATTGCGATTGCAGCCTTAATTATAGAAGCTGCTGGTACCATGTACATATCAACCGTTGCTGATAAAAGTATATCAATGATATTTTGGGCTTCTCTTGGTCCTTTCCTCGGTCTACCATTTGTAGGCTATATGGTTGAATCTAAAACTTGGAAAGACCGTATAAAAATGGCTTTAGCCTCTTCTACTGGTTTTACTATTGGAGCGGCAATCATTTATGGAGTTAACAGCACTCATCTTTTTTGATGGCCTAGTAGATATATTCCCAATAAGTATTTTGATTATACTTCTCGGATCAATAGATGACCACCTTTGTTTAATGATAATTTTGTTAAGGAAAAACTTTATCAAATAAATTCTGGTCATTAGAGTATCATATATTGAATCCATATTTTTAGATTATAGGAATACTATAATCATATACTATTTTATTATAGTTCTTAGATATATAAAATAAAACCAAGGAAATGAAAGAGAACAAAGATAGAAAATACCAAGTTCTACTCTCTCCTTCGGATGACCATAAATTAAAGAACATTATCATCAATTACTCATCGGTGAAAGGTCAATTAATGACGGCATCAGCTTATATTCGAGATATGATTAACAATCATATAAGAGAATATGAAGGAGAACAAAATTCGTTTGTGAATGAACGAGTTAAAGAAATTATTCAAACAACAAAACAAAATTCAAAAAACGAAAATTAAAAAATGGAAAACAAAAATAATTATGAGGCAGGGATGAATGATTTAGAGAATCGTGAATTTCGCCAAGAAACGAAAATTGAAGAACAGGAAGTAAAACCTACTTCATTGGGTAAAGCTAGAGATTATACTGATCGTGGATCAGATGAAGCGGCTTTATTACCAGGTTATCATGAAATCTATGCAGAGCAATTCCCATCAAAAGGAATTTTTTATCCAGAAGGAACTCGCTTTATGATTCGTGCAGCACAAGTAAAAGAGATTCGTCATTTCTCTACAATCGACGAACAAAATCCCTTTTCGGTAGATGAAGCCTTAAATGAAATTCTTAATGGATGTATGCAAATTCGTGTACCTGGCCGTCAAGCATCTTTTAAAGATCTTAAAGAAGAAGATCGTATATTCATAATCATGGCTATTCGTGAATTAACTTTCCTTAAAGGTGAAAATCGTCTAATGTTAAGTGTAACTTGCAAAGAGTGTAGTACTGATAATGAACTTGATATTCGTAATGATGCATTTGAATCTACTAAATTAGAAGATACCATTATGAAATATTACGATCCAGAATCTCGTATATTTGATGTACAAACTAAATCATCAGGTAATATTAAAATCTCTCCACCATCAATTGGTATCATGAGAGAAATTACTAAATATATTCAAAAGACTCAACAAGAAGGAAAGAAAATCGATCAATCATTCGTTAAGGTTCTTCCTTACATGATTCAAGAATGGAGAGGATTTACTGAAGCATCCATTAAAAATATGGAAGTTGAATTTATGCGTTGGGATACTACTAAATATCAAACAATGAGTAAATTAACTGAAATGACTCGAATAGGGGTAAAAGAAGAGCTAAGTCATAATTGCTCAAAGTGCGGTACGGAGTTGCGCACTCCCATTAGCTTTCCCGGCGGTATCAAAAGTCTTTTCGTTATTTCAGATATCTCTGGAGAACTTATTTAAGACTAAAACTTATTTACTTTATCATCTACGACTACAGCCTTCAGAAATTGAAGGCATGTCGTATTATGAGTACGAATATATCACACAGAACTTGATAGATATATTAAAGGAGAAACAAGATGCCGAAGAACGTTCTCATAAAGGACAATCTGATAGTATGAATGTTAATTCCATGATGAAAGACGCTAAAAAGAGTTTACCTTCAATGCCTAGCATGGGTTCACTATCATCTTTCCCTGGAATTCCCTCCTCATTAAAAATATAATTTGTAATTGAGCGCTAGACAAGTAAATGCACAAGAAGCAATTGTTTCCATCACTAGCAAGATGGAAGCGATGCTTCAGCAAGTGCAAACCCAATATGATCAGTCAATTAATTTATTAACGTCATTAAATACAACAATGACGGTTGATGTTGGGCAGGAGCTTAAGAAGCAAACCTCCTTACTTATGTCCATTGAGGCTAAGATAGGAACCAATGGAGGTAGTGCTGGCGAAGATAAAATGTTAGGCAAGAATTTAGAAATTCTCTCTAAAGGATTGAGTAAACTTGTTAAAGCGGCTGAAAAAATTAAACCTAAAACTGGCGAACAAGTAAAAGAATTTTTAGGTAATATAGCTGATGGTCTAGCTAGTTTAACTGATAAAATAGATGAAAAGAAAGCTGAAATTATAGCGAATACGGTTATAACTTTAGCAAAAGGTGTTCTTCTATTTGGATTAGCAATGACTCTATATGTAATACTCGGACCAACCGCAATGTTAGGTTCAATGCTATTTGGATTAACAATTAGACTCTTATTGAAATCTGCCGGAGAAGTAGATGAAAATTCGCTTAAAGGAATTGTTGCAGTTGCTGCATTAGGTCTTGGTGTTATATATTTTGGATTAGCAATGGCTTTATATGCAGTTATTGGTATTCCTGCAATGCTAGGTGCTGTTTTATTTGGATTAACCGTTAGATTATTAGCTAAAACTGCCGGATTAAATGATCCTAAAGTTGCTGCTGGAATTGTCGGAATTGCTGCATTAGGTCTTGGAGCCATATATTTTGGATTAGCAATGTTGGGTTATGCAATTATCGGTATTCCAGCAATGCTAGGTGCTGTTTTATTTGGATTAACCGTTAGATTATTAGTGAAAACAGCTGGTTTAAACGATCCTAAAGTTGCTGCCGGAATGCAAGCCTTAATAGGACTTGGTAAAGCTATTTTAATATTCGGTTTAGTTATGTTGGCTTATGCAATTATTGGTATTCCTGGATTGATTGGTGCTTTGGTTCTTGCATTAACTCTTAAACTTCTTTCGAAAAGTATTAAGTCAATGGGATCTAATATGGTCAGAAAAGGAATTATAAATATGGCTTTAGGAGCTATTGCTATTATTCTTCTCGGATTAACTATTATATTATTTGCAAAAGAGGTTCCTATAATGAGTTCTCTTTATGTTATTCTTACCATTGGTGCATTTGCTTTAGCCTTCTATATAGTAGGTAAATTCTTTAATGATATATTAAAAGGAGCTCTTGCAGTTGCTGCTATAGGATTAGGTATATCATTCTTAGCCTTAGGTTTATTCTTTTATAAATCAGTTGGAATGACTTGGGAAGAAACCGCAATGTTAGGGGTTACTATCGCTGGTCTTGGATTAGTAATGGGAGGTGCTGGTGAATTCTTTATGGAAATTATTAAAGGATCCGCTGCAATGATAGTCGCCGGAATTGCTCTAATAGTTATTTCTGCGGGTTTACTTGTATTCGCTCAAACTAAATTAACATTTCAAGATGCTGCTATTCTAGGAGCTACCATCTTAGGACTTGGTGTTGTAATGGGAATTGCCGGTGCTGGACCGGTACCTTTATTTATTGCATTAGGATCTGCCGCAATGATTGTTGCTGGTTTATCTTTAGTAGTTCTTTCTCTTGGTCTTGGAGCATTCAAGCTAACCGGATTTAAAGTTGAAGATGCTTTATCTTTAGGAGCTGCTATAGGTGCAGTTGGTGTAACTATGGGTATTGCCGGATTAGCCTCTCCATTTATTATATTAGGTAGTGCAGCAATGGCTATTGCCGGTGTTGCATTAATGCCTCTTGCATTAGGATTGGCCGTATTCAAAGCTATTGGTTGGAAAAAAGGAACCGATGATGAGAGTTTAAAATCTGCATTAGGTTCCGTAATATCTGGTTTTCTTGGAGGAGATATGCCTGGTGGTATTCTTGCATCAATTAAATTTGCTGCTCAAGCGGCAGCTAGATCGGTTCTTCTATTCATAGCAATTCCGCCATTAATTCTTGCCGGTGTTGCTTTATTGTCTATCTCTTTAGGATTAGCCGCATTTAAGAAAGCCGGATTTACTTCTTCGGATTCTGCTAATATGGAAGCTGCTATTGGTGGTATCGTTGGAGCATTCTCATTAGTTACTGATAAAGAACGTCAGAAGAAAATGGGAATCAATGTCGATTGGATGGATTTAATGATTGGTATTATGGCACTTTCACAAGCCGGAAATACTCTATCTTCATTAGCAAAAGGAATTCAAGCATTTGCTAATCTTTCAGTTATTGAATATGAGGTGGTTGGTGCTGGAACTAAAAATGCTAAAATCGTTCCTAAAGGAATTACCAAATTAAGCAAGTCCGATTTTGAATCAGCGGCTTATGGAATGGCACAAGTAATTGGGGCTATTGCCGAACCATTCGCTTTAGTTGGTAAATTAGAAAAGGGTACACCATCTGGAAATCCTTTCTATGATGCAATATTCGGTGGTGGATTTGTATCTGCCGGTATTGATGCATTATCAAGATCTGGAGATACTCTTGTTAATTTAGCAAAAGGAGTACAAGCATTCGCTAATCTCGAAATAACTGAATATGAAGTAATTGGTGCTGGAACTAAAAATGCTAAAATAATTCCTAAATCGATTACGAAAATGTCGCCGACAGATTTTGCTGCTGCCGGAGCCAATATAGCAAAAATTATTGCGGTTGTTGCCGAAGCATTCGCTAAAGTAGGTAAAGATGAAGCTGCATCTGAAGGAGTATTCTCTGGAGGATTCTTATCTAAAGGAGTCGAAGCATTAGCTAACATAGGAGAAAATCTACAAGGAATTACTGAATCGGTTATTAAAGTTGCAACAGGAACATTTACTCCAATGACTGCCGTTCAAGACGGAAAAGGTACTAAATTAGTACCTGGAACTCCTATTAAAATTTCTAAGGCAATGTTAGAAGAGGCTGCCAGAACAATTAATAGTGTTATAATGGTTCTAGGACAGGGAATGATGGACTTCGGAACATTCGTTGACGAGAATGAAGATTCTATCGACGAAGCTATTGAATACATTCCTACAATGAGTGAAGCCTTAATGAAGATGGTAGAGGTTAATGAAAAATTCTCTAAGATAACAGATGCAGATAAAGGAGTTAAATCATTTACTAGTTTTAATCAAGCAGTAATGGATGCTTATGATCCAGCCAAGCAGAAAAATCTTCCTCAAACAGCAGGATATATGATGCTATTCGTTAAAGGTATTGAAAGACTTGCTGCACCGGCCGATCAATTAGGTAAGGTTGCATCTAACGTAGAACGTATAGAAGCAGCAATGAAAAATATCAAAACTCATGTTAATGGATTTGATATGGAAAGGCTTACTAAAACGGATTCTCTATTTAAGTCAATGGCGATTTTATCAAAGAATCCTGAAGCTATGGCTGCTAAAATTAATGATACTCTTAAAGTTGCATTTGAAGAATTTGGTAAAGCTCTTACCGAAGCAATTAAAGAATCCGGTGGTGGTGGTGGCGGTGGCGGTGGTGGAATACTTGAAGGCGTTAAAGATATTTTGACTCCAGGTCCAGCAGGTGCTGCTCCAAAAGCTACCGATCCAAAAGGAAAGGCTGCTCCTGGACCTGCTCCTCTCACTGCAGAGGCGATTGGAGCTGCTATGTCGAAAGCTTTAAATGCCGCTTCAATTACCATAAAACCGGCAGCAAACGCGGTATTCAAAACCACCTAACCTAATAAAAAACAATATATGGCTAAAAGAAGAAAGAATTATCAAGAGGAAGAACAAGATTACCAAGAGGTAATCAATCATTTCCAACCAAATCAACCCATTCTTGAAAAATACAAAATTGAGTTAAAACCTAAAAGCGAAAATCAAAAGATTTTTTTAGACTTAATAAGTAATAAGGAAATTGTAATATGTTCGGGTCCAGCTGGTACAGGTAAAACTTTCTTAGCTTGCGTTCAAGCACTTAAATTATTCAAATCCGAATTTAAGTATCGTAAAATCGTATTAGTAAAATCCGTTACAACTCTTAAGGATGAAGAGATTGGTTATCTTAAAGGAACTATGGAAGAAAAAATGGAACCTTTCGTTTATTCATTCTTTCACAACTTCGAGAAAATCCTTCCCAAGAATGTTATTAAAAATTTAAAAGACTCTCAATCAATTGAAGTTCTTCCTCTTGCATATATGCGAGGAATTAATCTAGATAATTGTATTGTAATTGTCGATGAATGTCAAAATATTACACCTGATAATATGAGAACTATTATGACTCGTATAGGTGAAAATTGTAAGATGATATTCTTAGGTGATGAAGGTCAAATCGATTTGAAAAATAAGAAAAACTCTTCTTTACAGCTAATCATGGATAAATTCTCAACGGTTCCAGCAATTGGATGTATTAGATTCACCGAAGAAGATACGGTTAGAAATCCATTAATCAGAAAAATAGAAGAAGTTTTTAGATCTATTTCTAATCCTACTGCATAAAATAGGTATGAAAAGAAAAAAGCCAAATGTCTTCTTAATATCCGATACTTTCTTTGGTAGAAATTTAGCTGCCGTTGAAAGAGGATTTGAGAGTGTAGAAGAGATGGAAGATAACATGATTGATTTATGGAATGAAACCGTCGGTGAAGATGATGTAGTATATCATTTAGGTAATTTTGCATGGGATCCTATTTCAGCAGAAACGGCAATCAATTTTCTGAAAGGTAAAATTTATTTCGTATCCGGTAAATGTGATACCTTTCTACCGACCATATCTTTAGTTAAAACTGGAGTTCATACTTTATTTACCAATCAGATTGGAACTATGAAAGATCACAATTTTATATTTTCTCATTGGCCTATGTTAGATTGGCCTGGAAAAGAAAATGGATTTATGCAATTTCATGCCGGAGAAGAACCAACAAATATTAAAGAACAACGAATCAATGTCAATTGTAAGAATTGGGGTTTAAAACCAGTTGCCCTAGATGCTATACTTGATATTATTGAAATAACAAATAAAAAATAAACATAGAGCCTCACTCTTGTTTGTCTTGGGTTTAATCACCCTAGAGTAGTCTAATCGGCTACAATAAGATTAACAAACTAAAAACAAAGGTAAAAATGTACACAACAACCACAACAGAAAAAGCTTGCGAAGCTCATATCGCTATTAATCACAGCCGTCTAAAGAGCTATGATAAAAATCGCTACTATCTTAAAGATAAAACAAATTTCGAGATAGAGGTATTCAATCCACATACCGTTTCGGTATTAGCAAAAATCAAAATGAATGGTGAGTATATCTCAACTGCCGGATTGATTATTAAACCAGGTCAACGAGTATTTCTTTCTCGTTATCTAGACACAAACAATTCCTTCCTTTTCGAAACATATGATGTTGAGAATAATCATGAAGTACTTGAAGCAATTGCCAACAATGGTAAAATTGAAGTTGAATTCTTCTTAGAACAGAATTATTATAATCCTACTTTTAGTGGAATATCGTGGACTTCATCGCCAACGGTTTATTATCAAAACAACTTCCATAATGGAAATATGTTGTTCGATTCACAACCCATCTTTGGAGGAATTGCCTCTACCTTCACATCATCTCTTAATATGCCTATTGCCGGTAGTTCAGATGTAAAATCTCTTTCGGTAGATGCATCAATAGAAACGGGAAGAATTGAGAAAGGTGAAAAGACTAATCAAAAAATGGAATCATCTTATGGATCTTATAATTCATGGCCAACGAACGCCATTCAAATTCAGCTATTCCCGGAATCAATCAAACCAATTGAGGTTTCTGAAATTCGTACATATTGTACTGAATGTGGAACTCGAATGAAAAAACAAACATGGAAATTCTGCCCTAATTGCGGAACTAAAAATGACTAATTAGAGAGTGAGGCCTCTATGTTTTAATTTGTTAATAACTTTATTCAAATAAATTTTTTTATTCCACAAAAAAGTATTATATTTGTATATACAATTTAAAACAATATACATATGACAATGACTAAATTAGACTACAACAAAATCTCAAACGTATTCGTAGGTGGAATCGATATGGAAGATTTTCCAGATTTCTGTGACGCTTACATCGAATCTGCTGATTATGATAATCGTGAAATGACCGACGAAGAATTAGATATTCTTAACGAAGACGGTAGCTTTATTTCCGAACACGCACATTCACAAATTTGTTAATATGATAATTTACATGATACAAACTCTTCAGATGTTCGTAAACATAAGAGGAGAAGAATTCGCAAAACGAATTTCAGAATGTGGAAGATTCCAACAAACTAAAGATGGAGTTCCATTTTTAATAATTGAAGACGAAGATAAACTTAATACTCTACTAAATTAATATGGAAGATAAAGAGATAATCATAAAAGCAATCGCTCAAAGAATCAAAGATGAGCAAAAGAAACATGAACGAAGTATTCCAGATTGGCATGAAATTGCTGCACGAAAAATATATGCTTCATTAGATATTAAACCTAAAACAGATTCAGATGAAAACTTATGAACCAACCGATTCTATGCGAACGAATCAACTATCATTTACTCCAGGAGGATCTACTATAAAGGTTCTATATGAAACTCATGAAGTGGTATACACAAAAGTAAAATATCCAAATGCATATATTAGGAAAATTCTAACCGATGCTCAACCTGAAGCAATTTGGATAAACGATCAATTAACACACATAAAAAAAGATGGGACGATTACGAAACTTTAATAAATTAAAATGGAAACCTTTTCAATTGAGAGAGGGTTCAATTTCCATAACTAATTACTTTATCGATAAAGATGGAAAGAAATGTCCAATGCAATCACATTTAGATATTCCCAAATATTCATTCTTTGAGATTGTAAAATGGGAACCTAATCAATATTATGGTAAGCTTCAAGAATATTTAGATAATGGATGGAACATATCATTTGGCGGAGATTTCCTTCAACGGAATAATACCTCTATTTCTCTATCATTCTTTACCGGATCTCCTGAATCTTGTTTCATGCTTGCCTCATGGGAAAACATGGATCATGATGAAAAATCTCCTGACCTTAAATTTGTAGGATCTCGTCCAATGGATTTAAATGAAGAAGAACAGGCAATTTTCATGCAGATTGCAAAAGCCGGTCAACAACATATAGAAAAGGTATTAAGCAAATTCAACGAAGAAGATCACGATCATTGGAATTAAATTGTTAATAACTTTTGAAACAAATATTTTTTTATTCCAAAAAGATTTATTATATTTGTATATACAATTTAAAACAATATACATATGACACACAGAGAATTCCATTTAAACGTAACAAAAGCAATTACCGAAAACTCCGGTAGAGAAGTTTATCCCATAATATACAAAGTTGGTGATACTTTAACACTTAACGAAAAACAATTCGATGATCTTCAATCTGGTTCTACTATCACTTTTTATACTAACGAAGGAATCATGGAATTTGACAAATATAATTTTAATAATGAAGTTTCCTTCACAGAAATAACCGTTCAATCCGGAACTCGCAAATTAGGTCAACGTAAAAAGAAATAATTTGTTAATAACTTTCCATCAATAAATTTTACTTTACCAATTTTTTTTATTATATTATACTATAAATAATAACTTAAACAAATCAACTTATGGCTAAAAACGAATCATTAAAGGAATTAGGCGTTTCATTTAAAGAAACCAGATCAGAACGAGTATTTACCGATTTGTATCATCGACTTAAACCAGGATTAACAAATTATGTCTTTCAAATTGTAAAAGATTACGATATGTCTAATCATATTGTTTCGGCGGTAATGTCTGAGGTTTACAATAAAATCGATAAATATGATCCCAAATGGCATATATCAACGTGGATTTATCGAATAGCATACACTCATGCTTGTGGTTATCTTCGTGCTAAAAAAGTACAAAGAACGGTTTCCCTTTCTGCATTCGATAACGATGAAAATCGTAACCGTTTACATAAACTTGAATTTGAATCTATCGAAGATCATCGTGATGCAATCGAAAAACGTGAGGATGCTGATGCGGAAAAAGCACACATTTTATACCTTCGTACAATCGTCGATAATTTACCAATCGAATATCGTGAGGTAGTAGTTGAAAAATTCTATAACGATTTAAAATACGATGAAATCGCCGAGAAACTAAATATTCCATTACATACCGTAAAAAATCGAATTTCTCGAGGAAAACGAATCATTCAAGAAGAACTTACCAAAAAATAAATTAATTTGAAATATTCAATTGTCACTTATCAATGATAGGTGACAATTGCTGTTCCTACAGACCGCTAGTAGTAAGCAATTTTTTCATCACTTTTAGGATACATATCTTAAAACAAAAACAAAATGAAGAAATTGCTTAAATCATTTCTATTGATGATTATTCTAGCTCTTCCAATTCTTACGTTTGCACAATCTGGTCCACCAGCACCAAGTGCAGGAATCTGGGCTTTAATAGATACCAACTATTCTGTTGGTACATCAACATTAGGAATATCAAAAGCCAGAATAACTCTTAAAAACACAACCAGTACATTATATACTGGTGTACAATTTAGAGTATTCTACGACAAAAATGCTTTCTCATCTGCATCAGTTGCTTTAGTAGGATCAACAACTAATCTTTACCTACAATCAGTAGATAACAATACGGCAGGTTATGTTACTATGTCTCTAGTTTATACAGGAAATAGTTCAGCATATACATTAGCAGACGGTGAAAGATTTGAAATTACATTTAATCACGTATCATCCGGTGCATTTTTTGCCTTACCAAGTATTAGTGCATTAACCTGGACTGGTTCTGCTACTTTTCCTGAGATTGCTGCTGAGCAAACTGGTTTAGATACGGTCTTAAATTTACATAGTTATGGTGGAACTTGGTTAAGACCACAACTTAGTTATCATGGTAAATTTACTAACGTAACCGCAACACCAGCTAAAAACCTTCCGCTTTCATTAGAAAAAAAAGTTAAGATTGGTGGAACTTGGGGTGCACATGCAACTTACACAACTAACCTTTTAGGAGTATTTTCATTTACGGAATTAATCGATACAACTTATTATGATGTTCGTCTTTCTATTCAAGGAGATACAATGTCAGTTGGTAACGTTATTTCAACTGCCGATGCTCAGCTAATTAATCAATGGGTTCTTGGTGGAGCTACTCCTTCTGGATTTGATTTTTATACTGGAGACGTTAATTCATCTAATGGAATATCCATCACCGATGCTTATGGAGTATTTGGTAGAATTGCCGGTAGATTTAGCACTTGGCCTAACTCAGTTAAAGATGTAAAATTCTTTACTGAAACAGAATATACCACAATCGTTGGAACCCCAACCACAAACTTTACTGGAACTATTTCAGGAGCTACGAACTTCTATTTTGATATACTTCCTGGAGCACCAGATAGTGTAACTTATTATGTATGTGTACCTGGTGATGCAAATGGAACCGGTTATCATATGGCTCGTCTAACCCCAATAGATATTATTGTTAGTCCACCTGCCGGAACTCCTATCCAACAAGAAAATGTTATTGATATGAAAGTTGAATATGACTTTCCTACATCTTCTATGGAAATAGGTCTACCTTCACTTTCTGTTAAAGAAGGAAATCTAGTGGAACTTCCAGTTACTGTTAAAACTAATGGAAAAGATATTTCAGCATTACAACTTTCAATGCTATACGATCAAACGCTTTTACAATTCAAAGATGTTAAGAATTCTCAAAAATCCATGTTTTGGATGTCTTCTATTAATCCTATGAATGGTATTATAGAATGGGCCGGATATGATCCTTCATCTAACAAATCATATATGATTTCTGATGGATATGAAATATTCACTCTTCGTTTCTTGGCTTTGAAACCTCAAGCAGAATGGAATCAATCACCTCTTTATACTTCTCGTAAATTTTCAGGTGATGCTTATTCTAAAGATATGAATATTACTCCAGCAAATGGAATTTTGATTGTCGCTAAAATGGCACCTATTTCTGGAGGTTTAAGTGAAAATGAAATGACTATATTTCCAAATCCAACATCTGGTGAAATTACCATCGACTTTACCGTAAAACAGACAGGTCGAGTAAAGTTATATATAGTAGGCATGAATGGAGAAATCAATCACATAATTCTTGATAAAGATATGCCAGAAGGTGAATATGTTTATACTTCAAATATTAATCATCTTACTCAAGGAATTTATGTTGCTTCTTTACAAGCCAAGAATCAAACTATAAGTAAAAAAATAATCAAAAACTAATAATCATGTCAGAAGAAACACAAGATCAAAATGACGGAACTTGGTCAGGTCTAAAGAAAACTTTAATAGGAACTCTAACCACAGTTATTGCTGGCGGAGGAATCTGGTTATCTACTACTCTATTTGGTGGTGGACACGAAGATAAAGAAGAAACTAAAACCGAGCAAGCTGCACCAGCACCAGTTGTAATTAATGTACAACAAAATCAAGAGAATACTCAAAAACAACAAAACAATGGTGGTACCACTACTATCATCAAAGAAAGAGTTATAGAGAAAGCTCCTGCTGAAAAGAAAGAAGAAAAGAAAAAAGAATCTGAGGATGCTCCTTGGTAATTAAAAAAATTAAAACAAAATGGCTAAATTACAAAACACCAAACCTGGATTCTTTAAGAGAATGTTTATGGATGATAACGATATTAATGAAAAATCTATCGTTGGATTTTGTGCTTTCATTGTGATGGTTATTGCATTTGGAGTTGATATTTATACCGGTTTCAAAGGTATGCCTTTCGAGATTAATGAATTCATTTTTGATGGATTTATGGTTATTACTTTAGGTGCATTTGGTATCGCTTCAGTTGATAAGTACTTAACCGGAAAGAATAAAAATGAGAGTTCATCATCTAATGAAGAACCGCCTATTGAATAAACCAAAATTTATGAAAGCGATTATAATTTCTATATTGCTATTATTTTTTGCTCAAGCAAGTATTGCTCAGATTGGTACTATAAAATCTGAGCAATATCAAGCTGAGTTTGAAAAGAAGCAATCTCTTGATGCATTACCAGAATATACTGATACAGTTAAAGTTCCCATTCAAATTCTTAAAATTGGAATCAATTCAGAATTGTATGAGATGTACCCTGAATTGAAAGATAAAAGAGTTGGTTTAGGTGTAACTAATATTGTTCTAGAATATCTTGAATATACTAATCGTTTTGTATTCACTGAAGATAAACTTGAAATTAAAGAACGTATGGTTCAGCAATTTAAAGCATCTGATAAAGGATTTACTGAAAATAAAATAGACGGTAGAGGAAAGATCAAACTCGCTAAATATTTTGTTTATATTGAGGTCTATGATTTTTCTGTATCTGATGATGAAGTTGTAAAAATTAATGGCGAATCAAAAACCACTCAAATAACTCGTTTAGGTTTACAAATTAAATTTGTGGATGCTGAGACTGGTGAAATTATTATGGGATCCGGTCTTGGTGAAGCATCAACTATTAAGACGGTTTCTATTTTAGATGGAGTTGATGATAGTGAAATTAAGTTCAATCAATCACACATTGGTATAACTACCAAGAAATCTCTTGAAACGGCATCTTCTAGAATTGTTTCGAGAATGATTAAAAAAGGCATATTCAAATCGTAAATGTACATTAGATCAATTATATTCTTTATTGCCTTTTGGTTCACGTCAATAGCAAGTTATGGTCAGTCTTTTAATTATTCATATACTGATCCTTGTACAGGTGTAGTCAAGACAATACCGGTTTCTACTAATGGAATAACGGTAACCTATTACGGCCAAATCCATACATTTCAACCTACTGATTTTTACAATGGAGGTTTTGAAAGTTGGGCTCAAACGGTATACTCATCCTTTGGAAATAATAATCCATGTGCTTCTATTGTAGGTCTTCCTACTGGAATTAATATAGCACAAAACACAGCAATCAATTTCTTAAGTATTATAAATTCTCTATCTGCTATTAGTGATTTATCTTCTTTAGGTGGAGCTACTAATTTATTATCAGGAATTGGAAGTGTTTCCGGTTCTACTAGTAATAAAAAGAAAGATGATAAAAAGAGTGGATCCGCTCAAACAGACGGAACAACCACAACTACTGAAGGTAGCGTATCAACTCCTAATGGAGGATCAACAACATCAGGTTCATCAGGAAATTCCGGATCCACTCAAACGAATGGAACTGCTACAAATACGGAAGGAAGCGTATCAACTCCAAGTGGAGGTTCAACAACTTCAGGATCTTCTACTAATCAAGGAACTGGAAATACAAATCCAACTCAACCTACTCAAACAGGAGGTCAAACAACTCAACCACCGGTAGGTTCTACTCAAAATCAAACTGGCACAAATGGAAATAATAACACGAGTAATACCAATAGTAATTCTAGTGGGTCTAGTAATACTAGCAATAATACAAACAATACTCAACCTACGACTGGTACAAATCAAACACAAAACCCTACCACAACCCAAAATGGAAATTCACAGAGTGGAAGCACAAATTCAAATAGCGGCAATGCTAACCAAAATGGGAGTGGATCCTCTAATAGCAATGGATCGAGCAACCAAAATGGTAGCGGATCAAACTCAAACGATGGATCTTCTCAAGAAGGTAAAAGTGGAAGCGGAAATACTCAAGGAAGCGAAACGCCTAAAGAAGAAGGTGGAAAAACCAACCTAGTAGGTGGAGCCGTTTCGACTTTAGCAAATTCAACTAGTTCTGGTAAAGCCGCTTCAACTGAAAGTAGAAAACCCACAATTCTAGGAAGTAGTGATTTTGTTGGATTTAATTTTAAAGATTCCGATATTGATCGAGGAGCTAAATTTACAGGAGGTTATACTTCATTAAGATGGGATGGACAAAGATCCCATGGAATTTTAGTTGATTATACAACTGCTCTTAAAGGACCAAATATTACTGGATTTTATGCAATCATAAAGAAGAAGAGAATTGATTTAATATCAACTACGCTTACATTAGGATTTGATCGAAAGACTTCGGTTTATGGAACTTTGGCTCTTGGTCAAATGTGGAATATTGATAAAAAGAAAAAACTTAAAGCAGTATACATGTTAACCGGATCATTTGGTTCTGTATATGGCGAAGAATTTGTTGGTACTGCTGCAATTGCCGGTGTAATGTACGATTGGAAAATTTCTAAACGAATAGATATTAAATTAATGGGGCTATATGTCTATGCTCCATATGTTAGTTATTATAATGACATACTACTAAAATCTCCTCATGTAGTTCTTCCTATCATTGGAACTAACATTGGACTTACGAAGAGATTTAAGTTAAACATAAATGGTGGTGGAGCTTGGGCATTACAAGAAAATGCATTAAACTACACCATAATGATGGGTACTAGATTTTTATTATGAGAAAGTTTATCACCACAATAATTGCCATCTTGTTAACCGGTGCTACATATGCACAAGCGTTTACATATTCAGGCTACATATATAACGCAAATGGTACAGGAGCAGTAAATGTTCCAGTAAAGTTATATAAGAGAACAACTCCAAATATAACTGGTTTTACGTCTCAAACAAACTATAATGGTCACTCATATTATAGATCAACCGGTTCTATGACGTGGACTGATGCAAAACAAGCTTGCATAAATATGAATGGGCACTTGGTTACAATTGCTAACGCCTCTGAACAATCATTCGTATTTAATACATGGCCATCAGGATGGATTGGATTTACTGATGAATCGGTTGAAGGTACATTTGTATGGGTAACTGGAGAACCTGTAAATTATACCAATTGGAATCCTGGTGAACCAAATAATGCAGGCAATGAAGATTATGCTCAATTTGTTAGTGGCGGTAAATGGAATGATCTACCTAACACATCTTTACCTTATGTAATTGAATTTGATTATATTGTAACCACTACTCCATGGGTTTTGCATCAAACCGTATACACAAACGCTAGTGGATATTATTCATTCAATCAATTGACAAATCCATCAGTTGAATGGTATATTCGATATGATGCACCAACACCAATCACAATACATCAAACATCTGATTTAAGTACAATTGGAAATATCGTATTAGGAGTTACCACCAAGAAATCTTTACATTGGAATATGTTCGATGTGAATAATGATGGAAATATAACGATATCTGATGCATACTATGTGAGTGGAAAGAAAAACGGAATATTTGCAAGTTGGATTGGATCTCAATCATCAGCCTTATATACGCCAGCCCAATTTAATATTCTAAATACCGGAACTACTAATTTAAAGGCAACATACCCTGGAGTAAGCTCATTTACAATATCAACTCCAGTGAATGGTGGATCTGCAAATTATTACCTAATTGCTCCAGGTTATGCTGGACAAGTAACATACTAAATATTTATGAAAAATCTACTTCTTATATTACTTCTGCTTCCAATGTTATCATTCGGACAAATCAATTCATGTGTTCATGTTGATTCGGTTTATTCAACCGCTAAATATAAGGATATGGGTAATCGTGATATTCGCTTTGGTATTAGACAAATGACCGAGGATATTCTTTCTGAAAAATATTGTATCAATTCATCATCTCCGGATGTAGATGTAGAGGTATTTTTCTTTGGTTTACCTAGAAGTACTTATAGAATAATTGGAGTAGAGAAAACTAATCAAATAACTCAAGTTGGCATTCGTATTTATTATAATGGTGTTAAATACGAAGCTTATGGAGAATCTGATACTGAAATACGAACTGTGATGTTAGAGATTGTTGAAGGACAGACTCCATTTTCAAAGATGACGGTTTCTAATGCGATAAAAAAAGCAATAGAATCATGCGTATCTCAAATGCCTTAATTATATTCTTACTCTTTATACCATCATTCATATTTGGACAAATTAAAGTTCAAGATGTTGGTGACGGATGGCAAAGCAAAGTAGATTCTGCTATTACTCTTATACAGAAAACTGATACCATCGCCTATCAAATCTTAATAGAAAATTGTAAGGATGTGGAATTTATTATTGGTAAGTACTCTACTACTAAACCTCCTTATACGATTGCTATAACCACTAAAGATATGAATCTAAATTCCATCAATAATATAGCAGCCGTGTTAATACATGAATCATATCATCTTTTTATATACAATAACAAAATAGTATATTCACCAACCGATGAAGAAGCCACTTGCTATGAAAGAGAATATGAATTTCTTTGTAAACTCCCTAATGTTGAAGATTGGCTATTTCTTAATGCCATGAACAACATCATCCTTTTCCGAAATCGGAAGTAACTTTTTATTACACGGTTCATATAATTAATATATTGATCTCTTAAAATTAAGGAAATGAAACCACACAAGCTAAAAGGAGATTTTGATCTAGATGAATCTTCATCTAACAAAATCAAAGAAGTAAAAGATAAAATATCCAATTGGCTTTGGATGAATATTGGATGGCAATTTAGATACATTTATCGTAAAATTCGTAATCTAATTAGATGGACTCCTATTATTTGGAAAGATCAAGATTGGGATGATACTTTCATATTTGAAATTCTAAAATTCAAATTGACCAATCAAGCTAAATATATTGGTGGTCAGGATCGTCATACAACGGCAAAAAGAGATGCCGAGATTATGATGACTTGCGTTAGATTAATTGATCGTATACAAGATGATTTCTATGATAGTGAATATACAGATTATCATGAAGCTGATTTTAGATTTGAAGATTGCGAAGATAAACCCGGATATTCACAATTACACATTGATGAGATTTCTAATAGATTTCCAGAATACTTCTCTAAATATCCAAGACAATATAAACGAGCATTAGATCCTAATACTCATTGGTATTATAGCGAGAAATCTGATAAGACAATTGCAATGTGGATTAGTAACGAAAATCAAAAACGAGCACAAACTCTACTCTTCAAAATTATAAACGAAAGAATCCAAGGATGGTGGGATTAATCAACAGATGTACTTCTTAGTTCATCTATTGACCCTAATAGAATCAATAACTATTATATACATTATCTTACAATCAATACCTCTATTGTTAATAATTGGCTAAAATTGTTAATAACTTTATGACTCGAGATTTTTTAATCTCGGTTTTTTGTATTATATTTATACTATAATTAATTAAACAATATGAAGATAGAAATTCCAAAAGGCGTAAACGTTTGGTTTACTTCGGATACCCATTACAATCACAAAAACATTTGTCGAGGCGTAAGTACATGGGAAGCTGGAAGAGGAACTCGAGATTTTACAAATCTACAAAAGATGAACGATGCGATCGTTAATCAAATCAATTCAAAGGTAATGGAAGATGATATTCTTTTCCATCTTGGTGATTGGTCATTTGGTGGATTTGAATCTATTATGGAATTTCGTAATCGTATCGTTTGTAAAAACATTCACTTAATCTTAGGTAATCATGACCATCATATCGAAAATAATGCAGATGATGTTCAAGATTTATTTTCTTCTGTTAATCAGTACTTGAAAATGCAAATCAACATTAACCGAACAGCAAATGGCGTAGATAAACATAACTTCGTTTTATGTCATTATCCTCTTGGATCTTGGCACGATATGGCAATGGGTGTAATACATTTACATGGTCACGTTCACCTTCCACCAAATTTAAAACTTGGTGAAGGAAAGGCAATGGATGTAGGTGTTGATGGAAATAATATGGCAGTATACTCATTACAAGAAATTGTGAACATCATGAAGAAACAACCAATTGCCTCTTTACGTTTACCAAAAGATCATCATGAACAAGTCTAACATAAAATAAATATGAAAAATCTAATTCTACTTCGAGGATTACCAGGTTCTGGAAAATCCACAGCTGCAAAACTATTTCAAGGATCAGGATATTCTTCACATTATGAAGCCGATATGTATTTCCTTAATAAAGAAACTGGTGAATATCAATTTGATCCGAGTAAATTAAAATTGGCTCATAATTGGTGTGCTATACAAACTCAAAAAGCAATGGTTGATGAGATACCTACTATTATAATCTCGAATACATTTACTCAAGAATGGGAAATGGACAATTATCGTGAATTAGCAAAAATGCACGATTATCAAGTATTTACTCTAATTGTAGAAAATCGTCATGGTGGAGTTAATGTACATGGAGTACCTGATGATAAATTAAAAGCAATGGAAGACCGTTTTGAACTTAAATTAATATAACATGAAAAATGACAGACACATTTGGGAAGGTTGGACAGCTCAATCTTTTATCGATGAATTACAACCAATCTTTAATATGATAATCCAAAATCAATCTCATATTAAACCTTTTAAAACAAAAGAAGAACTTAAAACCTGGTGTAAGGATCATCAACCTTACTATAAGAAACATATACCAGAAGTATACAATCATTTCTTAGAACTTACTGAATTAAAATAAATGGGAAAAATAATATTAGAATTCGATTCAATCGAAGAATCGCAAGATGCAAGAGTAGCATTGGATGCGATGAAATGGAAAATGGCAATGTGGGACTTAGATCAAAAGTTAAGAGGAACTACTAAATATGGAGCAAGTCAACTTGATACAGCAAAAGAAGCAACAGATGAAGAGATGAATATTGCAGAAAAATACAGAAATACGATTAGGGAAATACTTAATGAATATAATCTAAACATAGAAGATTAAACGATTACAAAATATAATAGATGAAAAATATTGATATTGAATTAGACCGAATAAATGTTCGTTCAGAACAAATACTTGATAGATTAAAAGAAATTCAAGGAGAAAGAACAACTATTAAATTCAAGATAAAAAATAATCTAATAGATTTTGTTTTAGGAGAGCTACAAATGCAAACACTCGATTATGAAGCACTTCTTCTAGTCGAAGAAACGGTAGAATTAGAAGTAGATATTTCGTTCGTGGAGTTAATCGATGAATTGGATATTGATATACAAAGATAAAAAATTATGAAAGCGTTAAAAAAAATAAAGTACTTCATCAAAGATTTCGAATTTTTGAAGGCGTATAACTCACCATTCCTAGCACCAAAACCTCATTTGTACATTGGAAAAATTGCTTTAGGAACACCACATTTTTTTCCTAGAAAATGGGTAAAGGCTACTCCAGAAAGAGCTACTGAGGCAGCTTTACGAGAAATTGAAGATACCAAGAAATTTAATGAAAATCATACCGAATATAAAAGAACCGTCAAGACTTTTGATGATCTTTATGTAGAGAAGATGAGATGGTCTTATACCGAACCTAAAAAAATCGGTTTTGATTTTGTTTCACTTGGTTGGAAAACTAAATGGTCAGATACCGATTATCGTTTTGAATGGTCGCCTAGATGGTCATTTGTCTTTTTTAAATGGCAAATTGCCATTACGTTTGTTGCTCCTCAAATAGATCATTATTGGGAATGTTGGTTATTTTATACTCGAAATACTGATAAAACTAAATCAATTGAACAAAGAATCATTCAATGTAGAAAAGAATTTCCTTGTAATTGGATTTCCTCAATTGATGGAGTAAAAACAACTACTTGTTATTGGGATGTAATTTTAAAGGAAAAATGGTTATAACATATAATAGATATGAAAGTAATATTTTTAGATAATGATGGAGTAATTTGTTTATCTAGCAATTGGGGTGGAAGATCTAAGAAATGGTCTAATTATAGGAGTGAAAATCCTGAATCTAGTAATGACTTAAGATCTGCTCCTGTTACCGTGAGATTTGATAATTTCGATAAGAAAGCCATTAAAATTCTTAACGAAGTTATTGAGGAAACTGGTGCTGAAATTGTGGTAAGTTCTGATTGGAAACTTCACGCAAATCTCGAAGAACTTGGAGATTATTATGAATCACAAGGAATCGTTAAAAGGCCTATTGCAATAACTCCTAACTTAGAAGATTTTGATCCTGATTCTGCTGGCATATATCATTGGAAAGGGTGGAAGGAAAGAGCTCGAATATTAGAAATACAAAAGTATCTTGAACTACATCCAGAGATTACACATTGGGTTGCTATTGATGATTTGAATATGTCACCAGAATATAACCAAGATCATGGATTAGAACATTTCGTTTTAACGCCGAGATCGAATGAAGGAATTAAACAATCCGGTATAAAAGAAAAACTAATTAATAAATTGAAATAGATGGAAACGAAGATTGTTTGTATCTCTGATACACATGGTAAACACAAACAAATTCCCGAAGATTGGTTTCCTGAAGGAGATATTATCGTACATGCCGGTGATATTAGTTCAATGGGTTATTTACACGAAATAGAAGAATTTTGTAAATGGTACTCTAATCTATCATATTCTTATAAGATTCTTATTGCAGGAAATCATGATTGGGGATTCCAAACTAAACCTCAGGAAGTAAAAGAAATTCTTGATCGTTATCCAGAAATTACCTACCTACAAGATTCTAGTATAGAAATACGAGGTATTAAATTCTGGGGTTCTCCATGGCAACCTGAATTTTGTGATTGGGCTTTCAATCTTAAAAGAGGACCTCGAATTCTAGAAAGATGGAAACAAATACCCGAAGATACTCGAGTACTTATTACTCATGGTCCTGTACAGGGAAGATGTGATATGACATTAAGTGGAGAATTCGTTGGTTGTGAAATGCTTGAAATGGAACTTCATACTAGATTAAATGTTGAGCTACATATATGCGGACATATTCATTGTGCTCATGGAGAAACTCATGATGGTAAAACACATTTCATCAATGCCGCAATTCTAAACGAACGTTATCAAGTACAATATAAACCGATCGTTTACACCGTTGACCTAAACGACGAATAAATATAAAAAACAACTTACCATGGATAAAATTCCTACATATAAAAACTATAAACAAGATTTTACGACTAAGAAGCTAGATGAAGCCGGCATGAAAGTATCTCGTCAACTTCAAAAAGCAACCGAAGATTATCATCAAGCACAACTAGATATGCAGACTATACAAAAAGATTTTATTGCAACTGCTAAAAATGATGAATCTAAACGTAAAGAACTTAAAGATAAACTAATTAAACAAAATGAAATCGTCAAAACCAAAGAGAAAGCGTTTCATCAAGCCCTTGGCAACGAGGACATTGACGATCTTGAAATCTAAAAATATGGGTCTATTTAATTTCTGGTCATGGCCAGCTGAACTTATCGATGATATACGACAATGGTTTGTTGTTAGATCAGCACTTAAAGAACCGGCTACTGATGCTGAGTTTAAAGCATTTAAAGATCTTGAAATCAGAAAAGATAAAATTGGTAGATTATATACCGTCGTAAATTTACCCGAAGAACTTTGGCCATATGAAAAAAAGAATATGGCTTGGCCTTATGTCCTAGATAAATTAAGAACTGTAGATGAACTTCTAATGAGATTGCGTCTAAACGAACTTCTATTTCCAGATGTTAGACCTATCGAAGATTCATTTGCATATTTGGTAATTCTTTCTCCATCAATTGAATCCTTTTCGATATGGAAATTTTTAAGATGGTTACTTAATTTATCAGTAACTACCGGAACATTATTTTTAATCGATCGAATAGTACTTAAACTTTCCGGATTAGGTATACTAGATCACTTCATAACATTATTTTGAGAACTACAATAGGAAACCACGGTGCTGGTAGATACTATGTTGTAGACGAAGAGAAACAAATCAAACTCCCATCTGTCACTACTATACTTGGTGAAATGATGGACAAATCCGGTTTGCTAGAATGGCAAAAACGAGTTGGTGTTGAAGAGGCAGAAAAAATCGCCAAGAAAGCAGCAAATCGAGGAACATTCATGCATGCCGTTTTAGAGAATTATGTTGATAACTTATTCGTTGCACCTATAGAAAATGCATTACAAGAATCTTTTAAAAAGGCAGTAGCCGAAAACGATTTCACTGAAGAAGAATTTGAAATTGGTAAGAACTTATTCTTTAACTTTTATCAATCCGACTTTTTTAATAAAATTGATGGAGTTCTTTATCAAGAAGAAGCTCTATGGTCTAATCGAGGTGGTGGTTATGCTGGTCGTATGGACTTAGCAGTTAGGTATAAAGATCAAAAGAAAAAAGTCGTAGATTATAAAACATCTAAAAAACCTAAAAGAGATGATTGGATTCTAGGTTATAAAATGCAAGTATCCGCTTATGCAGTTGCGTTATACGATCGATTTGGAATTGTCATAGATGAATGTGAAATATGGATATCTTGTGAGACTGGAGATTTACAAACATTTACACTAACACAACCAGATATGAAATTTTATTTCGGTGAATTTATGAAGTTAGTTAAAGGTTATCATGAGAAATTCCCACAGAATTAACATATAATAGAATATGGCGATACCTAAAATTATACATCAAATTTGGATTGGTCCCAAGAAATGCCCTGATAAATTAATACAAACTTGGCGAGATCTACATCCAGAAGAAGATGGTTGGCAACATATACTTTGGACAGATAAAGATGTAGATGATTTCAAAATGAAAAATATCCGTCATTATAATGATATTGAAGAATGGGCAGGAAAAGCAGATGTTTGGCGATATGAAATACTTTATCGTTATGGTGGATTCTTTTGTGATGCAGATTCTATTTGCACTAATACATTAGATGATTTTTTCTTTGAACATGATTGTTTTGCTGGTTTCGAAAATGAACAAGCTAGACCTAATCTAGTGGCAAACGGTTATATCGGTGCTTCAAAAGAAAATCCATTCATGAAAATCCTTATTGATGAGTTATACAAAACTACATCGGTTTCTCATAAATATACTAATCGTATGGCTTGGCAAAATACCGGTCCTCTTTTCTTTACGAACACAATCATTAAACATCAATATCCAATTTCGGTTTATCCATCATTTGTTTTTATACCTGAACATTATTCAGGAGTCAAATATACAGGAGATAAAAAATCTTACTCTAAACAATTATGGGGTAGTACGCAAGAATTTGGAGCTAACCCAAACTTTTATAACGAATTATGATAGCATCTGTAATTGTTCCTATTTACAATACACCCATTGAATGGCTTAAACTTTCAATCGAATCGATAAAAGCACAGACATATAAAGATCTGCAAATTTTACTTATTGATGATTGTTCAACCGATCTTGAAGTACAAAAAGCCTGTCAAGAGCTAGAGGATTCTGATAATAGAATTGAATACTATAGATTAGAAGAAAATCGAGGTATTGCCGGTGCACTTAATGTAGGTTTGCATTATTCGAAATCTGAATGGGTTTTTAGAATGGATGCCGATGATATTATGTTACCAGGAAGAATTCAATTACAAATGGATTATCTTAAAGAAAATCCAACCGTTGATATTCTTGGTGGTGGTCTTTTTTATCTAATTAAAAATGAAGATACTTGGAATTATGATCCTAATCCAATAATTCATCCTAATATAATTACTCGTGAAATTGGTAAAAACTCTCATTGGTTTATTAATCATCCAACAGTAGTTTACAGAAAATCTAAGATTCGAGAAATTGGTGGTTACGATGAATCTTTACGAGGTCTTCCTGAAGATTATGAACTTTGGTGTCGTTCTTTACGTAATGGATTGACCATACATAACATTGCTCTTCCTTTAATATTTCTAAGACTTTCGCCAAAATCACTTTCTCAAAATTTCGATTCTAGAGTACTTGATTTTCTAAATCAAAACCAGAAAACCCTATGATAACTACTGCATTAATAGGTGGACTTGGAAATTACATGTTCCAAATTGCCACAGCTCATTCTATCGCTAAAGATGTAAGAACTGATGCCTTTTTTGATTTAAGTAGAACCGGCCAATCACAAAGACACATCAATTATTATTTAGATAATATCTTCAAAAATGTAAAGTTCGGAACCCCAATCCCGAAATACTTATATAACGAGAAAAAATTCAGTTTTGATACGATCCCAGCAGTAGATGATTTATATTTAAGCGGATATTTTCAAAGTGAAAAGTATTTTGAAAAATACGCTAAAGAAATACGAGATCTATTTAGATGCAAAGAAACTGAAATTAAATTAAGGGAACATATCTCACAAATCGATTTTACTTGCTCAATACATGTTAGACGAGGAGATTATCTTCAATATCCGAATAAACACAATCAATCACCTGCAGATTATTATAAAACAGCAATTCAATTAGTAAAAGATCAATTTCCTAATTATGAAGTAACTTTTCTGGTATTCTCTGATGATATACAATGGTGTAAAAATCATTTCATTGGAATGGAATATATGTTCATTGAAGGATTCGAAGATTGGGAAGACATGATACTCATGTCTTTATGTGATGCTAATATTATAACAAATTCCACCTTTTCTTGGTGGGCAGCTTGGTTAGGTGAAACTCCTAATAAGCTAATCATTGCACCAGAAAAATGGTTTGGTTCAGAAGGACCACAAGATCAACAAGATATTATACCTGAACGATGGATAAAATTAAGATAAGAGATTATGCCTTTGCTCATGCAAAGTACAGTACAGATTTTCAAAACTCTCAATTTATTGAATGGGATAGAGGACCTATAACTGCTGAAGACAAAGTGGTATTCTATACTGACAATTCATTAGAATTAGTTCACCGAGAATCTTCGCAAAATGCACATTGTAAAAAGATTGCATGGTTGCTAGAACCGGTGGATGTATGTCCTCATTCATACGATTTCATCCGAATAACTCGTTATTTTGATTTAGTTCTTTCGCATAACATAGATTTCGTAAATGAAATGCAAAATCGAGGAGTTGAAGCATTATGGGTACCATTTGGTGGTTGTTGGATAAAACCAGAAGATCAACGAATATATGATAAACATGGAATGACTTCAATCATTGCATCAGATAAACAAATGACGGTTGGTCATCGTTTACGACACTCAGTCATTGCAGCAACTAGAGATAAACTAACTGTTCGAGGAAGAGGCTATACGCCTGTTGATTATAAGCTCGATTTACTCAAAGATTTTAGATTCCATGTAGTTATTGAAAACGCTAATATTGCTGGTTGGTTTACTGAAAAGCTAATTGATTGCTTTAGAACAGGAACCGTTCCTATTTATTGGGGAAATCCTCTGATCGAAGAAATTTTTGATCGTGAAGGAATGATACTTTGCTACAATGAACAACAAATTATTGATGCAATAAATTCTGTTACTCTAGAAAAATATGATACGATGAAAGAGGCAATACAACGAAATTTCGAAATTGCACAAACCTACCTAATTGCCGAAGATTATATCTATAAAAATATTCTCAATAAATGAAACAAAAAATTCTAATAACTGGATCTAATGGAATGGTTGGTAAAGACCTTATTAGATTAATAGAAGACGAAGGGTTATACTCAGTAATAGGAGTTCCTTCTAAAGTATATGATCTTAGAGATTCTCAAGAAGTATTTGGTTTATTGAGACTCAATAAACCGGATATTGTAGTTCATTTAGCTGCAAAAGTCGGAGGAATTGTAGATAACATAGAAAAACCTGCAGAATACACAGAAGATAATTTACTAATGAATACGAACATCGTATCAGCTTCTCGTAATTTTGGAGTAAAAAGATTAATTGGAATTCTTTCAACTTGTGCATATCCTGATAAAGTTGAAATTTATCCCATGACAGAAGAACAACTTCATGATGGTCCACCGGCACCAACTAATTTTGGTTATGGTATATCTAAACGTTGTATGGCATCTCATATAGATGCAATCAATAAACAATATGGATTGGAATATCAATATCTAATTCCCTGCAATTTATATGGAGAACACGATAAATTTGATAATCAAAGAGCACATTTCATATCAGCTCTAATCAAAAAGATATTAGATGCTAAAGAACAAAATGCAGAAGAAGTAACCCTATTTGGTGATGGAACTCCTCTTCGTCAATTTATGCATTCTAGAGATTTAGCTAACATCATATATGAATGTATCAAAAATGATATAACCGAATCAATGAATGTGGCAACTGAAGATAATTTATCTATTGATGAAATGGCACATATTGCTAGAACTTCTTTAGGTGCCGATCATATAAAAATAAAATACGATATCACCAAACCAAATGGTCAATTTCGTAAAGATGTTTCAATACAAAAATTACGTAAACATTTCCCTGACTTTAAGTTCACTACTTTAAGCGAAGGAATCAAACAAATATATCAAACTTATGCAAAAAGCAATTAAGTTAGTATCCGACACAATTGATAAGAAAGATCTAAAGGCTCTATCTGATTGGATGTTACACTCAGAAACTCCACAATTAACAAAAGGTCCTTTAACAATTGAATTTGAAAAGAATTGGTCAGAATGGTTAGGTGTAAAACATACGACTTTCGTAAACTCCGGTTCATCTGCAATTCTTTTGGCGCTTGCCGCATTAAAAGAAACAAATCGTTTAAGAAACGAAAAAGTCGTAGTTCCTGCATTGAGTTGGGTAACCGATGTTAGTTCTGTTATGCAATTAGGAATGACTCCTATTTTATGTGATTGTAATAATGAAGATCTTTCATTAGATCTCGATGATTTAGAGAAGATATTTATTGAAGCAAATCCTTCAGTAATGATTTTAGTTTCCGTTCTTGGTCTAGTACCAGATATGAATAATGTTGTTAAGCTTTGTAAAAAATATGGAGTTTATCTTATTGAAGATGTATGTGAAAGTATGGGATCTTCTTATAATGGAAATAAACTAGGAACCTTTGGTGACATATCTTTATTTTCACTTTACTATGGACATCATATTTCAACTATTGAAGGTGGTTTAATTTGTACTAATAACGAAGAGCTAAATACCATAATTCGATCAATGAGATCTCATGGTTGGGATCGCGATTGGAACGATAAAACCAAACGAGAATATAGAGATCTATATGATATATCAGAATTTGATTCAATGTATACATTCTATTATCCAGGGTATAATCTCAGATCTACTGATTTACAAGCCTTCATTGGTTTACGCCAAATAGGAAAGATCGACGAATTTGCTAAACTTCGTTCGTATAATTTCACGATCTATCAAGAACTTTTATCAGAATACAATGAATTAGATATTGAATATCGAGAAAATACATTTATTTCTAATTTTGCATATCCTATGGTACATGCAAATCGAGAAAAAATTATTACTGCTCTTCGAGAAAAAAATATTGAAGTTCGACCTTTAATTGCCGGAAATATGGCAAACAAACCATTTTGGAAAATGAAATATGGTGATCGAGATGATTACTTCTTCAATTGTGTTGACATTGATAAATGTGGATTCTATCTACCAAATCATCAAGGTTTAATCCGGGAAGACATTGAATTCATATGTTCAATAATTATCAAACATGCAAAATCTTAATATTAAAACAATCATATAAAATAAAACAAACAAATTAAAATGAAAGTAGTTAAAGCAAACGACGTTCCTACTCAGGAACAAACAAAAACAGGTGCAATTAATGAAGTATTAGTTGCTCAATTGGTGGAAAAATTTGATAACATGAAAATGTTAGTAGATACTAAAAAGTACTCTATTCTTTTAGATGAAAATCAAACAAATGCATTGATGAACGAATTCTATCCAGCATTTCAATGGAAAGGTTACGAATCTTATGCAGTGGCAGAAACCTATAATCAATTAAGTGAAATGGTTAAAGATAACAAAATCGATTCAGGTGCTGATGCTCCTATTATTGAAGCTATCTTTCACTTCTTAAAAAATTATATTGGAACTGGTGTTGATTCTGCTACTAAATTCCGTTCAATTTGCGATCAATTTGCATTACCTATGCAAGACATCAATACTGATCGTCAAACATTGAAAGATGTTGCTCTAGAATTAACTGCAGCGGAAAAAGGAATTACCGTAGAATCATTAGTAAATTCATTCGATCCAGAAAAACGAAATATATAATAGAAAGAAACTCCTAATGTTCAAGAAATTCTTTCAATTTATAAGTGAAGGCAAAAAACCAAAACCGCATGAGATCCAACAAGCTGACCCTCAAAGTCCTCCTGTAGATCCATCAATAGTAACTAAATGCCCTAAGTGTGGAAGTACTGGTATGATTTGCGATTGCTATACTGATGATTATTATAATGCAAAGCTGCCTCAACAGGCACCAAGACCTAATAAAAAAGTAAAACCTAAAACGAAAAAAGATGAATAAATTCGAACAATTCATAGAGAAACATTTTAACAAATTAGCTTTATTTTTGTTGATTGTTACTTTCCTAAATACATGCGGAAACCCAAACAAAGTTACAAACAAACGTTTAGATGCTTTAACAACTAAGATTGATTCTTTACAATCAATTACTGTTAATATAAAAGATCTTCAAATCGAAGGACTTAAAGCCGAAAAACGAATGATACAATCAACCGATCGTAAAATGTTAGACGTTAGTCGTCAAACAGAAATCGATAAAGAGATTGAAAAACTTTCCAAGTAATATATAAAAGAACCGAGCAATCGGTTCCTTTTTTGTTAATAATTAGGAGATCTAAATGATCTCCTTTTTGCATATAAATAATATACATAAAAATGAAAGTTACCAAAAGCATTAAATTAGAAGATTATCTTTTCCTTGAAATCGAAAGAATTATCAATGAAGATAATTCTATAGAAAAACACTTTTACTTAAAAGATGACGAAAATAAAATTCGTCAGAAATTAGCAGTATTAAGCGATCTAAGATGGTCATCTCATAATCCAATGGCATTGGATAAATTTTTTAAAATATCAAAACAATATAAGGTGCCTATAACAAATAACATCAATAAAGGATTGGATTTCGAACATGAAATAAGTATTCAAAAGAGATTTAATTGTTTCAGCCGAACATTCAAAATTAGAGTAACTAGATTAACCAATCAAACAGCCAGAAATACAAGAAATGCAATACAGAATATACTTGGATGATGTAAGAACTCCAGTCGATAAAGACTCTTGGGTGATTGTTAGAAATTATGAAAAATTCATAGCTAAAGTTAGCGAATTAGGATTGAAGAACATTTCAACAATCTCATTAGATCATGATTTAGGCGATGGAGCTATGAGTGAATACTTCAATAATGTATCACCAAATTATAAGTTAGATTATAACAACATCAATGAAAAAACAGGAATGGATTGTACTAAATGGTTGATTAATCATTTTTACGAAATCAATCCTAAGAGAACGGAAATGACACGTTTTGATAGAAAATCTGTTCCATTAATATTTCCTACCGTATATGTACATTCTGCAAATCCAATTGGAAGCGCTAATATGATGGGATATATCAATAACTTCTTAATGAATGAAGGTGCTCCTCAAACATGTGTTAGAGTTCGTATCGATCATACTATGGAAACTATCATCGAATAAATAAAGAAAATATACTTACGTCAATGAACAAACGCGACAACATAATTAAATGGACAATCATTGGAATCTTTGTTGGCTTATATGCCATGGTTTCAGCTATCTCCACTATTCACGTTATCGATTTCTTTCGTTTAAGTAATCCAAATTGGTTGGCAATTACTTTAGCGATTGCATTCGAGATTGGTGCTGCTGCATCGTTAGGTGCTATCGTAATCCTAGATAAAACTTCTCGTTTTATGGTTTGGATGTTATTCTTAATTATAACTGCAATGCAGATGATGGGAAATATGTATTATGCATATACTCATTTAACCGAATATCAATCTTGGTCTGAGCTATTTGGATTGATTGAAGACGAACCCATTTATCAAAAACGAATACTTTCATTAATTTCTGGTGCAATTTTACCTTTAGTTGCACTTGGATTTATCAAATCCCTAGTTGATTATATTAGACCTTCAAAAGAACAACATTTAACCGATAAAGAAATACAGAAAGAGGCTATCATAAAGACGATGAAATCTGACGAGAAATCTAATATATATGATACTCCTGAAGTAAAAGAAAAAATGTTAGCCGATTTATTTACAAAAGATGAGGTTATTGAAGAAGACGTTCAAGTTAGTCCTAGCATCGAATCCGAAGAAAATCCTCATAATATCACAATAGAATCGGTAGAGAATAAAGAAGAATGGCCACCAAAAGAAGAAATTCAATTCTATAAAGGACCTACTGCTAGCGAATCGTCAACTTTACCTAAAGAACCACAAACTGTTAATACTATAGAAGAGCTAAGACACTTCAATAAGATGCATGCATAATCAATGAGATAAATATAAAAACATCTCATTTTAAATGGACATAGTATCATCGGGTAGTAGTATCAATGGAATTTCTCAATTTGGAACGGCATTTATGGACTTGCAAGAGAATTTCTGTTGCTGGGACACGGATAACCGACATATCATTCGTTGGATTGGTTGTAATCCATCTATTTACAAAAACAACAAAAATGTATTTTCTGCAGCCGATTTAGCATTCTGTAATTGGTATCAGGTAGTAGATTCTTATCAATTTACTATTGTAGAAATGGCTCCTGAAGCATTAGTTGAGGTTGCTTTAAATTCAAAGTACTTAATGATGAAAGTTATATGGCCAACCGGAACTACTGGACCATTAGAATCTGCTAAAACTATAGAAGTTCAAATTAATGAACAGGCTGGTTATGTTGGTTCTACCGTACCTGTTAATATCGAATCTCCTAGTCCTGCTAGATATAACACATATGTTATGAAAGATGTATTTACTCTTAATTCAGAATCTCTTTTAACTAGCAATTTAATTCTAAACAATATATCTGCCTATACGGTAGATGTTGCAATATTATACGCAAAATAAATAAAAAACAATGTCTATAGCAAGTAGAAATACATTAAAAACCGGATTTGTTGCAGGTACTGCAGCAACCGCAACTAAATTTGCAGATTTAATCGATTCTGCATTTAACCGAAATGATGACTCTTTAGTATTAGGTCCAACCGGAATGACTGGTGTTTATGGTCTATTAGGTCCAACTGGTGGAACTTATATGGGAATGTTCATCTCTCCATCTTACGCTGGATTTACTGGAGCTTCTGGAATGACTGGTCAAACTATTTTTGACGGTTATACCATGTATGTTTATAGTGGAGTAAATTGGGTAAAATTTGGTGGTACTTCAGTTTAAGTAACTTCATATAATTACTAAAACCAATTATATATGTCACAAAAGAAAAGTGTTACTAATGCTGGTGAAGCTATCTCAGTATTAATTCAAACCGCAGAATTAGCTCAATCAAGAGGAATCTTATCGTTAGATGATGCATTCCTGGTAAAGCAATCAATTGATTTGCTTGATGCAATGGCTAAGGCTGCACAACGTATGGATGGACCAATTCCTCCAGGACATCCTGTTCCTGAAACGGCAATTCCTACATATGATGAAAATCAAGTTTTAAACGAAAGTGCAAAAACCAAATAAAGAAAACCTGCTTACTCAAGGTGAATATAACCCAGGTACAGAAAATACTGATCTAGAAAAGATTCGTTTTTTTCGTTCTACTTGGAAAAATTTCTTCGACTACTGGAAGGCTAGAGGTGTAGAAACCGATCCTTATGAAGGTACAGAGATGGAATATCCTACTAAAAAAGTACAAGATAAACCAACTTTACCATATCAGGACTTTGGCACTTACGACAAATCTAGTAAAAATCAGAAGCTATCTGAAAGTTTCAATGATTTCCAAAAAGAAGAAGATAATTCAATCGAAGAGTAAGTACATATAATTAATATATGTCATACCGAGAATTAATCCCAAATTCAAATTTTTCTAATCCTCTTAACGAATTAATGTTTAAATTCATGGATCGTTTAGATATGGATGCTCGAGATCGAGAGATCTTCGAGGATTTGGCGTTATTCATTTATCATGAAGGTAAATTAAAAGGTGCAGAAGAGTACTTAAACGAAATAACTGAAATTAAATTAATAGATAATGGAGAAAACAAAACAGCCGATTAACGGCTTACCTACTATTGGATTGAGCATCATTGTAAAAAATGAATCCAAAGTAATTGAAAGAATGCTCAATACCGTGCATCCTATACTTGATTACTATTGTGTAATTGATACTGGATCTACTGATGGAACGCAAGATATTATTCGCAAATTCTTTGAAGAAAAAGGAATACCCGGTGAAGTAATCGAACATCAATGGGTTAATTTCCAAGATGCTCGTAATACGGCAATGAATGCCGTAAAAGGTAAAGTAGATTTTGGATTTTGGATAGATGCCGATGAACAATTAACATACGATCCAAGATTTAATTTAATGGCTTTGAAAATGAGTCTAGCTAAAATCGATGGTGGAAATGTAAAAGTAACTTATGGTGATCAGAATTATTACCGTATGCAATTCTTTCGAACTAATAAACCATGGTATTGGTATGGTCCAGTCCACGAGGTTCTTATTAGTGATGAACCACTAATATCAAATGAAGTTCCTGGTCTTGGTGTCCTAGTTACTCCTGATGGTAATTCATGGACTTCTGAATCGGTACAATCTAAATATGAAGGTCATGCTAAAATCCTAGAAGATTACGTAGCAAATGATCCCAAGAAAGATCCTCGTTGGTTATTCTATTTAGCTCAATCATATAGAGATGCTAATGGTGAAGAAAACCTAAAGAAATCTCTTGGATGGTATACTAAACGTGCTGAAACGCTTAGTGGATTTTGGGAAGAGGTTTATTATTCAGGTTTAATGGCTGCAACTATTAAAGCTCAATTAAAACATCCAACATCAGAAATTATCGAAGATTATCTTAAGATAGGTAAAACTAATATCTTCCGTTGTGAACACCTAGTTCCCATCATTATGCATTATCAAGCAATAAAAGAATTTGATATTGCATACATATTCTCATCACATGCAATGAAATATGCCGGTAAGAATCCATTCCCTAAAGCAACTTTATTCATCGATAAAAACACTTACAATTGGAAGATTTTTGATCTTCATTGTTTAAGTTGTTTCTATTCTGGTCGTAAAGAAGAAGGCGAACAAGCATTTAGAAAATTGCTTAAAGCTAAAGAGAAAGGACTTATCCCACAAACGGAATTAGCTAGAATTGAACAAAACCGTCAATGGTTTATTAAAGCAAAAAATGGAAAGTAAAATGAAGCTTAACAAAAGAGAAGATATTAAAGTAGCTATGTGGATAAATGAAGAGCTGGTTACTAATGATTCTAATATTGTGTATGCTGAAATTGAAGAAAACGACCTTTTCTTGTTAATAAAAACCGAGTCAAAAGATTATAAATTTAAAATATCCAAATATGAAAACATTAAAGAAAATGAACCTGAAAGGGGAAATGGAGTACAAGAGAGTTAATGACTCTGAAGGAAACAATCTTACACGAGTTGGATGGAACTTCTGTCCTAAAACTGAGTGGAAAGAAAATGTAAGAGATTTCGGTAAAACGAAAGAAGAAATCACTAAGGTTGATAAACCTAAGAAAGAAAAGAAGATTAAAAAGGAGAAAGTCGCTTAATTGCGGCTTTTGCCGTTTTAACCATCGAGGATTGAATATATATTACATGAAAAGATTATTAAAGTATAAAGACTTTGTTGAAGTTTTAAGCGAAGGTGCTAGACTTCAAGCATTGGTCGATGATCTTCCTTTGTTTGAAGGTGGTGCATACGGTCACCTATCACATCCTTTCGAAGACATGAATTTGACTATGGCAGATTTGCATACGATGATACAAGATACTGTTAATGGATCTTTTGGTCCTGAGAATTTTGTTCAAGAGAAAACTGATGGTCAGCAAATATCAATATCTTGGAAGGATGGTAAATTGATTGCGGCAAGAAATAAAAGTCATCTAAAGAATGCTGGCGAAGCCGCATTAGATTCTTCTGGTATTGCTTCTATGTTTGCTGGTCGTGGTGATATCGAAATTGCCTATAATGCAGCAATGGAAGATCTTCAAAAATCTATTGGCGGTTTATCAGATAAAGATAAATTAGCCTTCTTTGCTAATGGTAAGAAATTCGTTTCATTAGAAGTTATTACGCCTATCACACAAAATACAGTTCCTTATGGTCAAAATATGCTTGTATTCCATGGAGTACTTGAATATGATGAATCCGGAAATGTTATCGATGAAGATAAACAAGCTGCTAGAAATCTTGGTAAATCAATTGCTGATGCGAATCTAGCTGCACAGAAAATGTTCTTTGTTAGAGGACCTCAAGATATGGATATTAAACCATTTCCTAATACCGCAAAAAGATCTTCATATTACGAAAAGAAATACAACGAAATCCTTACTACTTGTGGATTAACTGATGCATCTACCGTATTTGATTATGCAATAGGTATGGCTAGATTAGTACTTGAAGAAGAAGCTAAATCTGCAAAGGTTGAAATCCCTGCATCTGCAATCGATGGTTTGGCTGCACGTATAGCAGATATTAATAAGTCTTTTTCGGTTTCGTTAATCAAGAAAGAACTTGGTGATAATGCTGATTGGTATTTTGATCTAGAAAAGAAAAGTGCCAAACAACTTAAACGTAAAATTTATGCTCCTCTTGAATCGCTTTTCCTTGAAATAGGAACAGAATTCATGAAGAATATGTCTACCTTCCTATCTGCAAATCCTACGGAAGCAGCCGAAGCAATGAAAAATGAAATTGATTCTACTATCGCAAAGATTCGTACAAATGGTGACGAAAAAGACGTAGAAAAATTAGAACACGAATTAACTAGAGTTACTGCTGCTGGTGGTGTCGAAGGATTGGTTCCTACTGAAGGAATTACATTCGTTTATAAAGGTAAACTTTATAAGTATACTGGAATTTTCGCTCCACTACATCAAATACGCTCTATTTTAGCTTATAAAAAATAAAAACAAAGTAATTATGCAAAAGTACGAAGAAATCAAAACTTTAATCTCATCAATCGATGGTGACGTAGACAAATTTTATAATAAAGGAAATAAGTCTGCTGGAACTCGTATCCGTAAAGCTATGCAAGATTTGAAAAAACTTGCTCAAGACTTACGTGTTGATGTTCAAGAATCGAAAAGTGCTGAGTAATCCTAAATGACCGGATTGTTCAAAATTAATGAAGATTCTGCCTTTGGACCGGGAATGATGTTTGGCATCCCTGGTCCTGGTCCAAAAGCGGATTCTCCAAAACAACCTTCTGATAAAAAGAAGGAAAAAGGAATTACCCCGAAACAAATGAAGAAGACTATACCATCATTCAAAAAATTTAACGAAGGTTTTGCTTACGTTAAAGATCCTTTCAGAGAAGGTGAAAGGATGTTCAGTAAAGATATTAAAATAGACAATGTTGCTGTTATTAATATCAATGGTTCTATTGATGGATTAGATGCTACACACACAGCAATCGTATCCGTTATAACTAGTACTATGGATAACTTCGGCGAAGATCTTGGTAAAGAACGAATCATATTAACACAAAAAGATTTTACCACTAAAGCAGAGGCTGAAAGCTTTTTGAAGAAAATTGAAAAAGAAATTATCTACAAATAATGAAGAAATTTAAAGAATTCGTTACAGATATTCTGATATTTGAAAAGATTGATGGAAAGGAAGTTTGTATATTTCCTGGACGTTTTCAACCTTTTCATAATGGACATATTGAAGCAATACATCGAACAGCAAAAGCTTTCGGAGTTCCTGTTATCCCGGTACAAATCAAATCAAAGAACGAAAATTCACCTTTCCCAGATTCTCTTCTAGAAAAGATTGGTAAGGCCATGATTAAAGAATTTCCTTTCATTGAAGATTATGTACTTTATCCTCCTGATAAGAAAACTGTAGTACCTCAAATGGTTAAATTCCTTCAAGAAAAGGGTTATGATCCAATTGGTATTGGTTGTGGAAGTGATCGTTTAAGAGATTATGAACGTCAAGTTGAATATCTAACATCACCGAAATCGGATGTTCAAGTTAATAAATTTTCGGTTGCAATGGTTGATGAACGAAGAGCCGATGGTCCTTCAGGAACAAGAGTTCGTGAAGCACTTATGAATGATGATAAAGAGGCATTCGAAAAAGCTACACCAAGATCACTACATCCTTTCTATAAAGAGCTACAAAAATACCTTAAAAAATAAAAATCATAATATAAATATGAAACCTATTAAAAACTACAACGAATTCATTAATGAAGCATGGATTGGTCCATTCGTATTCAATGAAGACATGACCGATGATGAACTAAAGGCTATATACCAAGGTGCATTAGATGGATTTGCTTATTGGCAAAAAGGATTTGAATATCCAAAAGCCGATTACAAAAAGGCATATACTGAAATTGGAAAGATTCTAAAGAAAAGAGGAGTTAATGTTGATGAATCTGTTAATGAAGGATCTAACGACGAAATGGTAAAACGGAGTTGTGTCGAAAGACTTTCTCAATTCTTTAGAGTTAGTCCAAACGCATTATCACATTTCAAATTTGATGGAACCGATAACATTAAAGCTTTAACAAAAGCTCTTAATTCTACATCAGATGAAGGAACCGAGGCATACTATAAAGTAGCAATCCGAGTTGGAAAACAAGATGCCGGTATCGAAGAATCTATCGAGGAATCAGCTAAATGTCCTCCTATATACATTCCGGTATTATCTAATATCGATCATACTAGAATAATCAAATGGATGGATATTCATTTTGATAGTCATAAATGGGATATGAAGAAATCCGGTGCTGGTTTTGAAATCGATGTTGAAAAACTATCTAGTCAAGAACAAGATGATTTATTAAAATATTTACACTCACAAGATTATTTAGAAGAATCTGTTAATGAAGCTTGGAGTAATATAGACACCGACAAAGCTGCCGATCTAATCAATAAAGAAATTGGAGTTAATCCTGGTTATTTCTTTATTGGCGATGAAGATTTATGCATCAAATTTGATAAATTATGGACTGAAAAGAAATACAAAGTAGCTCTTAATATGTTATTTTTTATTGAAAATCTAAAAGATCTTAAAGACTTCATAAAACAAAACCAAAACGAATCGGTTAATGAAGCAGTATCACCAGAAGTACATCGTATGGTTAATAAATTTGTAACCGGTATGGCTGATAAATATGATTATTCTTTACAAGATGCAGTTTATGCAATACTAGACGTTTTAAAAAGTCAAAAATATAAAGGATTAAAAGAATCTGTTAATGAAGGTGAAACTTTAATATTTGATGAGATCGGAGAAAACCTAACCAAACTTCAGGATCAAATAGATGCAATGCTTAAATGGGAAATCACCGATCAAAAATGGATCGTTGCACTTAAAACAATTCAATCTGCCTGTTCTAAATTGGAAGATACTGTCGCTAAAGCTGATCAGAAATTAGGTGCTATTGAATATAATGAATCCATTAGTGAAGGTCTTTTAAAATTAGATGAAGGTGCTGTTAAACAATTTGAGATCGATTATAAAGACATGGAAAGTAGTATCAAACGAGGTATTGGTTGGATTGATCCTGAATATGTGGCTGAAACTTGGGAGAATTCTTCAGATACTATTGATTATGAAATAGTTAGAAATGAAATTCTTACTCGTCTAATTAAAGCCGATCTTCTTTATACATCACTAGATGGAGAAACTAAAGGTAAAAGAATTACCAACATAAGTCAAATTAAATAATGCTAAAATTTAATCAATTTGTTAACCTGATTCTTAATGAAGGAGGTAATGCGATTGAGGATGCTCGTCCTATTTTGCAATCTGAAATAGATGCAACGTATGCATATGTTATTAAAAACATATATCCTCTTATTGGTCTTGCCGAAGATTTTGCTAAACCAATAGGATCTTTTAAGAAAAAAGCACCTGATCAAACATCTGGTGATATCGATATTGCCGTTCTTGCTGATAGAATTGCCGGAGAAAATGGAATTGATTTATCTCAGGTTCTTGAATTCATCGCATCTAAATTGAGTGATTATTCTCCGGTCGTTAGTAAAGGGTTTCAACAAGTTTCTATAGGTGTTCCAATTGAAGGTGATAAGAAAAAAGGTATTGCACAAATTGATTTGATGCTAACAGATAATCTGAATTTTTCCTCCTTCATGTATCATTCACCAGACTTTACTCAAGCAGAATCCAAATATAAAGGACTTTACCGTAATATTCTACTAATGAATATCATTAGCAATTCGAAACGAGAAACTACCAAGCTAACCGACAAAGGTGAAATTGAAGAATATCGTTCATATGTACTTCGTCTAAATCAAGGTGTTGTTGCGGTAACCAAATCGTTTATAGGTAAGAAAGGGTTAGTTAAGAATCCTACATTACTCAACGATCAAGATAAATTTATGTCTAATACTCCAGAAGTTATTGCGGAATTGGCATTCGGTCCGGATGTTCCCATTTCAGAAATAATGACTTTTGAAGATACTTGGAGACATACAATGGATTCTAAATTTATTCACCAAGATAAATTAGATGCAATTCTAAAAGATTTCAGAACTAGATTACTTGCTGCTAAAGTTCCTTTCCCTATTGAATGTGTAGAACAATACCCAAATATATTTACATCATGATGTTAAAATACAATCAATTCGTTCAATGGTTAAATGAATCAGCTATGGCTCCAGTTGAATGGAATGAGAAGCCTAAATATCGAGTACAATTTCTTAGTTTCTTAGAAGATAAAAATAAAGAACTTATAATTGATGGTAAATACAAATCCTCATATCCATTTCTAACTTTCAAAGTTTCTGATATTTCTAATTTAGAAGATATACAATCGTTTATAAAAAGTGATAAAGCGGTTTCATCTAAAGAACCTTTAATGGATGTTGATGCAGTTAAAATACCATTAACACATTTGCTAAAAACTGGATTATTTACTAATCAATCAAAGACTTCAACTGATACCGATACTAAAGAAGGTATGGTTGTTTATTTCTACTACAATCAAGACGCAGACATTCTTTCTATAAAAAATTCAGAAGCAGTTGCATTAGTAGATAACATTCCGAATGGAGATTTACATCCAAAAGCTATGGATAAAATTAGATTATGGTTATCTGATTTTGATAGAGAAAATGAAGAACAAATCGCTCAATGGAAATCTACCGGTAATGTAATGGCTGAATTTTTATCGAATGGATATCATTTAGACCGAAATGATATACTTATAAAAGTTAGAGATAGGGCAAGAATACTTTCTGGTTTAGCACCGGATAATTGGTGTCCTGGAGACGTTTACTTAGTAGATCCTTCTGCTAAATCTACCATACTTGATTATGTAAATAATGCAAAAACCATAGGAGAATTAAATTTATTATTCAATGATTCATTCACACCAAGAGAAACCTCAGCTGAACCTATGGGATCTCTTGTAGCGGTTTCTCTTAAACAACAAGTAGCTAGATTAGGTAGAGCAAAAGAATTCCTAAAAACAATATCCACAAAAGATTCAGTATATAACCTTACAAAAGAAGAATTGGTTAAATGTAAAACTGATGAATCTTGGGCAAAAGCAGAAATTTCTAATTATCAACAACTCTTAGGAACTATCGCTTCTAAATCAGAGATAACCGTTCATTATAACCCTGGAAGTGTAGATCGTATTAAACCGGCTTTATTACCTAGTAAATTGGCTGCCATAAAATTAACTTATCATCTACTTACTTTACCAAAAGAATCACCGGAAGATCTTGATGATAATCTTCTAAGTGTTCTTCAATTTGGACTTAAGCAAGCCGACAAATCAACAAATCCTCCATATTTCAAAATCACCGGAAGTATAAAAGGTGAAGGTAGTTTAGAGTTCTTTCATGGAGGAGATACTTTAAAGTTATTAATTGGAGGAATTGGTAACAAAGAAGCCAAGCTAGTTATTTTAGATTTACCTAGTAGATTAGATATTGTTCTGTTTTATTACGTTTCAATTGGCGATACTGCATATGAAATTCGTTTAAGGTCGGCAACTACCAATAGTAAACAAGCCGGATTAGAATTTGAAAGAAAAGATATTATCGGAAATCTTGTAGAAGATCCTCAAGGAACAACATCTAAAATAGATAAATTATTCCATCAAAGATCCTCGATGAAATAAGATAAATAACATAACAAAAACAAACAAAACATGTATACTAGAGAACAGATAGAAGGAGCCGTAAAGGCTAAAGGATACGTTTGGTTTGAAGGGGAAAAAGATTACGATGTTAATATCGTGGGAGTTAGAAATTCAGCCACTGGCCAAAAAGTTACTAATGTATTTGATGATACATTAACACTATCCTATAAGATTGCCGGTCAATGGAAATTCCATACCTGGATATGTACAACTGACCCTGGTAAAAAGGGTGTTATGGAATATCATAATGCTGCTGGTGTTGCAAGATTAGTCGAAGGACAATATCGTGGATCTCATACTATCAGATTACATCAAGGAAAATATGAAGCTTTAGGGCAAGCTAAAAACGTAAAAGTTTATAGAGATGCTAACCGAGATTTAACTTATAACGAAGATAAAATTCAAGAAGGAGTTTTTGGAATTAATATTCATAAAGCCGGTGCCGATTCAACATACGTCGAGAATTGGTCAGAAGGTTGCCAAGTATTTAAAAAATCAGCAGACTTTGAAGAATTTATGACTATAATCAGAAAATCAAGAGATATTCATGGTAATTCTTTTACCTATACTCTAATTGAATCTACTGATATCGCCTAACAAATATATACATTATGATACTAAACTACCAAGAATATCTTGCTTTAGAAGAAGCCGCTAAGTACTCAATCGATAAAAATCATTCTCTAATTGCCGTTCATGGTCTTTCATTGAGAGATCAAATACACGTTTGGCATTGGCAAACCGAGGTTGGCGATCAACATAAAGCCTTAGGAGAATTTTACGAAAACTTATTAGAAACTCTCGATCAATTAGTAGAAGCTATAATGGGAAAATACGGAAGAATTTCTGTTAAGACGGTTGGATCTCCTAAACCTCTTGTTGATCTACAAGATCTAAAAAACATTGACGCTTTTGTTGATGAATACATAAAACTTTTTGACAATTTCAGAAACACAACTTTCAAAAATGATACAGAAATTCAGAATATCATAGATGAAATCGTTGCAGAAGCTCTTAAATTGAAATATCTCCTAACAATGTCTTAAAAATACTTAATTACAAAATGTTTGTACCAAATCACATTCACGTCCTTATTAAAGGTTATGTCAAAAATCCACCTCGAACAGAGGAACATCTAAATGATTGGTTTCGACGATTGGTCGAACGTGTAAGAATGGTAGTAGTTGCTGGTCCAACTTCTGTATATGTTAATGAACCCGGAAATGAAGGTTTAACTGGAACCGTTACATTAGCAACCTCACATGCATCTATTCATGTATGGGATAACATTGAACCTGCAATGTTCCAATTCGATCTATATTCATGTTCAGAATTTACTCCACAGGAAGTTATCGAACACTTAGAAGAATTCGATCTAGTTTCATGCGAATATATGTTCATCGATCGTAATACTGAAATGAAAGTCGTAGAAACTGGAAATGTTTAAAGCTCTAAAAAATAAATTACACATCATATCATGGGTGTTAACTGATATTGTCTGGTACTCAGGCAATTCTGATTTAACTCTGATTATGATTATACCTACGTTACTCTTAACCGGATATGCTCTAATAGCACAAAAGGATAAAAGAGAAGAAAACTTTGTACTTGCCTCATGGGTTCTTGCGAATACTATTTGGTTGTTACATGAAATACGAGATTGGTCTATTCTTCCAGTTTTTCTTTTCATGACGATTGGAGTCGTATTCTCTTTTCTCACTATGAGATCTTGTTTACATATCCAATGCAAAAAACCAACACCTATAAAAAATGGCAAAGTCTAGTACCAGCGAGGTTAGAAATTTCCACGCTAAAACTAAAAAGAAAAATCCTGGAGTACATTCGAAGACAAAATCTTCAAGAGCAAAAACTTCTAAGAATTACAGAAAAGCTTATGTAGGACAGGGGAAATAATCCCTATGGCAAAACGTAGAATTCAAAACCGAACCATAATGTTTTTTGGTCAGGTTACAGAAAACAATGTATCTAAAGTCATCGATCAAATTGATGCCATTTTAGAAGAAGATCCGAATGACAATGGTCCCATCAAAATCATTCTGTCTAGTGAAGGTGGAGATGTGTATGATGGATTTGGCCTTATAGGTTATATGGAATCTATACCAATAAAATTCCATATTCATTGTGTAGGTAAAATCATGTCAATGGCATTACCAATCGCTCTATCAGGAGATTTAGTTACTGCATCTCCTTATTGTACTTTCATGTATCATGAAATATCCCATTCCGTACCATATCACGAGAAGATACAATATCACAAACAAGAATTAAAAGAATGTGACCGTCTACAGAAGATGTACGATGAGTATATAGTTAATCACACCAAGTTCGATAAAGTGTTCCTAGATGATATTAAGGATAAACGAGCAGAGTTCTATTTTTCACCGAAAGAAGCCATTAAATATGGTGTCATATCTAAAATAGTTTAGATAGATATTAAAATCAAATTATCAAATGGAAAACAAATCAAATACCGTCTTTGGAAAACTTAAATGGTTCTTTACCGAACTTATGAAAATGTACAGCAGTGAAAAATCATATTTCTCTAAGAAGAGAGTTGAATCTGGAATTGCTTTTGTCATATCTCAATGGGGTATGATTTGGTTCTTAATAAAGAAAATCGATGTACTAACTGCATCCGATATGTTAATTTGGGCAGGTATTGAATTTGCCGTTGCTGGATATATGATTAATCAAATCCAAAAAGAGAAGAAGACCGAAGATACTTCTAATTAAATTTTACATATAATTACTATATTCTAAATAGTAATAATATGCAAACATCAGCCGGAATACTTTTCATATTAGACAACAAAGCGCTATTAGCACATTCAACTAATTCAAGATGGTGGAATTCATGGATGCCACCTAAAGGTCATGTTGAAGACGGGGAGTCTTTACCACAAACAGCAGCCAGGGAAACCGAAGAAGAAATTGGTTGGCGAATAGATCCTAAATATCTTAAAGAAAGTTTTCTAGTAGAATATCAAAAATCTAATATGGTTTGGAAACAAATACACATATTTCCGATTTATCTAGATTCCATTAATGACGATAGATTAAAAATTGTAGGAGATCTTCAAAAAGAAGAAGTTGATGCTATTGAATGGATGGATCATGATATGATTATTAAAAGATCTAATCGAGGTTATGTTACACATATATTAAACGCAATAAAAAAATAAAAATTATGCACGAAACACGCATTCCTAAAGTTAAAGGTTTCATTGATTCACGAGAAGTAAAAGTACATGGAACATTCGTAAAAGGTTGGGTTTGTCCTCTTGATCGAAGAACTCCATACGAAATGAAGTTACTCGTTGATGGAATCGAAATGCCAATCGCATCAGGTATGGAAAGACCAGATGTATCAAAGGTATATTACAAAAAAGAAAAACAATTTGGATTTCAAACCGTATTTCCTAATACTGCAAAAACCGCAATAGTACTTATTAAAAATGAATATGGTACATGGGATGAGGTATTCGATTTATTAGGAATTCCCGAAGCAGTAACTCCTAAAGCAGAAACCTCTAATGAAGATCTAGATAAAATATTTAAAACGACTAACGAATGGAAAACGTTCTTATGCGTTGATAATTTTTATGACGATCCTGATGCAGTTAGAGAATTTGCATTGAATCAAGATTTTCAAATACACAAAGATTATCATAAAGGAAGACGAACTGATGTAGTATATCGTCCTGAAGGTTTAAGAGAAAAATTCGAAAAGATCATTGGTAGAAAAATCACTTCATGGGACAAATATGGAGTTAATGGATGTTTTCAACATTGTATAGCCGAAGATCAAGTGGTTTATCATTTTGATTCGCAAAATTATGCAGGTGTAATTTATCTAACACCAGATGCACCACCCGAAAGTGGAACTACATTCTATCGCTCTAAGAAAAACAAACTAACAAAAATCATGGATAATCCTCATGCAACAGCAACCGGAAAATCATTTGATGAATTACATAAGGAAACTTTCGAAAGAGGATTCTATGATTCTACTCAATTCGATGTAGTGGATGTTGTTGGTAACGTTTACAATCGATTAGTTATATGGGATGCATTAACACTCCATGCAGCTACTAAATATTTTGGAACAGATCTACATAATTCCAGACTATTCCATCTATTCTTCTTCGACGTAGAGAAATAAAATAGATATTCTTCATTAATGCGTAGTTCATATAATTTAAAATACACATTAATCAAATGAAAAAAGTAGAAGCTCTGTTTATATCAGATGTACATCTAGGAAGTAAAGGATCTAATGCCGCAAAGTTATTAGAAACTTTAAAACAATATGAACCGGAGAAATTATTTATTGTCGGTGACTTCATTGATGGTTGGCTGCTAAAGAAGCGACATTATTGGACACAGGATTATACTAACGTAATTCGTAAAATTTTATCATACTCAAAACGAGGAACTCAAGTGATTTATATAACAGGAAATCATGACGAGTTCCTTCGTCATTATGCACCAACCGATCTAGGTGACAATATACAAATTGCTGATGAATGGATTTGGAATGGATATTTCATAACACATGGAGATTTATACGATGGAGTTGTTAGCCTAAAATGGTTAGCTCATTTAGGATCTGCTGGTTACGAATTAGCAATTACCATTGATCGATTCATGAAACGTTTTGGTTATAAGAAATCTTTATCTAAATGGGCTAAAGATTCAGTAAAAGATGCAGTAAAATTTATCACATCGTTCGAATCTCAATTAGCTTTTCAAGCAGATAAACGCAATTGTACTGGCGTAATTTGCGGACATATACATAAACCAGAGAATAAAATAATTGATGGTATACATTATCTCAATTGTGGAGATTGGATAGAAAACAATACATACATAGTATATGATAAAGGAACATTTGACAATCGTCATTCCGTGTAAAAACGAAGAGAATTACATATTAGAAACCCTATATTCAATAGAAAAACAGGAGTGGATCGTTGGAACTCGAGTAATTATTGCCGATGCAAATTCTACGGATTCTACTCGACAAAGAATAAAAGAATATCAAGAACATTCTTTACTTAATATTGAGGTAATTGATGGAGGTTCCGTTTCATTTGGTAGAAATGCCGGTGCCAAATTATGCGATACTCAATACGTTCTTTTTATGGATGCAGATTCTCATCTTTTTGAAACGGATATTATATTCGAAGCCATCTTTCAAATATTACATTATGCAGATCTAGTAACATGCAAATTAAAATGTACACAAAAAATACTTAAAGCAAATATCATATACCGAACATTTAATATCATACAAAGTCTTATGCCAGAAACATTTTCGACTGGAGTTTTTATGATGGTTAATATGGATGAATATCGAAGAATTGGTGGATTCAATGAAGATCTACATCAATCCGAAGATTATATCTTCTCTAGAAATATTCCTAAAAAGAGATTCCAGATTATAGATAGATTTACCGGACAAGACGATCGAAGATTTAAGAAGACCGGATATTTAGGTATGTTAAAGCTGGTATTCAGTAATTACCTTAATCGTAATAACATAGAACACTTTAAGAAAGACGTAAATTATTGGAAATAATGAATCATATAATAACTTTAAATTAATAAACATGAGTAAAGAAACAATCGGAATCATCGGTCAAGGCTTTGTTGGATCAGCCGTTCGAGAAGGAATGCAAAATTATTTTGATATTTTAGCATTTGATAAAGATCCAAATAAATACAGCAATGTAGAATCAATATATCATATGATTGAATCTACCAGTATTGCTTTTCTTTGTGTACCTACTCCAATGAAAAAATCAGGTGAATGTGATTTATCAATCGTTAGAAATGCATTAACAGAAATCTCTAATATAGCAAAGTCGCTATCCGTTGAAGATTTTATCGTGGTTATGAAATCTACGGTTCCACCAGGAACAACTGATAAATTGAATAGTGAATATTCCAATTTAGATATCCTATTCAATCCTGAATTTCTAACAGAAGCTAATGCAACCGAAGATTACAAAAATCAAAATCGTATTATTGTAGGTGGTGAAAGACCTGGATCTACAAAAGTTAAAGCAATTTTCGCTAAAGCATTTCCGAAAGTGCCTATCATCAAAACATCTTCCACTATCGCGGAAACTATTAAGTATGTAACTAATACATTCTTGGCAATGAAGGTTTCGTATGCAAATGAAATCTTTCAAATGTGTCAAGCTCTTAATGTAGATTACGATAAAGTAATTGAATATGCTCGATACGATGACCGTTTAGGTAATTCACATTGGTCAGTACCCGGACCAGATGGTGATTATGGATTTGGTGGACATTGCTTCCCAAAAGATATTGCAGCACTACAATATGTTGCAAAAAACCTTAACGTAGATTCCACTATGTTAACCGCTACAATTAATAAAAATAACCTTGTTCGCACTGATTTAGATTGGACTAAACAAATCGGTAGAGCAGTATCTGCAGAATAATATGAGTATATTAAAAGATCAAAAAGTAAATTGGATCCAATCTAAAGAAGATACCAAGAAAGTTGAAGATAAAAAAGCAATGAGTGGTAAAGAAAGACTTAAAACCATCACTGCAATTATTACTGCTCAACAGACAATAAATGAAAAATGTAAGTTGGTATATGAAAGTAAACCAACTTCTGAATTGTATAGCATCATCATAATGAACGATGTTAATTTAAGCGTATTAGAAAAAATAAAAGTACAAAATGAAGGTTAATACTAATAAGATTGATGGAATGGTTATTCGTGATAACGAAACCTACATCGTAGAAGACAATCGTTTTTTGAAGAATATGGTTCTATCAAAAACTACATTACATCCTGGTAAAGATACTTCAGGACATTCACATCCTGGTCTCGAGGAAGTTTACTTCTTCAAAAAAGGAAGTGGTGTTATGCAATTAGATGAAGAATTTATCGATGTTGCTGAAGGCGATATTGTTCTAATTCCAGACGGTGCGTTTCATAAAGTATACAATTCAAAACATCCTTCAGGATGGAGTCAACATTCACTTGAATTTGTATGTGTATTTCAATCATACGAAAGAGAAGATTAACAGATAAAATATATGAACTTAACAAACGAATTTATGCCTATTCGAGAATGGGCAAAAGACAAAGGAATCTACGAGAAAGGCGATCCTCTAACACAATTCGCTAAGCTATCCGAAGAAATGGGTGAATTAGCTATGTCATTGCTAAAGAAGAATGATGCGGAATTTCAAGATGCTATTGGTGATTGTGTAGTGGTACTTACGAATCTAGCAAAACTTAAAGGTTATAACATTGAGGATTGTATCAATGGATCTTATGAGGTTATTGCAAAACGTAAAGGACAAATGGTTAATGGAACTTTCGTAAAAGAATAATGTTAATAACTTTCAATAATTAAATTTTTTTATTCCGCAAAAAAGTATGACAAAAGAAAAATTAGATAAGGAATTACGAGAGCTTGCCGTGGGCGCAATCGATGCTGGAGACATAGACGATTCAATGGCATTCGATATTGCGGATGGCTGGCTAATGGATAATCCAACCGCGAATGCAGCGATCAAGAAGTACTATGGCGCAAGCGATGCACAAGGCTTTGTGGCCAATCGAATCTGTTGGCCTAACGTCCGAAACTTACTTAACCCTTAAAACCAATTAACATGACAACCCAGGAGAATGATAGACAATCTAGAAATAATAAAGAGCATTCTTAATTTCCAGAAGCGAGGTGACTTCTATATGTTATACGTTTTCAAACGCAAGAAAGATCAACCTGAAGGAGAACGTAATAATCATCAATCAGTAAGAACTATTAAAACTTATTGCATCGAAAGTATCGATCATCTAGAAAGACGATACGATGAAATCCGTCAAATGTGCGAAATGTTTAAAGCCCGAGCATATATACATGTACAAAAGCAAAATCACTTTGATGTTTCTCTTAATATGATGGTTGCACTTGCTCAACGAATTCAAGATGGAAACGTCAATCAAAAAGGTTTATTCGATTCGGTTGTTGGTCAAATCAAAACGCAAGAAAAACTTTGGATAGTCGATATCGATACACAAGATCTACAAGAACTAAGAAACATTCAAGTAACTATTAATCAATGCAAACCAGAAGGACCAAAAACTAAATACATCGTTCCAACTAAAAACGGATGGCATTTAATTACTGATCGTTTCGACGTATTAGAATTTTCAAAGAAACATCCTGAAGTAGATATCCAAAAGAAGAACCCTACTTTATTATATTTACCTAATAGCTTATCTTAAATTGTTAATAACTTTTTACGAAAACAGTTTTTTATTCCACAAAAAAGTATTATATTTATACTATAATTAAATACTCAAAATATGAAAAACTTTCGAATCGTTATTAAATGTCAAGGTGGTTTCTTAACTATCATCGATAAAAAAACTGAATCCGTAATGGATATTATGAAATCTTTCGTAACACCAAAAACTATTCTAACAATCGAACAAAAATCCGAAGCATCTGATAATTACTTTACGGTATTCGCAACTAAAGGTTCTAAAGTACATATCGCTTCAAAAGAAATTTACGATTCAAACTATATTCAATCATATTGGCCAACAACCGATATGAACAGAATTGGTAAACCAGTAACCGAATGGAGAAACTAAAAACAAAACATATATGCTAAAATTCGAAAATCTAAAAACCGGCGATCGCTTTACTGCGAACACAAATTTTGAAAGTAATGTTGTAAAAATCATTGAGGAATTAACCTATTATGGAATATCCGAAACTGGATTACATATAGGATTAACCAAAGATGGTGAACGAATGGGATTCTATGATTTTGACATTATTGATATTATTCACGTAGAAAAATAAAAATATGATATGTAAATGTAACTCGGAAATACATCCGAAAAGAATTGAATTAGGTTATAAAACGTGTACTGGATGTTCAACCGAAGAAATGAAAGCCGTTATACAAATTAACAATCACAAGACCGGGAACGAAATCCAAATCGTTGATCAGGAAACAGCAAGACAATTTAATTTCTTAGCTAGCCGATCATCATTTGGCGTATCAACCGGTGTAAAAGGAAGAAGATAAAACTATGGAAAGAAAATTAGCAAGCATTCAAGTCATTCGAGACATTCGTCCTATTGAAGGAGCAGATGCAATCGAATTAGCAATCATTAATGATTGGCAAGTAGTAGTCGCAAAAAGCGTAGGTCATCAAGTTGGCGATCATGTTGTTTATTGTGAAATTGATTCATTCTTACCTATAAGAGAAGAATTCGAATTCTTGCGAAAAAGTTCTTATAGGAAGATGGATGATCTAGAAGGATTTCGTCTTAGGACTATAAAACTTCGAGGACAAATATCACAAGGACTTATCGTACCAATAAGTATATTTGGTGATTTTGGATGGACCGCATATGAAGGTCTTGATGTTACCGAAAGATTAGGAATTATAAAATACGAACCACCTATCCCTGCAGAATTAGCCGGTAAAGTAAAAGGAAACTTTCCTTCATTTATACCAAAGACTGACGAAGAAAGAATTCAAAATCTAACTGACAAATATGAGACTTGGAAAACTCAACCATTTTATGTTACTGAAAAATTAGATGGATCATCCGCAACCTACTACTTCCGCAATGGAGAATTTGGAGTGTGTTCTAGAAATCTAGATCTTGAAGAAACTGAAGGTAATACCTTTTGGAAGATTGCTCGAGAATTAAAGATAGAAGAATGGTTAGGAACACAATCAATTAATTATGCCATTCAAGGTGAGTTAATTGGTGAAGGTATTCAAGGAAATCCTTATAAGATCAAAGGACAAACGGTTCGCTTCTTTAACGCATTCAATATAGACAAATATGAATACTTAAGTTTAGAAGAATTCGAATCCCTAATCACTTCAATGAAGTTAAAAACCGTTCCAATTATCGATCGTGCATTTACTTTACCTAATACAATCGAAGAACTTCTTAATTATGCCGATAAGAAAAGTGAATTGAATAATCAATTTGATCGTGAAGGTGTCGTTATTCGTAGTATCGATCGAAAAATCAGTTTCAAAGTAATCAGTAACAAATTTCTACTAAACGAAAAATAATGAGAAACCTACTAATAGCACTCCTATGTATTGTTCTAGGACAATCAATTTCCTTTATACAACTACAAGGACAATTCATAAACGAATGGATGAAGAATAACATTTGGGCATCAGTTCTTCTTGGATTACCTATTAGTTGGTTGCTTATAACCTTTACTCGATATTGTAAAGACGCTTTCGATGGTCAAATATGGCCAGGGAGATTAATTGGATTTGCAATAGGTGCTATCGTATTTACGATAATGTCGCAAATTATTTTCAAAGAAACATTAACTGCCAAAACCGTTTCCTGCTTATTTTTAGCAGTTTGTATTTTGGCAATTCAATTATTATGGAAATGAAATTAGAAGTATTTAAAGAGACGATCAACCGATTAAAGGAACAAAACGAATCTATTGATAGAGCTTACAAAGCTGGTATAGATTTGATAAATTTCTTAGATCCAATAGAAAGTGCAGTATCTCATTTGATTGGATCTATCTATGGTATTGAAGGTAAAGAAGTTTTTGATTGGTGGTGTTATGAAAAAGAATGGGGAACTAGAAAGGATTTTAATATGACAGATCGTGAAGGAAATGTAATGTGCGAAACTATAGAAGATCTACATACTTGGTTAGAAGAAAATGCATCAAATGATTATATTCTACCTAGAAGATTAAGTGATGAGGAGCGAGAAGAGGCAATAAAGATTGCATTCGGATTTGGTGCCTAAATTAATAACATTCAACATACATATAATTAATAATAAAAACTCTCACATGAAAAAACCATTATCTAAAATTGCTTATTTTCTACTACTATTTTTTGTTGCACATCAATTAGGTAGATTAGGATTTAATTGGATGGAATCCCATAATTCATTTTTAAGTTGGACTGGAGCTCTATCTATAATTGTTTCTATTACTACATGTCTTATATGTGGTTGGAATATTGGATCAAACTTGGCTGACATCGTAATCCATTGGAGATCTAATAGAAAGAAGTAAAATGTTAATAACTTTTAGACTCGAAATTTTTTAATCTCAAGTTTTTGTATTATATTTGTTATATTAAATTCATATAAAATATACAACATGAAAAAATCATTAATTATTGCTTTATTAGCACTTCCTATTTTGAGTTACTCACAAACGGAAATGGGAAACTTTGCACAAGTAAACTCTAAAAAAGATACGCTATTTCTTTTAGAAAACGATCCATTAACGAAGTTAACTTTCAAAATTTGGAAATCCGATTCTACTTGGAATGGACAAAATCCCACTATCGTTTTCGTCAAAGCGAAAGAAATGGAAGAAATTAAATTTGCTTATTTTAGAAAATCTAATGAATTCGTAAGAATGAGAAAAACTCCCATCAAAACTAAAAACAAATAAACCATACAATGAAAAACTCAGCAATGTTAATAACTGGTCTAGTAACCGTAGTATTTACCATCCTATTCGTATCAGCAATCTTTGCATGGCCAATTCAATTACTTTGGAATCACTGCTTAGTTGGTGCAGTAAATGGCGTTAACCCTATTGGTTTCTGGCAAGCGCTAGGAATTCTAATCTTATTTACTCTTTTATTCACACCTAAAACCAGTCAAATAACCAAAGATGAAAAACCAAATACTCCAAAAAATAGCTAATGTAATTGATACATTACCTAAAGATTTAGATAATTCTGAAATGATTAAACTTTTAGGTGATGCTCATTGGGAAATAGAAAACCTTTCTAAAGTATCCGATTCCTCTAAGAAAAATCAAAAAGTTATTATGAACTTCTTTGAAGAATATCAGAATATGGCTATTGATGCTGAATATATCTTGATGGATTATGTAGAAACTTCATGGTGGCATTTTTCTAAAAGACGTTCGCAAATGGCAAAGTATATTTGGTTAAGTAATAAACGAGTTTCTCTCTTTCAAGAATTGCTAATGAAAATCAAACCTGCAAGATTAGATGAAATGCTTAATAACTAAGGAAGATTTTCTAATTGCAGCAGAATTCGCAAATTCGGCTTATCAATACCATACTTCACACGGAAGAACGGATAAACAATTAATACATGATATTGTTATTGGTAAGCTCGGTGAAATTGCATACAAGAAAATTCTCGGCGATGCTATCAATGATACAGACTTAACGGTACATGAAGATCCCGATCCAGGTTGGGATTTTGAATTGAAGAACGGTGATCGTATACAAGTAAAAACCGTTCAATCAAATTATCCATGGGTTTCCTTTGGTAATTTCTATTGGGATCGGTTAGCAATTATTCAAATTGAAGGAAATGAATGTACTCTTATTCGAGATATGCATATAACAGAAGTTAAACCGATAGCAGAAAAATCTAAATTTAAAGGATGGTACATTCCATCATATAAAATATAATATGAAAAAGAAATCTGAATTTTGCACATACGATTCATCAATGATTCGTACATCTCGTTATAACTTTGAAACTAAGGATTTAGAAGTAGAATTTAATGGAGGTACCACTTACAAATTCGAAAATGTAGATACCGTAGATTATCTAGCATTTGCAAATAGTGAGGAATCTATCGGAAAATCATTCAATCAGCACATTCGTAAATACGAAGGTAAAAAAACCTCAATAGAAAATCACTCACCAACACATGACTAAAAAACGTAAAACCGTTAAAATGAAAAAGGTCGATATGGAAAATCGACTCAAATGGTACTTCCATAAAAGATGGAACACTATGTACAAAAAATTCTACATTATTCCTTCTTTGTCTTGGACTTGGAGTGCTAGTGGAGATTTTATCGAACAAGGAGTATATGCTCCCATGTTTATTCTAAAATTAGAATGGTTGCATTTTGAAGTAGGTGTTTACAATTATCACGAAATGTACTAATCTATGAAAAGACTAATAAAAGCTTGGTTGCAGAAAAAATTAAAATCTTGGGTCTTTGATAATAAGAGTCCTTATTATAAAGAGCATAGGGTTATACAAACTCCAACCGAAACTTTAAAACTTAGATCTACTGCTAGATGGTCGATTCAGGATTTACAAGAGATGCATACAGTACAAGGCTTAAGCGAAGCTCGTATAATAGAGATGATTAAAATGGATTTGATACAAGATCTATTTAATCATGTTAAAGATTCTGGTGCTATTGAGATTGTTCAATATGACGAGCCTCCTGGAATTTCAATGAATGGTCAAGGAATTCATTTTGACGCTAAATTAACAGTGGTAAAATCTAAACAATAATGGCAAACGTAATAATAAACATAACCTTAAATGATAAACAACAAAAGAGTTTAGATATTTGGGGTAAGCATTTAACGGCTATATTTAGATCACGAGGCGATCTAACTTGGACAGTATCATCATGTGGAATTGGAGATACCATCACGGTAACCAGTTCGCATGCACCTAAACATCCTTTAGATTTAACAGATGTTGACTCATGGTAGAATTTAAGATATGATAAAGCCTAATCTAAATTTTTACAACGAATATTATGCATTAATAGATGTTAAAGATCGTGAGAAACTTATATCATTAACAAATAAAATGTCGGAATCAAAACCGGGTTTGCTACAAGAATCTAAATTTGAGCTAAAGGATAGATTGAATGGCGATATAGAAGTTTGGATATCTAATACAGCAGCATTTGATTATGCAACAAAGAGAATAATTTTCAACTTCATTAATGCTCTTAACAAGTTTTATTAATGATAATATCAAATCAGAAAAAGAAAATATGCAAAACAAACCAATTAAAATAATCGATGATGTTGAAGGACAGATTAGATTTATAGTAGAAAATCCAGTAGATAAAACCTATACCATGTACGCTAGAGACGTAGCTACTGGTTTATTAAGAGGAAAAACCAAAATCGATTGTAGAATAAAATCACCTGAAGGACATTGGGTATGGTGGAATCCGCATCCTGGAACAGGACAAAGTAAAAGAAAAAACCTAGGTGACATTATTGTAGAAATCAAAGATGGTGATAAAATGATTCAAACCGAATATCTTTATCGTCATGGACCAGGAAAAAAATTAATCGTAAAAGACCGAGAGGTTAGATATCCCGGAAACCTTACTGACATATATCCTACGGTTTGGGAAATATTCATGGTAGATGATTATTACTCTGAATTTTTAAACATTGACAAAGGTGGAATTGTTGTTGATATTGGATTTAATTACGGAATCTTCTCGCTATACGCAATAGACAATTTTGATCCCAAGAAAATATATGCGGTTGAACCAATGCCTTCTTGTGTAAAGATTGGAAAAAGAATTATGAACGAACAATCTGTTTTAGTTGATATTACCGAAGCCGCAATAACGCTTGAAAATGGTACGGTTTTCATGGACAATTATGAAAATCAAACTAATTGTGCAACGGTAGTAGGTTCTAATATACGAACTGCAAAATTCTTAGAATCCGGACAAATACCAGTAAAAGGAATAAACATCAACGATTATCTAGCAACGATATCCGAAGATGAAATTGAATTAATGAAGATTGATTGTGAAGGTGGTGAAGAATTCATATTTGATACTATCTCACGCCAAAACCTAAGACGAGTAAAGAATTACATTATCGAATATCATAGTGAAGATATTTCCCAAAAGATTATTAATGTACTTAATTCGGTAGGATATTCAGTTTATCAAAGACCTTCTTGGAATAATCATATAGGTACAATTGAAGCATATAAATTATAATAACATGAAAACATGAAAACCCAACTACCTAAAATTGAACTTCTTAATTTTGAAGGACCGGTATTACAAGCCGTAAAACATAAAAACCTATACATCATTGTAGATGAATGGAAAGAAATTATTTCGGTTCTTCTAGAAGAAGAATTTCTTGAATTTTTCGATGGCGCATTTTCCGTAATAGATTCTGATGGAAGAAATTGGAATATGAGCGAACATCATCGAGATGCCAAACAAACAGCAGAAAAAATACATAAATTTGTAAACTTATAATATGCAAGACTTAATAGAATCTTTTGAATCGGTTAAGTATCGAATCAAAGCCGAAGGTATGGATTATTGCTTTAAGCATTACTCTAACTTCGAAGAAATTGAAGATAAAGAATTTCATAAACTAAGAAAGGCTTATATAAAAGCATCAGAGAACATTGAAGAGTATGTGAATTGTAAAATACAAGAACTCCAAAACGAAGATGGCGAATAACTCAATAATCAATTGGGAATTATATCAAAAGACTCTAAAACCTTCACATATACATATTGCAGAATTAGATTTTAAAATGAAAAACAAATTAGATATACAATATCAAGAACTTTTACAAACCATATTAGAACACGGGATTGATAAAGCAGATCGAACCGGAACAGGAACTCGTTCAATATTCGGTTATACTATTCGTCACAACATGTCAGATGGATTCCCTCTTCTCACAACCAAAAAGATGGCATGGAAATCTATCGTTACCGAGTTATTATGGTTCTTAAAAGGTGATACTAATATCAAGTACTTAGTTGATAATGATTGTCATATTTGGGATGGTGATGCTTATAAGAATTATGACAAACTTTGTATTGACACAAAGTGGATGGAACCGGTTAAAAAGGAACTAAATGGCGAAGTTTATGATATGGGAAGAAAATACGATCAAGAAGGGTTCATCAATCGTATCAAAACAGATGATGAATTTGCTAAACAATGGGGAGATCTAGGTCCAATCTATGGTAAACAATGGAGAAATTGGGTTAGAAAAACTACACGAGACGAAAAGATTGTTGAACCTGGAGTATATGAAACGAGTATAGATCAAATCACAAACCTAATCAATGACATTAAAACAAATCCTGATTCACGAAGATTAATGGTCACTGCATGGAATCCTGCCGAATTAGATCAAATGGTTCTTCCACCTTGTCATTATGGGTTTCAAATGTATACAAGAGAATTAGATCAAACGGAAAGAGTTATTCTAATGGATAAAAAATTAGGCGTTACGGAAAACCTTCCTGCATATTATACCGAAGATGAAATGATAAAACATAACATCCCAAAACGAGCAATCTCTCTTATGTGGAATCAACGAAGTGTAGATACCCTTTTAGGTTTACCATTCAATATTGCAAGTTATGGTTTACTATTAATGATGATTGCCGATGAAGTTAATATGGTTCCTGATCAGCTAATAGGTAATCTTGGAGATACTCACATATACAACAATCACGTCGATCAAGTAAAAGAACAAATCACTAGAACTCCATTTGAACTACCAACCGTTCATGTTAGAGATGGTATTTTTTGTAGTTCTCATAATGATGTTATACTTCAAAATTACAATTCACATCCGGCAATCAAAGCACCTTTAAGTAATTAACCCAATGCAAATAATTCGTAGTATATTTCCATTTAAAATCGATCAACGAGTAGTAGATAGATTTATAGAAACCGGTGAAGTAGATGAACTTTACTTAAGAGTAATTTGCTTTAAGATTATAAAAAATAAAGAACTGAACGAATTTGAAGATGTAATATTTCGAGGAAAAACCAAAGAAATAAACGAACTTATAATAGACATATCAAATTCAATTGACTAATTAATATGGGATTTGTAACAAGAACACTCAGAAAAACAATGTTGGCTACCACAAATTACGTGGATCCAAAAGAATCAATTCTTTTAGAATTAGGAACTCAAAACGCATTCAATGATTTGACTGAACCTGAGAAAATAGACAAATATCCTATACGAAATATACTACATCGATATTTCAAAGCCTATCATACACTAGATCTTCAAAAAGAAGATGGCGTAACAATCGTCGATTTATCCATATATCAACCTGGTTTATTTACAGCAAACATCATTACTAATATAGGAACAACAGAACATGTTGAATATGAACAAGGCCAATTGAATTGTTGGAAGAATATACATAGTTGGTTAAAGATCGGTGGAATTATGATACATGAACTTCCTGAACTTGGCAGTTGGCCTGGTCATGGTAGATATTATGCAACTCGAGAATTCTTTCAAAGTTTAGAAGATTATGGATATCAAATTCTAGAATTAGACGATCATAAATTTAACATAGGAAATTCTTTATGGTGTGTAATCCGAAAGGTAGAAGATGTTCCTTTTATGGATTACGATACATTCTTCTCTACTATGGCATTCGATCAAAGTGTTCCTCCTGCTGGGGTAATATCAAGCAATAACCCAAAAAACCTAATATAAATGATACGACGTTTAACCGCATTTATCGTGCTACTATTTTCTTTATTTACCTTTTTTCCTGCGATTTTTTTGCTTATTGATGCAATGATTAATGGAGATAATTGCGTTGCTAGAAGATTGTTCCTAATAATAGCCGAAGATTGATATAATCATCAAGAAGACAAAGTACGAAGATAAATAACATAAACGAATATTATGTTATTGAAAAATGGATCTACTGGAGAAGACGTAAAAAAGCTTCAGACTAAATTAGGCTTAAATGCCGATGGTTCTTTTGGACCTGGAACAGAAGCTAAAGTTAAAGAATGGCAAAGTGCTAATGGTTTAACTGCCGATGGTATTGTTGGCGATGCTTCATGGGCTAAAATGTTTGGTACTACTCCGATTGCTTCTGCACCAATTGTTATACCGGCTTCTTCTTTTAAATTAGCCGCTCTTAAAGGACATGTTCCTGATGCAGTTATTGCACAAATCCCTGATACGGCTGTAAAATTTAATATCACAACTCCTCTTCGTTTAGCTCATTTCTTAGCTCAATGCGGACATGAATCAGGTGGATTTAAAGCAGTTAATGAAAATCTAAATTATGGAGCAAAAGGTCTTCGAGGTACATTTGGTAAATACTTTCCAACCGATGCACTTGCTTCACAATATGAAAAAAAGCCAGAAAAAATAGCTAATCGAGTTTATTCATCTCGTATGGGTAATGGTGATGAGGCTTCTGGTGAAGGTTGGAAATATAAAGGTCGTGGATTTATTCAATTGACTGGAAAATCTAATTATGCAGCATTCGATAAAACCGTGGATGAAGATATTATTGCTACTCCGGATTTAGTTGCTACTAAATACCCTTTAATGTCTGCAGCATTCTTCTTCAATAATAACTCTCTTTGGACTATATGTGATAAAGGTGCTGATGTTGCAACGGTAACTGCAGTTACTAAACGAGTGAATGGTGGTACAATCGGTCTTGAAGATCGCATCAAACATTTCAACGAATACTATAACCTACTTAAATAATTATGGCAGACGAAAAAAATTCTACTTCAGGATTTACTGATACCTTCTTTTCTAAATTAAAAGAGCAATCATTTACTATCATACTTATGATAGCCGTCATTTGGTATCAAGGTAAATTGATGGAAGAGAGAGTTGCGTATTGGCAAAAATTATATGAAGAGCAAAAAGCTTATACTGAGCAAAGTGTAAAAGAAGATAAACAAATTATGTTAGATCGAATTCGGTATCTTCAAGAACAACGAGATAAGTATGTTGAAGATGCAATAAACGAATTAAAAACAAAATAATACTAATATGCAAACTTACAACAGTTTAAAAGAATTTCAAGATGCAGTATACGCAGCTGCGGTAGGAAAACAAAGCCTTAATGCAATGTGTTCTACTCAATGTAAAAAAGGAACGGTAAAATCTAAAGTTAGATCTTCCAATGATGATGGATCGTCGATGAATATGACTTCATCTAATCTAAGTTCAGTTGCACAAGATTATGTAGATAATCACCTTAAAGCAACTAAAAAAGTAAAACAAACTATTCAATTGACTGGTGATACGGTATCATATACATTTCATAAAATAGATCAATCTAGTTCTAGAACAACTTGTAATATTTCTGTTGATCGAAGTTTTTCAATTACTGGTAATGTACAATATGGTGCTGCGAGTGTTACAGCAACTGCAGCATACTCAGATCATACCGATACGACAACAGATGATTATGAAAGTCATTATTCCGAAGATACTTGTACAATGACATTCAGTGGTTCAACTGGTACTGCCATAATTTATTACAACGCTTATACATGTAGTGATGCACCGACATTAAATGTTACTTATACATTTGATACCATCACAATTAAAGCATCATGTACTTACAAAGGTGATACTGGAATTCCATTTGATAATGGTAATGCTCGTCATGAAACAAGAACTTATAATCTAGCAGATCTAGGTTTTAGCGGACCAGTATGTATTAAAACTCCTACCGTTTTCGATGTTAGTTGTTCTGACGAATGGGTAAGTAAAGAAATGAAGTAGTAGCATATAATAAATATGCAAATCTCTAATTATTTTAGTAAAGACAATCACCAAAGAGAAAGTAAACTCTTTGGTGAATTGTTATATTGTGGACACACTCAGCTAGTCCCACGAAATTTAGATTATTCAGTTTTAGCTAATACTGATAATCGATGGACTCTCATCAATAGAGATTATCAATATTTCATACAATCAAATGTTTGCTTACATCGACAAGGTGAAATTTGTAGTGGAAGCGGAAGCGGTAAAACGATGATGTGTAAAGCTCATTGTTGGACATATGACGTTGATGGTAAAATAAAAGGAACTCCTCATTTTGAAGAGAAGGTTGTTGGTGCACTAGAAAGAAAATCCCTAATCAATTTGAATGGTGCTCTTTTTTCAGGTCATGTGAATAATCTTATAGATCTAAAAGAAACTGGAGTAGATCATCTTATAGACCTTCATAAATATGATTTTGATAGCTCATCAAAGACAGAATATGCATTTAATTGGAAAACTTTCGCTGAGGTTTATTTAGAAAATCTTCACATCTATGCAATGCATCCTGGATTACGTAAATTTGTAGATCCGCAAATACTCGAATGGCAATTTGGTCAACAATGGTCACTACAAAAAATTGGTATTCGTCCTGATCTAAATGGTAATGATTCTGCATCATATACTGATATGATAGACTCTCTTAAACGAGACGGTATCACACCGGAATTTGGAGCAGTTTGGATTTACATATATCCTAATATCATGATTGAATGGTACCCTAAAACAATTGCCATCTCTACCATTTATTCACCTGAACCAGAAGTTACCACCAATTATGTAGATCTTTTCTTTGAGAAAGGAACCACTGAAGAATTTAAAGAGATATTCAAACGAGTATACGCTGAAACGGCATTAGAAGACGAAGAAGCCTGTAGTATTATACATCGTGGTCGAAGAGCACTTTGGTTAAATGGAGAAACTGAAGGTGGACCCGTTCAACCTAAGCTAGAAGCCGGAGTAAAACACTTTTGGGATTGGTATAGCGATCAATCATAACTTATTAACAATCAAATAAATAGTCGATCTTAATGATTGACTTTTGTCATATAAATAAAAAATCAATATGTATAATAACCGTAGAAAATCATCAATGAAGAATTTGTTACTAATTGGATTAGTCTTGTGGATTGCGTTGTTAGGGTTTGCTTGGTTTGCCGATCAAGGTGAATTAGTTATTATGAATCGTAAATATCTAAAAACTCAATTTACTTTGGATTCGATAAATATGGAACGCCAAAAATATATACAAACAATATCCGAATTAGAAGAAGATCTTCAAGATATACAAACTTCCATGAAAAAAACCGAAGATCAATTGATGCGATTGAATAAATTATATTGGATTGAAAAAAGTAAAAACGACACAACTATAAAAACCGAAACAAATGAGTAGATACCAATCACAAAAAGACAATTTACAAATAGCCTATGGATTCGATCATGCATTAGGTTATTGGTACGACATGTGGGATACCAACCAACGAGAATCCGATGGATCTCCTCGACATATAGAAGAAGGATCTTCTATGAGGCGAATGTCTAGAGATACATTCGCTAGTCGACTAATGGAATTTCCCATATCACCTGATCATCTGCAAGCAATTGCACTAGATCTTCCCTTTTAACTCCTTCTCACCTTAAAAAATAAATACAACAAAAATGGAAACGACAACAATCGTAGTGTTAAGCGTAGCAAGCACTCTAGTAATCATTGGACTAATAGCAATGGTAAACGGGTTACGTAAGGCACACAAACAAATCACCCACCTATTAGAAACTTCAAATTCAAGTATTCGCCATCATGAAGAAATTCACGATCGAATAAGTGAAGAGAATGAAAACCTGAATCGAATCATTTGCACTATGGAAAATAACATCCATCGTCGTATAGATGAAACTCTACAACAAGCCGACCAGCAATATGCAAATATTTCTCGTCACGCTGAAGAAACCTGGAAAGAAAATCAATCCGATTTAGATCGTCGATTTGATCGTCTTTATAATAAAATATACGAGGCATTACCTCAATTGAAAGAAAAAACTAATTAACAATTAATCGAGAAGGAGTTCAGAGAGGGTTCTAACGAACCCTCTCTTTTCATATAAATTAAATATTCCTTATAAAATGAAATCTATACTAATTGTAATTATGTTCTTGGCATCTACTGCCTTTGCACAAGATACTTCAAAGATCAATCCAATCAAAATACAAATTGGTCTTGGCGGAAATTATACTGATGGAAATGCTAAAATACTTGGATTCAATACCAACAATTCTATTACATATACCTCACTAAATCGTGAGTGGTCTTTGCTGCCATCATTTATTTACTCACAAGTACAACAAGATAATGAGTTCAAACCCAGACAGCGAGAACTATACATAACCGGTGCTGTTCAAGAAAGACGAGGTTCCGACAAAATTATTTCGGCTTTTGAACTAGAGACTTCATTAGTAAAACAAATCCGATTAAGAACATCAATTGGTCTTGGATGGAGTTTCGATATAATTCGAACACCTAAAACTAAATTCATCATATCCGAAGCCGCTGTATATGAATCATATTTATCAGATTTGATAATTGATAAAAACCTACAATCGCTTAGAGCATCTACTCGAATTAGATTTTCCACTAATGGGAAAGTCAATACCGATTTTGTAGCACTTATACAACCTTCAATATGGAATGATCGAGGAGTTAGTGCAGCTAATAATACAAATTCTCGCATATCTGCAACGATTGCTATACCAGTTACCAAGAAATTACAATTTGGAATAACCTCTACATTTATTGGATCTACCTATTCAAATTTCATTAATTCTGGAATCAATCCCGCTGACATAAATACAACTTTTTCACTCATATATAAAAATCTATAAACATGATAATATCAATAATTGGCTTAATCGCTACACTCATCACAATAGGATCATTCCTATTTAAAGAAATCAAAGACATTCGAATGGTTAATTTCATTGGCTGTTTGGTTTGGTTATTATATGGATCGTTAAAGCTCGATTTTCCGGTCATAACGGTAAATTCTGCTATTGCTCTGATACACCTATATTCATTTATAAAATCCGAAGATGATAACAATTCTATCGGTAGCTAATTTAGTTAATTATATTGTAATTGGTGCCATTTTGGCATTCATTTCCGATATAACTATGAGATACATTATCAAAAAACCTGAACTAGAATTTACTAACGTCGAAAGATGTGCCATCATTGCGCTTTGGCCTATATACGTGGCAATCATTATATTAGGAAATTCAAAATCAAAAAAATAGAAACATGCTAAATTATTTCAAACAACCTAAAACCCGAGCTATCATTTCCACTATATTGGTAGTTGTGGGAACCACTCTTTCCATCGAAGCTGCTCTATGGTTAGTATTCAATTATGGACGAGAGCTAATGGCCTTCACGGTTATTCTCGCTATGGCTTGGTTAAGTCGTAGTATATACTTTTCGTATTTGGAAAAATATCGCAAAGAAAAAGAAACAAAATAGTCAATCATGCAATATTATATAGGCATATTACCAGAAGATCGAGGTCGACTTAGATCCACGATAGAGTTTTTAAATGACAATCCCAATTGGCGATGGCAGGTTAAAGTCTTATCAGAATTTGACGATCCTGATGGATATTATACATTCCAAATGGAAGGGAATGAGGAGACTTATCGACACTTTCTTCGACTCTCTACTAACGAAGGATTTGTCAAATCTCTTAATCATTATGAAGAGTAGTTGGTTCGTTTATATAGTTCGTTGCTCTGATGGAACTCTGTATACCGGAATCACCGTTGACCTTCAAAAACGAGTGGCCTCTCACAACTCCAAGAAAGGAGCTAAATATACTGCGACTCGAACTCCTGTCGAGTTAGTTTGGTCTCAACCTTCAGAAACGAGATCCACTGCCGCGAAAGAAGAGTGGAGAATAAAACAGCTTTCCCGTACAGAAAAACTCGCCTTAATAGATAATCTTATATTATAATAATCTAGTACAGATCACTCCCTTGCAAGTAGAGTAAATAAAAAGTTTGCTCACTCTAAACACACTCTTCTAATATAATCTACTACATCTTATATAGGATAAACCGCTTTATATAGAAGGTAATACGCTATATAAGGTAATAATCTATATAGATAACTCTCCTCCTCGTCTGACTAGTCGTGGTGTTGTGAGCGGAGAAATCCGGTAAGCCACGGAGGAAGCCGGTATTTGCAGATCCGCTTATAGTGACACCTTTTGTTTTCCGCATTCTCACAAAGATTTGCCGCATATACCAACGAGCCGTTAAGTACCGAGGAATCCATAATCGTAATGGCTCTCAATCACCCAGGGCTCGTTGCTAACTCCCATCACCAAAGCTACTCCGTCCACAACCCGCCTACCCTTATATAGTGATAATTGGATCCGGTGGTAATTCCGCCTTACCTTATATAAGGAATATTGAATCCAGTAGCGATTAAGATGTTAATAACTTTCTCACAAAACATTTTTTTATTACAACCTTTTTTATTATATTTGTATATACATAATAACTAATACACTATATGGAAGAACAAGAAGATTTTAATCAGGAACTCGATCCTGTACAAAAGGCCGAGTTAGAATTACAATATCAAGAAGAAATAGGAAAGGCCATGAGAAGTGCATTTGCTTATATAGAGGAAGATCTAGGCTGGGAGGCTTGGATCGAGAATCGAGTGATTGGTGACGCGGCCAAGAAGCGGAGAATCCTCGATAATATGATGAAATGGTTTGCTTCTCCAGAGGTGGAGGAATATGAGAAATCCGCTCGCATCAAAAGGGCTATTGATACTCTCGTATAGGTTGTTAATAACTTTGTTAATAAGTTTTGAAACAAATAGTAAAATAAATTTTTTTATTCCACAAATAAGTATTATATTTATATATTATTTAATTAACTTAAAAAAGATCTATATGCAAATCAATCAAATTAAAACCGGTTCCTTTATTCGTAACAGCGGTGGATTTACCTTCCACGTAACACTTACCGAGAAGTTCGCTCACCTTCACCCTATCGATGATAACACATCTACCTCAACGAAGGTACTACCTATAGCGGTATTCAATCAGTTAATTCGTAATCACAACTTCGTTACCGTTACCAATCCCAATAACGCACACGAAAGAATTCTTACTAAATCATATGGATCAAGATTATTAACACAATAATGTTAATAACTTTCCCATCAAACATTTTTTTATACCAAAAAAAAGTATTATATTTATACTATATTTAAAAATCAAATAAAACAAAAAAAATCAATTATGGCAAAATCATCTAGAGGCGGATTAACAGTTTACGATAAACAAGATGTGGTAATATCACAATTCGCAAAAATCGTACGTAACGAACAATACAGAAAAGAACCAACATGGTTCGAACAACAGGTAATCGATTCTAAACAACGTACTGCGGATTATCAAAAACGTATGGTGAACAACCCACCTCAACCCCGTATCTCACACTATAATCCAGACAATATCTTAAATCGCACCAGACACTTATCTGCGGAAGATCGTAAAATCGCAATCAAACAATTTCTTAAAGAAGAAAAGGCTGCTAATAATTTAATCAATCAGTAATCTCTAAATAAAAAAAACATATGTCAGCAAGACCACACTCCCTAAATGATGAATTACCTTCTAATCCAAATATTAGAAGAGATCAATACAAACGTATACTTGGTATTCTTAAAATACATCGTGATCGTCCTCAATTAGCTTTCGATCTTATAAGAGATTACGCTAAAGGTGTAGATAAGGTGAAAACCGTTTTCCTATACCCCAATGGTACTGGTGATATCCCAACCGAAATTCGAGTAGTTTCTGAAGGTTCACATACCGAATCTATGGCTACACAAATCATGACTACCGTTTATTCATTTCCTTTCGAACGTCCTGAAATCGTTGAACCACCCGTATTGTAGAATACATATAATAATAAACCACTCCACTCTCACACAGACGGTGGACTAAAAACAACCAATCAATGACAATATCTCAAAAGCAATTTAGTGACTTCCGAGAAGACGCACTAAAAAATCAACCACTCCGCAAGGAAATCGCACTAGCCGATATTCGTTTCGTCACTATGGATGCAATCGAATATGCCGGTTTAAACTTTGGACTTGCTCGTCCTGCACTTAAAGATCTAATGCGTATATTAGGTGTAAACATGAATATCGAATCTCGCTTATCTGAATCTATCGGTGAGGATGGTGCGAGGAACTTCCTTAATGGTCTAAGATCTGCACTATCTAAATCAGCCGGATCTATTATCTTATCGGTTACACCAGATCGCATCATTCAACGTATCACTAAAGGTGGAAAAGAAACTTCACTCTTTACTGCACCTACCTACTTCAATACAGTAGATCGCTTTATGAATACCAACTCCGGTATGGAAATAAAGGATATGCACTTCAATCGCGAAACAGGTGGAATATCGCTCTCTGCGGCTTCACCCAAATCAGAATTTAACGTGGGTAACTTTAACGATGAGGTTTTCCATGGAGGATTAAATCTCTCTATCACTGCCGATGGAATTAAAGCCGCTCCTTATCTACACCGTCTAGTGTGTACGAACGGAATGGTAACACGTTCTTTCGAGGAATCCTTTAATCTTAATCGCAACACCACTGAAAGTTGGACTTCCTTCTGGCAGAATCTAGAAAGAATCGAACACTCTGGATTTCAACCCATCGCCTTTACCAACAAGGTACTCGCTGCGAAAAACACTACTGCTTCTTTCGCTGAGATGGAAAGATCAATGAACCTCATCCTAGGTAATTCAAAATGTGATCTAGACAATCTACCCCAATTCATCAATTACCGTCCGACCTTCAATCGTCTACACTCTACAGGAATCGATACCCTGAAGTTAACACCAGGACAGAAACGCAATCTACGTACTGGCTTAACCATGTGGGATTGCATTAATGGAGTTACCGATTTTGCCTCACACAATTATGGTTTTGAAAAAACAGCTAACTGTGATCGCCACTTACAGTTACAAGCTGGTGATATCCTCACTAAGGACTTCGACACACAAAACCTAATCCTGAATCAACCTTACTAAGAGTAAGGAACTGCGAGTGGAGAAAACCACTCTAATTTGATAATACCACTAAGGCTGCTCACTAGAGTGGCCTTTTTGTGGTTTACACAGCGAGACTGCCCTATTACTCACCTTTACCACCTAGAAGAGACTAGATACCTTCTAGTCTCACCTAATAAGGGCCTGTACAGATCTAGACCAGCAAAACAACATCCTACTAGATCTAGATCTTAACAAGAAGAGCCTAGATAGACTAGATGAGTACTAGCAGTGTACTAGTAGGATCTATTAAGGCTAGAAGCAGACTAGAAGAGCTCAATATATCCACATATAGGACAGAAGAGTGCTATAAAGACTCATATATACTCATTATATCACCGATAGATCATCTAGAAGCCGCTGAGGTGAGCTATAGGGACTAGAAAGTCAAAAAAAGGTCACAAAAAGCCAAAAAGGATCACTTTTAGCCAAAAAGGATCAAAAAGGCCACATGTGCTCCTCGTAATCCATGTCTTGTCCGCGTTAACGTCCCGTGGAAGTCCAGTCCTGGCTAGGGCCCATGAAATTCCGGACATTTTTGACCCTCGAAACTTTGGGCCGGAAATAAGGCGACGCACATCCCACTCTATACGGAAAGCCCTTTCTGGTAACGCGAGTAAGAGAAGCCCAAAGGCCTTTTTAAAAAAATTTTCCAGACTATATAGGATCTCTCGAAACTCATTGACTAATATATAGAGTAGCCGGTGAGTCTTTTTAAACCTTTCTGACTCTTTGTTTTGCTCGAAGGAGAAGGTACTGACAGAGTGAAGACGGCTACTTTGTTTACAGTAATCTGTTAATAGTAAACTCTTACCCGACGCAAACGACGAGGGGCCATCCAGACTTCTCTGATGGTTTATTTCGCATCCCTCTTTTATACTCTCGGTATAAATTCGAGACCTCGATTGAACTGCCGATACCGCGACTCGCATCTGATAACCACGATAAATAAACCATATACTCGATCTTACCGGCGAATCGTGTAAGTCATATAAAAACTAATATGGAAATGAAAACTGTAATGTACTGTTCAACTATTGAAGATGCACGAGAGTGTATTGAAGATGATACGACGATATTTCCGCTTCTCGAAAGAGCTCTGATTACCATGTGGAAGACAACCTCTCACTCTGAGGAAGTTCTAGAAATCCGTTGTATGGATGTAGGTGCTTCTATGTGGGTAACTCTCCGTCGAAGTGAGTGTGATGAAGTATGGGAGAAGATCATCACTTGGAGAAGTGGAAGAGAAGAGTGGGAAGAACTGACGGTACTTAAAGATATTCGAGATGAGTGGTTCAACTCTAAGAAGGTTGTGGAGCCAGTCCATTGAAAAAAAAAAGCCCTCCAGCGTTCAAACTCTGAGTTTCAGGAATAAATAGAAATATAAACGAACAAAAAAGCGCGCAGCGGCTTCCACCTCTGAGTACCAAGAATAAATGAAATCAATACCTACATATCACGAATTCCTTAATGAGACCGTCTCATTTAATACCGATACTACTGGTCGTGAAGATTGGGATGATGATCTAAAGAAACATTCTAGAGATTTTACTCAATCTATAGTAATAATGAGTCCGATGGATTTCTTGAAGAGAGTTCAATATCACCGATTTGAGATTAATAAATCTAAAGTGGCTAATTATGTTAAAGAATTTCGTGGTAATGTCAAAGGAATTCCAGCACCAACCATGTGGTTCTCTGATAAGTTTCAATACGATAAAGGACTTGCTCCTGCTTTTCATGATGGATCTCATCGCATGCTAGCTCTACAAGAAGTAGGGATACGAGAAGTTCCGGTTAAAATTATATACTAAGATGAAAAACATTCAAACATACGAAAGCTTCTTAAATGAACTTCGACATTCAAAAGAGTTTTTAATAGACCTATTTTCTAAAATGGATATTTTAGATAATGATGTATACAAAAACATTTTAATCCATTACATTGAACAACCACAAAATTTAGAAAAACAAGAGTTCATTGATTTAGTTTCATGGTTGATCCAGAATAAAAACAAGTACAGTGAAGTACTAAAGCCTAAAAATGGATATGCATACAGAGGAACTTCAATAACTCCTGATATGTTTCATAAATTAAAAAATGGATTATCAAAAAAAGAAGGTGGTATAAGCATATTTAACTTTCCTTATACCAGCGAATCAGAAGCACAAAGTTGGACATATGATTATAAAGTAGCAATGAGGTTTGCGGATAAAGGTCTTTTAAATAACCCTAGATTAGAAAAAGGAGCTAGACCAGCTATTTTAAGAGCTAAGATAGATGATACATTTGTAGGTAATCCTAAGTTGACTGGTCCCATAGCTGACCGATTAAGTCTGAAGTCCGAAAAGGAAATATTTCATTTAGGGAATTCTATAAAAGATGCTGAATGGATGATATTCTCAGCCGATATAGAATTAGGAAAATTTAATTAGTATAAAGACTATGAAATCAATATCGACATATGATGAATTCTTAAATGAGTCTATTCGTGCAGAAGAGGCTTATCGAGATACAGGAGCTATTCAAACCGTCATTGATGGAAAGAGAGATATGGGATTCATTACCATCAAATCATCGGTTGATGTGAGCGAAAAAGAATTCTGGACATTGGTGAAGATACACGATCTGAGTACCATTCACCTATCTGGAAATGAATATGATGCCTATATCTATTATCATAAAGGAGCCGAGCGAGGTGCCAGAGAGCTAGCGAAGATTGCTAACAAATACGGTGGATATCTATCACATGAAGCGACTGAACGAGAATCTCGTCGAATAGGCGAACTTCTAGGTTACGATCGACGAGACATAGATGATTATATAAAGAAAAACTACAAATAATGGATAATGGAAAACGTAATCAATTAAAACCTGTGAGAATCGCTGATGTTAATAAGTTGGTGGCTAATGATCCGAGGATTCTTATTAAAGTTAATCATAAAGGTGGAAGTGGAGTTTCTCTTATGAACACTAATAAAATTAAAGACCGAAAATAAGAATGAGAAAGATAGCCTTATATGAGCAATGGATAAATGAAATTGGTGATTCATCAGCCAAGCCATTCAAATGGAGTAGTCCTGTTATCGCTGTTAATATGAAGAGATGGATAGATGATTGTATCGAAGGAGCTGCAGACAAGAAGATGAGTGGAACTCAAGAAGATATTTACTATAAAACTAAAACATTTAGATATGAATTCCGATCGGATGTGACTAATACAAATTATCATGTACACATCGGTGGATTTGTTGGTAGAAATATCTGGATTGCCTTTCAAGGAGAAAAACCTAAAGATTGGGTTGGATATCATATAATTGCCGGATTAGGATTTGGTGTTGAAGGAGATTTCGATAAAACTACTAATCTTAATGAACAATTCCGAGTAATGGCAACCGTTACCGAATGTGCCATTGATTTTCTACAACGATTCTTGGATGATGGACGAATCAAGATTGATAAATTTCACATGAAACCTAAGGCCGATCACGAAGAACAAAAAGGAATAGATTCTCGTCGAGCTAAACTATATGCCCCTTATATTAAAGCCGCATTCCGCAAACTCAAAACGAAGAAGGATTATTACATAGATCAAGAGGCAGATGGATTCGTTCTTCATTTCGGAAAGGTCATAATGAACTCTCCTTATTCCACTTCAGTATTAGCATCAACCTTTGAAAATGAAGAATCCAATGAAATCAATTAAGCTATATGAAGCCTTCTTAACAGAAGGAGGCTGGGCAACAACCAAAACACAAGGAACCGTTCTGACTCCAGCTGTTATCGCTGAGGTTGTGAAGGTTATGGATCTGATCAATACGGGATTCAATGGACATTTGAGAGAGCTTGAACTTCCCACTCTAGATATTCTAAAACCTATTGGCAGTGGAACTTGGTGGAGTGAAGATGTGACCGAACAACCAGACAAAACTTATGGAGATGTCGATTACATGGTTGCCTATCCCACTTTGAAGCTCACTGCTGGTCGTGATAGAGAAGATGAGATTGCTACGGTGAAGCTATACAATACCGAGCTGCTCATGTGGTTAGAGGAAGAAGGTATCACCGATGTAGATATTGATGAGACGAAGAAAATATCTTCGGATGTTTCTCTTAAGTTAATTGCGATCGTTCCCTTTAATGGAACTGATGCATATGTTCAGGTTGATATGGTTGTTACTCACAAAGAGTATAGTGATTGGGCAGTATTCCGTATGACTCCTATTCGTAACGTTAAAGGTTTTGTGCTAGGAAATCTCTACTCTTCATTTGGTGAAGTTCTAGATTTGTCTATTCAGGCAAGAGGAGTAAGAGCTAAATTTGAAGGTCAGGTTATGAAGCCTTATTCTAAACGAGCTAATGTTGAGGATCGCATCATCTCACAAAATGCTGAATCATTCATGACCGATATCGCTCGTTTCTTTTGGGAACAGAGCGGAACAGATATTCCATTCACCGCTACTCCTATCGAATCTTGGAAGGGAATGGATCGCAACTCTCCTCGATTCGAAGATCTAGCCGAAGGAATTCGTCTGGTTGCCGAGACACTAGGTCAGCTAGACGAATTTGGAACTACTATTAAATACAAATCAGCTGCTGATCTACTAAATGCAGTGATTGCTCAATATACGAAGAAGATGATGGAAGCTTATAATTCTGCTAAATTTGATAAGGCAGAAACTCCAGCAGCAAAAGCCATTATCACTAAAGTTAGAGCAACCATTGACGAATATATCAGTCTGGCTAAATCACTACTTACATAAAAGTAATATGTTATACTATTCACCAAAAATTGCAGTCGGAGAATCGACTGTAGCAGGCAGAGGTGTATTTGCCATAGCCGATATAGAGGCTGGAGAGGTACTTGAAGAGTGCCACTTCTTTTTACTAACTAATGGTAATCATTCAGCTATGGATGATACTTTAAAAGAGATGGTATTCGCATGGCCGGCATATAATGATGTTCATCAATTTGCTGTTGTACTAGGCAGTGGAACTGTTTATAATCATTCATATGAAAACAATGCAACCTGGGATACTGATGAAGCTAAATGCTGTTTCAGATTTTCTTCTACTCGAGACATAAAGGCCGGTGAAGAGATATTCACAAATTATAACCGAAGCGGAGGAAATCACTTTGATTGATAAATATAAAAACACACAAAAGCTAAATGGCTAATTCAACATACACAGATCTTCAAGTTCTTATTCAACGAATAAGAGGTAAGCGAGTTCTTCTTCTTACAACATCTAATAGATGGAGTGGTGATGAAGGAGGAAAACCTAAATCTACTCAATTGGCTGAGTTAATAGCCAGATCTTTATACGACGATTCAACGGATTCTACTCTTTGTAAAGTAATAGATATTCCATCTCTCAATATTCACAACTGTGAAGGTAATGTATCTTCCGGAAGTGGTAATGGTTGTGGAGTTAAGGCTGCTGCCCTAAAGGATACCACTAAAAATCCTACTGGTAATCTTCGTTGTTGGGCTTCTATTAATAATGCCGATGATGAGTTATGGAAAGTTAGTAATGCTATATTCGAATCAGATGTAGTCCTCTTCTTTGCTTCTACAAGATGGGGTCAGGCAAATGCATTCTATCAAAAACTTATCGAACGTCTAACTTGGTTAGAGAATCGTCACACTACTCTTGGTGAATCTAATCTACTAGGAAATATTGAAGCTGGTGGATTCTTCATTGGACACAATTGGAATGTAGAAGATGTAATGAATACTCAAAGAACGGTACTTCAGTATTTCGGATTTCAAGTTCCACCTCAACTTTTTCTTCACTGGCAATGGACTAATAGTGATACTAACGAAACTCAGAAAGGATATGAAGCTGATGCTAAAGACTTCAAAGAGGTTTGGAAAGTTGGAACATATCCTTTAGAGGAAAGTTTTAATCGTTGGTTGAATGAAGCTGGTTATGATGCTGGTTCTAGAAAACCTACTCCGGAAGAGGTTGAAATGTGCAAATCTCCAGAAGGATTTAATCAGATAAACCACTGCAAAGCTTTAGGACTTACTCCTCGTGAAGATGGAACCAAAGCCAAATCTAAAAAATATGGTGGTGACGCATAATGAAACCGATAAAACTTTTTGAAGATTTTATTAATGAATTCGATACAGGTAAAGTATTACTAGGTGATCCTTCTTTATTGGGTAGACCTAATAAATGGGAAGATCTCGGAATAGAGTTTGAACCTAATACTGCTGACAAAACTCAATTAATACAATTGATAAAAGATTGGATTTTTAAAGTAAAGGCAGATCCAAAGATGGGACATATCCTTAAAGAATTGCTGCCCTTAAAAAAGAAGTTTCCGAAAATATTAGAACCATCTGAAGGTAGATCCGTCTATGAAGGTACTTCTCTTTATAGAGGAACTATAATACCATTTAAAGAAGTGTTATCACTAAAGGGTAAATGGAAACGTAACGACGCGGTTGATATTTTTGGTGGTAGCCTAAATCTCAGTACATCATATAATTGGGAAAGTATTAATAGAAAGGGATTCACTTCGTTTACACCATCTATCGAAATAGCGGCCACTTTTGCAGGAAGCCTTAGTTCAGAAAATTATAACGAAATTGTAGCATCTAAAACGGTTGTTAAAAGATTATTAGATGGATCCATTGATGGTATGATTCCGATGATTATTAAAATTAAAGACACACATCCCTTAGCAATTATGAATCCGGTGTTTACTCAATCAATTCACGAATTCATGAATGAATTTGAGGTATTTGTTGTTGGAAATAAAATCCGGGTTGATGAAGTTATAATTCCAGGATGGCATTACTACGAAAGAGATGCTAAAGAATTAGGAGTAGATCTTACAAAATATTTTAACATACAATGAAACATATCCAAGGTTTTAATACATTCCTTAATGAAGGCGAAGGTTTATTTGCTGATGCCGGTAAAGGATCTACTAAAGGAATTGGATATGGAACGCCAGAAAAAGCTAAAGAGACTATTAAGATCGCTGACAAAATGAAGGCAGACGATCCAGGAAAAGCCGTTCAAATCGTTAATGCCATGCTCAATCGAGCTAAATACTCAAATGGTCAGAATGATGGCATGAGAGCAGCAATTCCCATCTTTCAAAAATGGTTAAAGGCCAATCAAGCATCTGAATCATTTTTAGGAGTTGATGAATTCATTCTAGAAAAACTTTGGCAAAAGGAAGTAGAATCTTCTCACCTTAACGAAATTGAATATGACTCATCAACTGAAGAACTAACTATTACTTTTAACAATGGAGACCGCTACAGATATTATGAAGTTCCTAAATCCATCTTCCGAGAATTTGCCAATGAGAAAACTATTCTAGGAAAGATTGGTGGAGGAATTGTCAAAGGAGCCAAGAAGCTATTTGGTAAGGATATTGACGAAGGTACATATGGTAAAAAATTCTGGTCACTCATTCGTCGAGGTGGCTATCAATACGAAAAACTCTCATGAAAGAAATAAAATTATATGAGCAATGGCTCAATGAAATCGATGGTCCTGCAGATGGATCTCTATTCGGTACATCCGGAGTAGATTTTGGATTCATCGGTCTGCAAGATCCAGGAGACACACCAAATTCGTTTGAACCTAATATGGTTGAATCCTTTATTATTGATCTTCTTCAAAGACACAATAATACCGTTCCTTCTCCTGGCACACTTACCGTCGAGTATCTTGAAGATATCGAAAAGGTACAAACCGGAATGAGTGATAAAGATCGATCATTTGTTCAGGCAGTTAATAATAATCCTATGGCTTTTCATGTTGAAGATGCCAAGAAAGCTGGTATTGATCTAGATGGTAAATGGTTAACTGAATGTTGGGATTATGCTACCAGTGTAGCAGGTACTGCAAAAGATATTTGGAAAGTAAAACGTCCATTTGAATTAAGCTCAAAAGTCAAGGGGTTGGTTCCTACTAAATCCTTCTCATTTCCTTCAACTAATGCGGCCGGATCTTTTTATGTAGCAAAAAAGGTTGCAGAGAAATATCCTCAATTGAAAGAATCTCAAATGGAAGTGGCTACTCAAATAGCAAATTCACGAGTTGTTGCCGGTGTGCATCATCCATTAGATATTGCCGTTGGAAAAATGTTAGCCTTAGGCTTATTATAATGTTCAAGAAATTTAGACAATTCATTAATGAAGATATTCATATACCTTCCGGTAAATGGATAGACACTGACCTTAAAGGTCAGGATGATGATATGATGCAACTCATATGGACAATGTATACTGACACATACTCTAAACAAGGATTAGATTTCTCTGCCGATGATTATGCTGAACTTAAAACTAAATACCAAGCAACATTCTTAAAGGATGTTGACCATGATCGTATTCCAGATGCCTTTATTATATACAAGAAAACGAAGTATGGAAATAAGATTGCTCTTCTAGGAACTAATGATAAGAAGACTGCAAAACGAGATCTTCTAGAAAAAACTATTTCATTACTTAAAAATCCTGGTTGGTTGTTAGAGGCCTCTCGTAAAATGGAAGAGATTCTTTCAAATTCAAATGTTCCTTATATTGAAGATCCTGAAATCATTGCTGATATTGTCGGTAAAGACAAGAAACCTGAAATGGTTAAACATGGATATTATACAAGACTTCTTTCAAAAACACCAAAGCGTATCTTAAAACGCATGTATGGTAAGGTCAAATAGACCAAAATGACCTAGTAGTTATTCGGCGGATCCCGTCGGTTATTAAGTAAACCCACTTTTAGGAGATATGTTCTTATAAATAATATGAGAAACAAACATATGAAAAATCCTATTTTAATTTGCCTGTTACTATTTAATTTAATTGTAATTGGACAAACAACACCTAAAGAAAGATACATAAACAATTCTGATTATCTTTCTAAAAACTCCTTAGTCGATTACAAAAGCTATTACGGAGATTCCATACAAGGATTCGACGAAGCAGCTATGAAAGTTGAACTACTAAGACGAAACGTTTTTGGTTCAGAATACATCAACTACATTGCTCTTGTAAAAAGAGAATGGGTAAATCAAAAGTACGGTATCAAACCTGTACTACCTATCAATTCAAACAACCGACCTATTGGAGGTCCTAACTCAGTTAATTCACCTGGTAATGCTTGTGTGAATGAAGACTTTGAGCTTACTGCACCTGGAGCTTATAATGGAATGAATTCTGTTTTAGGATGGACAATTCAAAGTGGACAAAATACTTCCAATATCTGTTGTGGAAATCCTACATATGGTGCTGGCTGTGTTGCTAATCCTATTGCTAATTGGAATGCAGGTAGTCCTGAATTTTCTATTGTTGCTACTCCAATACTACCTGCTCCTAGTTGTGCTAATCCTCCTGGATTTAGTATTGACAATGTATCAATACCTAATTCACCTCTTGGCGGTAACCGAGTTGCAAGACTACAAAACTCATGTCCAACCGGTTTGATGACTCGAATTATGACACAATTTCCTGTTTCAAATTCTAATACCTTATTTCAATTTTGTTATGCTGGTTCATGGGATGGTGTTCATGAATGTTGTGGACAACCTGCTTTTAGAATCGATATGTATAATTGTACAGGTTCATTAATCCCAATACCATGTGCCAATGTAAGCCTAACTCCTTCCGGACAATCTTGTCAAAGTGGAGTTCCTGGATATCAGGTAACCAGTGGAGTTTCATGGGTTAATTGGCAAACAAAATATATTGACTTAACTCCTTATATTGGTCAGTGTATTAGAATTGTGGTAACTTGCTCAGATTGTTCTTATTCTGGACATCATGGAACTGCTTATTTTGATGCAAGATGCGGTGGTCAATTAGTTGGAGTTGGATTAGGTGGAGTTGGTGGAAACATTGCAGGACCTGTTAGTTATTGTGCTGGTTCAAATCAAGCTATTATTGCCGCACCATTGGGATACTCGTCATATCAATGGATATCTCCTATCACAGGAACAATTCCTGCTAATGCAGGAGGTACAGCTCCAGTATTAACCATAAGTCCAGTAGTTGCAGGTTTAGTGTATACAGTTCAGTTAAACTCACCATCAGGGTGTTCTTATATTGCAACCAATACAATCATGCCTACTCTTGTAAACATTGCAGGTATTGGTTCAGGCACAAGTTGTGCAGGAGGATCAAGTGGAACGGGTACTGTTCAAGGTAATGGCAGTGGCACAGGATACAATTATACTTGGGTAAATTCAAATAATGCTGTAGTTGGTACCTCAGCAACAGTAAGTGGACTGCTTCCAGGAACATATAGCGTAACTATAACTGGTCTTGGCGCTGCAGGATGTGGTTCAGCAACATCAACTATATCAATAGGAGTTGGAATACCTCAAATGCAAAATCTATTAAAACCGTATTGTGGTTCTCAAGCCTATTTAAGTGTAACGGGTAATAGTGTTCAGTGGTCTACCAACAATACAGCTATCTCCGCTCCATTAGGAGTGGCAATGGGATACACAGTAAACAATCCAGTACAGGCTTCAGTATACACAGTTACCTATACTTCATTACAAAATTGTAATGAAGCAGCTTCATTCACCCTAATACCATCTCCGCCGGGCAGTATATCATTACTAACTACTTCTGTTTGTTTAAACTCGACAAATGGCAGTGGAACTATTAATCTAACTCCTGCATCTGGTTCTCCTCCTGGAGCTAATTCATATTCAGTATGGAATTCTAATAATACTCCGGTTTACAATTCATCATTGTCTCCTACTAATCAAAATAATTATTTGTTTGGAAACATGGGAACCGGTAGTTATCAAGTAAGAGTATTTGATGGTTCCTGTGCATACACAACTTCCTTTATTATACCTACTCATGTATTTTCTCCTACATTAAGTCCAACCTCAACAACTCTATGTCCTGGTGGAGGTATTGCAGCCGGAGTAGTATTTAGTATTCCACCATCATTATCTCAATACACTTACTCTTGGACACCTAATATCTTTTTAGCAGGAAACACTCAACAATCAACGATTATCATACCAAATCTTGCAGTAGGTACGCAATCAAATATAACTTACTCAGTTGTAATTACTCCTACTGCTATTAATTGTCCGATGACTCGTACATTAAATTTATGGGCAATCAATCCACCAATTCCAACTATTACTGCAATACCTAATATGTGTAACAATATGCTTCCATATCAAGTATTGGCTAATCCCAGTGGTGGTATCTTTACCGGAGTTGGAATGAGTACATTAGGTTTAATCTCTCCGACTGCTTCACTATTAGGAATCAATAACTTTACATATGCCATTTCAATTAGTACTTGCGCATCATCTAATACTGGAAGTTATCAGGTATCATATTTCAATACTTCATCATTAAGCTCTTCAATAAATCCTATATGTTCTACTAATTCAACAATAAATCTTATGACTATTGTTCAGAATACCTTAGGATCTTGGTCAGGTAATTATATAACGAATAACATATTCAATCCAGCAAATCTAAATGGAGTATACTCATTAACCTACAATAATTTATCAACACCAAATCCTACAGTATGTCCTTCATCTACTCAAATGAATATATCGGTTACTAATACAATAATTCCGACTATTGCAAATTCCAATCCATTCTGTACGAATGCCTCCTCTTTTGTATTGATCGCTAATCCAAATGGAGGAATCTGGTCTAACAATTCTGCAGTGAGCGGTTTAGGTATTGTAACTCCTTCATTGACATCTCCTACAAATACAACGGTTAATTATGTCGTTAATGTTGGTCCATGTATAAACACAAACACATTCAACATATATCCATCAACTTTCAATACGGCTTCTTTAACTGGATCTATCCCTAATTTATGCGTAACGAGCTCATCAATAAATCTAATGTCAATCGTACAAAATACGACTGGATCTTGGTCAGGAATGAATGTTACTCAAAACATATTCAACCCTTCAGGATTACCGACCGGAAATTATACTTTAACATACAATACCAACTCGGCTCCTAATGTTACTCTATGTCCAGATAACCGAACAATAAACATATCGGTTCTTAATCCGGCATCTCCGAACATTACTACATTCGGACCTATATGTAGCAAAGATGCTATTATGCAAATGACCGTTACTCCTAATTCTGGTAGTTGGATTTCTACTCCATATCTAAACATTAATGGAATATTAAATCCTTCGCTATGTCCTATTGGAATTAATGCCATTCAATATGTAATAGGAACTAATACTTGTTCGGCTCAACAAACAAAAACCTTTGTGGTTGAGATGTTCATTCCATCAACGATAACAAATCAAATACCTGACTTGTGTAATACCAGCTCTCCCATAAATCTTAATTCATATTCTGGTTTTCCTGGATCTTGGTCAGGATTAGGAATCAATGGTTCAATGTTTACTCCATCGAATTCAGGAACATTAATTCTAGTACATACCACATCATCATCTAGTGGTTTATGTCCTAGTACGTCAAGCATATCAGTTAGAGTATATTCATTACAATCTCCAGTAATAATCAAGCCAAATTCTGTATGTAACACATATGCGCCTTTCCAATTACAAGTAAATCCAATCGGTGGTATATTCGGAGGTAATGGATCTAATACTAACGGAATTTTTAATCCAGCATATGGAGCGATAGGAAACAATATAATTAATTACAGCATTTCTGCCGGTCCTTGTATAGCATATGCACAGACTACTGTTAATATTGAGAAATTTATATCGGCTGATCTAGATCGATACCCTAAAACCGTTTATTGTAAAGGTACTGAATATCCTTTTAATCTGAATTCGTTAGTCAAAAATCCAAATTATAATTGGTCTGGTCCTGGAGTAAATGGTTATATGTTCGATCCACAAATGGCAAACATCGGAAACAACCTAATATATTATCGAACGCATTCTGCACCAACGGCTTCATTATGTCCGGATGAAAAATCATTTAACATAAGGGTTGCTCAAATAAGTAAACCCATCATATCGCTATCTGATTCAATTGGTTGTGTTCCTCTTAGAGTAATTCTCAATTCAAACGAAAATACTGGATTATCTTCTTGGAAATTTAGTAATGGATATTCTAGTGAAGCCAATTCTCTTGCATATACATTTACTTCAAGCGGAATACATTCAATAATATTCTCATATATCAATGATGAAGGTTGTGTATCGCCAAATCAAATGATTACTCTTATTAGAGTTGATGAGGTACCTTTTCCCAAGTTTCAATTACCAAAATCCATTTATGCAGGAGATTCAGAAATCCAAGCAATAAATCTAACTCCTAATGTAGGAAGTTACACTTACACATGGATGGTATCTAATGGATATTCAGTAAACACAATTAATCTTGCATACGATCCCAAGAAAATAGGCAAGTACGAAATAACATTAATTGCAAAGACGGTTAATGGATGCACGGCATCTACTAGAAAAATGATAGAGATACAAAACGAATTTGAAGTACATATCCCAAATACTTTCACTCCTAATAGAGATGGTCTCAACGATTATTTTCTTCCAGTATTTTCTGACTATGGAGTTGAGTTATCTTTTTATACACTAGAGATTTTCGATCGATGGGATCACTTAATTTATAGATCAATCGATCCTAAAAAAGGATGGGATGGAAAAGCCAAAAATGAATTATGTCAACAAGGATCCTATGTATACAGACTTAAGTTTTCTGATAAAGAGAAGAATGTGTATGAGAAGATTGGACATGTTCTCCTTTTAGGATCCGATTAAAATTGTTAATAACTTTCCCGTAATAAATTTTTTTATTCCAAAAAGTTTTATTATATTTGTATATACAATTTAAACAAATATACTATGGAAAATAATTTTGAAGTATCCGATCTTGAATTACTCACAACATCGGAATTAAAAACTCTACTAATCGATTTATTCGATGGTAATGCAGGTGAAATTCTTTATGGTTTTCGAGAAATGGGAATTACCAAAGATGCTAATCTTAAATCGGCAATAATCCGATACATCATTCGTAAACAACCCATCAATGCATAAACGAAGAAGCGATCGTAACCATCTCATCTACAAAATAGAAAATCTCTCAACCGGAGAATTCTATATAGGAGTTACAGTCGTAACCGGTAGAGCATATCTTAAATCTCTTAAATCTCGATGGAAGCGACATATCTATAAAGCAATGGTGCTTCGTGAAGAATGGTTATTTCCAAAAGCGATTCGCGAATATGGCGAATCTCAATTTAAACCTGAGATTATCGAAATTGTACGTGGTAAATCTACCGCATTCGGAAGAGAATCTCAACTTATTAACGAAATCCGACCAGCATACAACACACGAATGAAATGTTAATAACTTTTTTACATTTAGCCAAAAATAAGTTTCAAAAAATTTTTTTATTCCAATAAAAAGTATTATATTTGTTATATCAATTTAATATTAATCTTTTAAACTCAAAAAATATGAAATCTAAATCAAGTATCGAAAAAATTGCTGCAATTCAATCATTAGTATCGAAATCATTTAACATCGAACTACCTAAATTACTTTCACCATCTCGTACTGGTGAAATTGCATACATTCGCCAAATATCAATGTATCTATGCAGATTCAACACAACCGCTTCTCTTAAAATAATTGCGGCCGAACATAATCGTACTAATCACGGTACCGTTATCCATGCTTCCGAAGTAATTGGATTCGATTATCGCAAAAACGAAAAAGTACGTAATCAAATCATCGCATTAGAAACCCAAATTAAAACAATAGCATAATCATGAAAGTACACGAAAAAGCAAAATTATACGATTCACTCATAAAAGATTATGAGGAACTTATCACCGAAATGCAAAATCATTCAAACTCTATTAAAGAAATTGAAACTCGAGAAGATCTTAAAGAAATGAAGGAAAATAACGTTTCAACTTATTATCCTCTTTTAGCCGGAACCTATCAAGGTTCTAACTTTGGTTTAGATCTTAAAATCTCAAGAGCTCAATCTAATCTTAAATGGTATAAAGGCATAAAATAAATATGGCAACATTAGTTTGGTTAACCCATTCATTTCGTACAGACTCTAGGCTAACATCTAAATTATCCGGTCCTTGTACATTCGTATATTATTCACCATACTACTTTGCTGGTGATCGGGAAAAACAAATTCTGAAACAATGTTCAACGGCTAATCTTGAAGCATTTTACGAATCCCTTGATATTATGCGTAAATCGCTTAAGGCTATTGGCCACGAGTTTTACGTCTTCAAACAATCAAATCCTATTGAACATATCAATAGCCTAATTGATAAACATGGATTTGATCGAGTTGTAATAGATCTTCCTCTTTTTGGAATGTGGAAAACAACCGATCCAATGCAAATCAAAGTTCCTTTTGAATTAATCGATTCTGATCTTGTCGACGATACTTGTTTTAATATGACGGCTAAATCTAGGTGGATGTCACATACTCGCAAAATATCTACACACAAACCAAATCAATGGAATTCTGAAATTGTACCAAATCCTATTAATGAAGCAATCAAAAGTTATCCGCAATACACTAAGAATAACTTGATTATGCCTCACATCATAACATCTCGTGCATCGGCTATGGCTCCTACATATGCTCAAACTCGAGATAAACATAATGGCCAAACTCGTTTATCTACTGCATTTCAAAATGGTACGGTAGATCCTTGCAATATGTTCTATAGCATCGCAAACGATTTTCTAAAATCTGGCGCAGACTTCTCGATAAATGAAGGTGCCCATGCTGCAATGCTTCGTCAATTTGCTTTTCGTGAAATGACAATCATTCAAACTCGTCGAGCTAACCTAACCATGGAAGATTCCCCAATGCAATGGGCACAACAATTTATAACAGCAACCTCTCTACAAAATCTAAAGAGTCAAACAAATCCAGATAGCACTTTAACATTTGAACAAATCAAAACGGCTAGTACCAGCGATACATTAATAAATACAATTCTCGCTGAATCGTTTCAAGTTGGTGTAATGCCAAATCGTGCTAGAATGTTCTTTGCCGGATGGATGTTTTACAATGCACCAACTGGTCAACAAGCACTTGAATGGTTAATCGATACATTTGATCTTCTTCTCTTAGATGGTCAATGTCCTACAAATTATACACAATGTACATCCGCTATGAATATGCAATATGGTAAAGTAATGTTGCTTAATCGTCATAACGTTAAAGCATTACTTGCCTACGAAAATTAATCAAGCAACCTTTATTACTGAATCTGACCTGTGATTTTTAACATATAACCTTTATCTAAGGTGATCGAGGAAATAATATAGTTCTTCAGGCAGATTAGGTAATTCAAGGTTACTCCATCATACTCATATAATTTATACATTTATCTATAGAATTACGACTAATCAAAAACAAAATATGGCAAAGACTAAAAAACAAATCGTTGAGCTTACTCCGGTTGAACGAGTATTCGCTGCATTCATGGAAGATTTCAATGATACTGAATTACAAGAAAGACTAGATGGATTTGAAAGAACTCTTAAATCTCTAAAGGCTCGTTACAATGAATTAGTTCCTAATTTGAATGATGCTTTGAGAGATCAAACAATTTTAAACAAAATGATTTTGGATTCGGCTAAAATGAGTTTCATTAATAACGATGCTTTCAAGAGACTTAAGATTGTGGATTCATATCTAGACGAGAACATGGAACTTGCCAATGATCTTAAAAGTAAAATACAATCCGAAGAAGATCTTATCCGAAAATATAAAGAGAATTCACATGATCGTCTTTTTCGATGGTGGCAATCTATTAAAGCCGTAGAACCTAACACTATCCCTTGGTTAGAATGGAAAATCATGTATGATTCCAAGATAATTTAAAAATGTTAATAACTTTCCATCAATAAATTTTTTTATTCCACTTATTTGTTTTATATTTGTATATACAATTTAAAACAATATATATGCGAACACATGCTTCAACAACTTACTTCGAAACGCAATCATCCGCTTTAAACGAAGCATTTCAACACGTTCAATCTCGAGGTTATTTGGTAAACGAACCCGATAATCTATGGACTGAACATGTTTCATACGGAACAACCGTTCACTATAATCTTCCTCTTATTCTCGAACGAACAGGTAATCCTGCTCGTAAATGGTTGCATGTAAATCTTCATCGTATGGATTCAGGAAGATATGAATTAAACTACTACTTAAATTAATAAATCATGATAAGAAAAAAAGAAGAACAAACCGGACCTATCGTTATCGATCTTACTGGTCCTGATGGTAATGCATTCGCCATAATCTCATATGCAAATCGTTTCGCAAAACAAATGGAAATGCAACCAAACGATCGAGCACAAATGAATACCGATCTTATGTCTGGAGATTATGAACATCTCCTTCAAGTATTCGATAAGCACTTTGGTGAATTCGTTATTCTTGAACGATAAAAAAATGTTAATAACTTTTTGTCAAAATATTTTTTTATTCCACAAATTTGTTTTATATTTGTTATATCAAATTAATTAAAAAATCATATACATGGAAGCAATCCAATTAACAAATGCTCAAATCCTCAAAGCTGAAAAACGTCATGAACGTTCGAGATTTGCAGATAAGTATCAGCTAAAAAACCCATACAATGGAACTGAATATTTGTTCCGTGGAATATGGCGTTCAAATCGAGAATTTATTATTTCTCGAGGAACAGAAACTTATTTGGTACCATTTGATAATGTGAATCCAAATCCAACAAACGCAAAAATCGAATCTGCTGAGAATCGCAAAATCGAATTGGTACTTATTGATGATCTACATTATGATGATCGTATCTTTCAACCAATGCGAACCGGAACCCCAATCGATTACATGTTTTCAAACGATGGTGGAATTTATCCGGCTACAAATTACATGGTTATCGGTGATCCTGGCATTGGGAAATCTACACAAACACTTGATCTCCTTGCAAAAATCAAAAAGAACGAACCTCATCGAAAAATACTTTTCATCTCTGGCGAAATGAATCAAATCGATATGTATGGTTATGTTAAACGTTATCCATCATTCGGTAAAATACCTACTCTCTTCCTTTGTGATTATCTAGACGAGGATCCTAAAGAAATCATCGAACAAACATTTAATCAAGGTTGGGATATCATCCTTATCGATTCATTTATCGAAGTTCAAGAATCCGTTCAAGCTTCTTCAAATATGACAAGAACTGCAGCAGAAAAATGGTTAATCGATATGATGGTCACTCAAAATAAAGGAAACAATGAAGCAAATCTATTTACATCCGTACTTGCAATTCAACAAGTAACTAAGGGTGGTAATTTCGTTGGTTCCAATAAATTAAAACATAATACAACCGGTATGATCGAATTAAGATACTCATCCGAATTTACCGGTGATCGTTATGCTAAGGTAACTAAAAATCGTCGAGGTTTCAAATACGAAAAAATATACTTCTCTCTTGATAATCCACTCGAAGTAGAATACGATCAAAAACGACTTGAACGAGATGAAGAAATTCGTAAACGTTTACAACGTGAAAAAGAAACTCTTCTTTCCGAGGAAGAGAAATTCAATAAGATTTTCGGTATCATACAACCGGAATTAACCGAAACAGAAAATTAATCAATAATCCATAAACAAACAAAATCAAAAATAAATAATTATGCAAGCTACAAAAGCAACACCAGTAAGAAAAGATCGCGATCTAATGCGTCAAAAATCTAATGCCAGTCCTGTTCTCCTTAAACATTGGGAAGCTAATTACACACATTTTCATCGTAATGTAATTAATCCATCATTGTTAAAACAGGAAGATCTTGGCCTTGAATTTAAACATAAAGAAAGAACTTTTAAAATTATCGGAATGACTTCTATTTGGACAATGATCGTCGAAGAGATTCGCGAACCAGGAATGAAACCGGTGTATTGGGAATGTTCTCGACATTTTGTTCAATTCGCATTAGGCCGTAAAATTCAAGAGTACTTCAAAATTAAAGGAAAGATACATGAACGTCCTAGAGATTATGATGCAGTGCAATTATATCTTCCACCAATTTCCGTTCTTAGAAAATTGAAAATTGATAAGGATGAAGATGAAATTCAAGAAACTAAACCTAAATTCGAGATCTTTCAAGAAGACAACACAAAGGACGATTACAATAACGAATACGAATAATATGAAATATCTATCAATCGACATAGAAACATCTGGCTTAGATCCGGAAAACAATCAGATACTTTCAATCGGAGCAATCATTGAAGATACGGAAAACCGGCTACCATTCGATGAGATTCCTAAATTTCATGTATGCATATTGACTGATCAATTAACCGGATCTCCATTTGCACTCGACATGAATCGTGAACTCATCGAATCAATGGTTCATTATCAAACTGCCGAGGATCAAGATGAAAAGAATGATTTAGTAAACATGACTGGCATGCAATTCTTACAACGAGATAATGTGGTTGAATCTTTCTACGATTTCTTATTTCGTAATGGAGTCGTGGAAAATGTTGATTTTCCTATTAATCCAGGATTAAGTTCTAAAATGAAACCGGTAACAATCAATGTAGCCGGTAAGAATTTCGGTACATTCGACAAGTTATTTCTTGAACGTTTACCTCGTTGGAAACAAGCAATCCGAATCCGTCAACGAATTATCGATCCATCAATACTTTTCATTGATTGGAAAGCCGATAATGCAATGCCTTCATTAAACACCTGCAAAGTTCGAGCAAAAATTGGTGGTATCGTAACTCATAATGCTATCGAAGATGCATGGGATGTAATTCAATTATTAAGAACTCAATATTAATTAAACCTTAAATAAAATCAAAATGGAAATCTACACTGAAAAAAACGAAAAAACTGCATTTAAAAATCTATTGGAGCCAACTCGTAAATTCTTCCTACAATTAGGAAATTACCTACTAATCATCATTGCAATTACTGCCGGTTTTTTTATTGGAAAGTATTATGATGAAGTGTTCTCTAAGGATAAACCTGATGCACAAAAGTTAATCATTACTCAATCAAAAAATGTATCCGTTGCAATCTCACAAAACAGCGAATTGATTATTCTTGATCGTAACACCGGAAGCATCGCAATGTTCTCGGATACGGTAGGAATAAATATATTCAAGTTATATGCGAATCAAATCGCTGGTTCTATAAAGTAAATTAATTCATAAAATCTAAAAAAACGTAAGTAATATGAAGAAGCTAAAATTTTTAACCGTTATTGTACTAGGTCTTATCGTTGGCCTAATCCATTTAAGAATGGAAAGTAAAATGTACCCAAAAAACGAAAGCCTATCTCTACTTGATTCTGCTAAATCTCTAGGAATTCCACGGAATGCGGATTGCATTCAAATGTTTGAATCTATCGAGAAATGGTCAGAATTCTATAAGATACCTAAAAGTTACGCTTATGGAATTGCTTACGAAGAAACTAGATACGAAGGACCCTTTCATTGGAACTATCAATCGGAAAGAATTAGTCCAGTAGGTGCAGTTGGTCCTATGCAAATTATGATTGCAACTGGAAAATCTATGGATCCATCTGCAAATCGCAAAAGACTTCTAACTGATATTGATTTCAATGTTAGATTATCAATGAAATTACTTCGCCATTTACATGATCGTTATGGTGATTGGCACAAGGTATTCGGTTGCTACAATACCGGTAGACCTATGGTAAATCAATATTCAAAAAATGTAGCATCACACAAAATAGATTGGTCATTATGAAAATTAAAATGTTAAGAATAACAGTCGATCAAGCATCAACAATGGCTTGGTTGCATTCATTCATTAAAGAATCTACCCAAAACAAAGTAGATACTAGAAATGATTACTTAGAGATATACTCTGAGAAGGAATTAGAAATCATAGTTCATACTACTGAAAAGATTGATTTAGCTTTATGGCGAAAAAACCTTAATATAGTAATTAAAGAGATACCTTCTGCATAACAAAGATAGCCGCCTGTTGATGTGTATATTACCTTATTAGGAATCTATTATATGTGATATGCACATCAACACTGGTCTTCTTTTTTTAATTCATCTTACATATAATAAATATGAAAACATTAACGATAGGGGATATTCATGGTAGACGAGATTGGAAGAAATTCTTATTCGGAAGCAATGATTTATACCGAGAATGGCGAAGAGCCGCAGATATTGGTAAAGTAGATATTGTAAAGAATTTACTTCCTTTATATGATTATGATAAAGTTATCTTTGTCGGTGATTATGTAGATTCTTTCACGATAGAAAATATTGATATGAAGGAAAATCTACAGGATATCATTAACCTAGCTAGATTTGAAAGAGATCGAGTTGTTCTTCTTTTAGGAAATCATGATGTTCAATATTTCATACCTAAGGTTTCTGGATGTTCCGGATTTAGACCGGAAATGATGTGGGATTTTCAAGAGTTATTTCAAAGAGATCGAGACCTATTTCATTTAGCATTTCAATACAAAGATTGGTTATGGACGCATGCCGGAATTAACGAAAGATTCTATTCAGATCATATGGAAAACCGACCTCGTCATGGAACAGACGATTGGGCTCAAGTACTCAATGATATGATGATGAGAGAAGAGCCTCAAGTATTTCAAGTGTCTTTATATCGAGGAGGTGCATCTCTTTATAGCGGTCCTTTATGGACTGATCGAAAAGAATTAGAAAAGGAACCTATGCCTGGAATCAATCAGATTGTTGGTCATACTCCAGTAGATGATATTATTGAGATTGAAACTCCTAATGCAAACCTAGTATTTGTTGATACTCTAGAAAGAGGATCTAATCGACCATTCGAGAAAGTTTTTGATTATTAAATGGATAGAATTAAAGTTTGGGCATATTGTTTAGCTTGGAATGAGGAGAAGATGCTCACTTATTATTTGAGACATTACACCACTTTCTGTGAGCGAGTAATTGTATATGATAATGAATCAACCGATAATTCTAGAGAAATTTGTTCACGATTCCCTAATGTAGAATTCCGAACATTTAGCACAAATAATACATTCGACGATTTTGCACACATTGAAATTAAAACTCGATGTGTGCATGAAGCTCGTAATAAAGCAGATTTTGTTATTGTCACGGATTGCGATGAATTCGTCTATCATGAAAATATATTGGAATTCTTAAATGCAGCTAAAGGGAAATATTCGGTACTCTATCCTGCAGGTTTCGATATGGTATCTGATAAATTTCCTACAACTACTGGATCTATATTCGATGAGGTTAAATCTGGAGTTCCTAATCCCTGGTATTCAAAACCTGTTATACTAGATCCTAATTCAGTTTTCGAATTTTCTTGGGTTGAAGGCTGTCATGAATTAGTTAATGATACTCTAATATCATTTGGTGATATTCATCATGTCGTTGAAGAACATGAGATACCTACAGAAAAACCTTACCGAGGACATATGTGGCCTAGATATAAAAAACAATTTGAGATTCTCGATCGATTCTTTGACCATCCTCTTAAATTACTACATTGCAAATTCTTAGGTATTGATTATGTTGCTGAAAGGCACGAGGCATATTCTGCTAGATTGAGTGACGTGAATATTAAGTCAGAGTTAGCAAATCATTATTCAGATGATCTTCAAAATAAATTTAATGAGTTGAATTCTCAAGTTAAGTCTATTTTAAATTAGATCTCGGTAATAATTAAATGTTAATAACTTTTTTCAAAAAGATTTTTTTATTCCGCAAAGATTTATTATATTTGTATATACCATTTAATAATAAACATATGAAAATCAAAAACCAAACCAAAACCGTAATCAAATCTGAAATTTTATCAATCGCCGAAGAAATGTCTGCTAATGATTTTATCAACGAATTTAGTAGTCTATTAACATTTGAAGATATTGATAATTTACTCGATGTAAATGAAGGATTTACTAATGTTTCTATCGAAGTAAAAGATGGTAAAAAATATTTAAAAAATGAAACCATCTTCATCTTATTTTGCGATGGTAAATTCGATTCATACTCAAATTAATAATCTAAACTCGAAAAAAATGAAAAAGTTAAAACAAAACTGGCCAATAGTAGCTATACTAATTTGGTTTACTTTAATTGGCATAATTGCAGTTAAATTAGGATAATGGAATTAACAAAAGAAATACTAATCCAATACGAAGAAGAAGGATGGATTCGTTCACAATCGCATCCTACTCTCCCATTGAGAATTCTTAACTATACTCAGAAAACTCAGTATGAATCTCATTGGGATGAAGTAACTCTCAGTTGTCGAGGACTTATCATCGATTCAGAATATAAGGTAATCGTTCAGCCATTCGGTAAATTCTTCAATTATGAAGAGGTCGAAAACAAAGGAGAAATTCCTTTGTCTGGTGATTATGTCTATGTCCAAGATAAAATGGATGGTTCTCTTGGTATTTTATTTTGGTATGAATCCGAATGGATAATGGCTACTCGAGGATCTTTCACTTCAGATCAAGCAATCCGAGGATTAGAAATTGCAAATCGTCTATTTAATTTAGAGGCTTGGGAAAAATCCATTGCTTATGCATGTGAAATCATTTATCCGGAAAATCGAATTGTAGTTGATTATGGAATTGATGAGAAACTCATTTTTCTTAGTGCCTTTTATAACCGTGCATTTTATAATAACAATACAAAAGATTCAGAATTACATTGGACTACTGCAAAAGCATTCTTCAATGTAAATGGAATTCCTTACAAGTACATCGTTCACACCGAACAGCATTTCGTATTTGGAACTTCTCTTTATAAAGCACTAAAGGAAATGAATCAACGAAATTCTGAAGGTTTCATTCTTCGATTCCATCCTTCTAATTATCGAATGAAAATCAAATTTGAAGATTATGTTAGACTTCATCGAATAATCACCAGCATCTCATCATATGACGTTTGGGAAAACCTAATGAATACTGGTGAAATGTCTGAAAAGGTTTTAGTCGAAGTTCCTGATGAATTTTATTCATGGGTTCGTAAAACAGAAGAGGATATTCGTTTAGCATATTCCAAATTAGAAACCGAGTATCTAGATCATTTTGATTCCATCAAACGTTTAGGAACTCGAAAGCTATTTGCTCAATCCGCCAGAAACTTTAGTTATCCTGGAATTTTGTTCAATATGCTAGATGGTCAAGATTATTCAAAAGGAATTTGGTTAATAATCAAACCTAAATATGAGAAGCCTTTTAGTAATAATGAATCTTGATAAATGAACATCATATAATATTAAACTAATTAACACAAAATGGAAAAACGATACGATAGAGTAATAATCGAATTTCAGAAAGATGATAAATGCGTAATATCTGCTGCATTATCTGATGCCGATTTAGATTTGCTGCAAAATATGCATGGTCAAGAAAAACATGTTGTTGTTGCAATGATATTTCAAGAGATGGAAGAATCTTTAAAAGAAATGGATCAAAAAAATAGTGTCTCGGTACGCTCTGACGAAAGTTAACGATGAGGTCTCAGTAGGCAGAAGGCCTCTGATCCTACTCAACATGCCCTTATGGTGGAATTGGTAGACATGCCAGACTTAGGATCTGGTGCTTAGGCGTGTAGGTTCGAGTCCTACTAAGGGTACTTAAAATAACTATATTATGAAAAACCAATTAATGATTGCCGGACTTATACTAACTCTAGGGAGTTGTTCAGTCGATAAAGAAATTATCAGCAAAGCTGAATTTGTAAAATGGTCAACAAAAAATGATACCATCTTTTATAACATTAATCCAGTTGCTTATTATGACCATTCAGAATATGAGTTAAATCCAGGTCACGGTAAGTATGCTAAACCAATTCAGGAATTATCCATAACGCAATTGCGTTTTGATGTTAAGACCGATGAACTAATTAAATATATACATACAATACATCTTAGACAAAAGGTAGAAATTGTAGTACCTCGTCATTAAAAATATATTGCGGGATAGAGCAGTGGTAGCTCGGCGGGCTCATAACCCGTAGGTCGCAGGTTCGAATCCTGCTCCCGCTACTAAAGATGTAGCTCAGTGACATTAATGAGAGCAATCCGTGAGGACGTGACGGTAGGTTGGATTCCTCCCATCTTTTATTTTGGCTACCTTAATATGTCCCTGGCCAGGAATCGTAAACCCGAGATGCCTATCGCCCGAAGCACACTAGCTCGTTTGGATCGTAAGCCAACAAAGTTTTTGCCGAGTTTCCTTAAGGGTAGTATCATCTAAATAAACTCGGCTTTTTTGAATTATGAATATACTAATTAACTATGCTGCATTAGGAAGTAACTATGCAAGAAACCAACCTAATGGAGGATATTTCGAATCTCAAAGAAGGAACACTCAAACTGGATTAGATGTTGGTGGATTTGATCGATGTATTAATTATGGATCTCATTCTTTACCCGAAGATTTTTTTAACAAACACAAAGAACATTTTCAATATACTAGAGGAGCAGGATATTGGATTTGGAAACCTTATATAATTTTAGATGCATTATCTAAAATGGGACCTAATGATTTCTTAATGTATTCTGATTCAGGGTGTTATTTCATAGATAAAATAGATCCAGTAATAGATCTAGTAAATTCTACAAAATATGGTGTTGCTGTTTGTGAAATGCCTCATATAGAAAAATTTTGGACTAAACGAGATAGTTTTATCCAAATGAATTGTGATGAACCAGAATTTACCGACACTACTCAAAGATCCTCTTCGTTTTTCTTTTGTAGAAAGACAGAATTTGCTCATCATATTGCTAGTGAATGGTATCGTTGGATGTCTCATATTAATTTAGTAGCTGATGAATTCGTTGCACCATCAAAGAAACCATGTTATCCTGAATTTATCGAACATCGACACGATCAATCTATTCTTAGTTTAGTTTGTAAATTAAATGGAGTTGAGGCAATACCTGATCTTGCTTCATTTGATGAAGGCGGTCATCCAGTGATAGATAATACATATAATAGAAAATTTCCTCAAGTAATTTTCCATAACCGAACACAACATTAAATATGAAAGCCACTAAAATTTTTACCGATACTATAAATGGTATTGATTTGTCTATAATTGATGAGGAAAATTCAGAAACTCCTATTTGTGTATTCCGAGAGCTAAAGGAAGATTTATTCTATGGAATATCTAATTTAGATATTAAACCTGAAGATACTATAATTGATGTAGGTGCAAATACCGGAATCTTTTCAATATATGCAAAAAAACTATATGGCTGCAAAATAATTGCATTCGAACCAGTTCCTGCAAATTTCGAGAATTTCAAAAAGAATATTGTTTTGAACGGATTTTCCCTAGAAGATTTTGAAATACATCAGGTAGCAATAACCGGTAAAGATGGAGATATTATAAACATAGGAACTCCAACAAATAATAGCGGAGCATCTTCCACGTTTATTCAATCTGATTCAAGTCATTTTTCTATAGGTTATACATCTGAATGTGTTACCGAAACTTTAGGTAAATATATCAATTCTACCTGTGTTTATTTAAAAATGGATTGTGAAGGAGGAGAATATGATATTATTCCGACAATCCTAGACAAGCTGAATTTCTTTAAATGGATTGGTGCCGAAATTCATATATACAATCCTAATCAAGATCCAGGAGGATTAATAAACTTGATTAATACAAATTTCAATGGTAAATTATTCTACGGAGTAATTATACCTGGACAATAATTTAATAAACCTCAATATGCCAGAAATTACTGCTCAAAAGACATTAGTTATATATGGATCTCATGATGCATCCGTTACCTTCATAGATAAAAATAATGAACTTCGAGTTTTTGAATATGAAAGATTTGTTAAACGAAGATATTCTATGCTTTCTTCATCTTTCGATTCTCGAGAATATCTAGGATCTAATGAAGATGAGCGTAAACAATTCTTTACCTTAATAAAAGAGAATTTAGCAGATCCAGAAATAACAAATATCTTCTATTTAGAACTAGATGGAAAAGATCTAGATTTCATTCGAGGATTTTTTCCTTTAGCACAATTCTCTACATTCCCTCATCATTTAGCACACGCAAATGGAGCTTATCATCTATCCAAATTTGATAATGCTCTAATTTTTTCAGTTGATGGAGGTGGAATAGATTACGAAGCAGTAAGTACAATTAATGTTTATCTAGCAAATCACGGAGAGATATCCGGCATACATAAAACATCTATTGATTATGGAAGAGCCTATCAATCGATTGGTGATGTGTTATCTGATATAAGGAAAGATTCTACTCATATGACATATGCTGGTAAAATCATGGGTCTGTGTGCATATGGAAAAATTAGAGAAGAATGGTTACATCATTCAATAGAGTATTTTACGAGCGGTGCCGGTGCTGGATTAGAATCATATATCAGTAATCTTGGTCTTCCTCAAGGAGATCTATCCGGAAATGATGCATGGGATTTAGCCGCAACGCATCAGAAAGCTTTTGAAATGGTAATGATGGACTTGATAAAGACCTATTATAATGTTTATCCAATGGATATTGTTTTAACTGGTGGATGTGCTTTAAATGTTTTATTCAATCAAAAAATATCAATGGATATCGCTGCAAGAAATCACTCAGTTTTCGTTCCGCCAAATCCCAATGACTGTGGTTTAACTCATGGATGGTTCCTTCATTTATTTCCTGAATATAAAAATCAAGAATCCGTGTATTCCGGCATGCATATCTTAGATGAGCTAGAATTAGGAAAATATCTAAACGAATATACTCATGAAGAAGCAACCATTGAAAGGCTAACGGATCTTCTTCTCGAAGGTAAGATTTTAGGATTCATTACAAACAATTCAGAAATTGGTCCTAGAGCTTTAGGCAATCGAAGTATTGTTTGTTATCCAGCATTCGAAGGAATGAAGGATACTCTAAACGCAAAGGTTAAATTTAGAGAATGGTATCGACCTTTTGCACCAGTATGTAAAATGGAAGATATGCATACATTTTTTGATGATGCTATCGAATCTCCATACATGAGTTATGCGCCAATAGTTAAAACTGAATACATCAAAGATCTTTCTGCAATCGTTCATGTTGATAATACTGCTAGATTGCAAACCGTAACTTCAGAAAGTCATGAAAGATTTTACGATATCTTAACTGAAATAAATTCAAGATCAAAAATACCGGTAATCCTAAATACATCTTTTAACATTAGAGGAAATCCAATCTTAACCACATATGAGGATGCATTCTATGTATTAGATACCACTCAATTAGATTGTGTCGTTACTGAGAATTACATATTCTATAAAAAATCATAGCAATGGATTTTGACTTAATACACATAACTGAAACAACTGGTGAAAATCCAATTAATCCAATAGATGGAATATATCTGTCATTGAGAAGTGACTTGAAAGATGCTGATATAACAACCATAATACCATCAAAGGGTAGACATGGACAATTAAGAGCAACGATCGATTCGTTAAGAGATTCGGTTGCAATTACTTCTGATTATAAGGTGTCTATTATTGTAGTTGAGATATCTGTTAATATGGAACATCTTAATATTTGTAGAGAAAAATCATGTTCATATATTTGGATAAAGGAAAATTCTCCAAGATTCAATAAATGCTTAGCTCATAATATAGGCTATTGTTTTTCGGATTCAACGATTTTACATTTTCATGATTCAGATATATTAGTTAATGATTCATTTTACTCGAATATCAAAAATCGTAAAATTGATTCTATTAGTGCAGTTCATTGTTTACGAGAAAGATGCGTTAGATCTATGAGCGAAGGAGATGCTAATAGAATTATGGTTGATGGAGCACATATCAAAGATGTTATTAGCGAAACAAATCCTCCTATGCCAGAAGAATTTCAAAGAAAAGCTCCTGGAGGATCAATAATCGTAGGAAGATCTTTGTTTGAATTAATCGGTGGTTTTGATTCGCATTTATTCGATGGATATTCCGTAGAAGATCAATTCTTCTGGGATAAACTTTCATCAATCGTAGAAATCCCTTCAATGAATGAAAATGATCTAGTACATATTTGGCATGAGGCAGAAAGATCTCATAATAATCAAGATCACATGATTCCGATACAGGCTTTTAAAAATCTAGAAGCTAGGGGAAAATACTTTGCCGCGGCCAAGAAACTTCTCTTTAAATTAAAATCTAAGGTGAATGAACTTCAAGGACTTTAATATTTATTGCATATCACTTAAGCGTAGAGAAGATCGTAGATCTTCCATCAAAAATCATCTAAATTCTCTAGGAATCGAATTCGAATTTGTGGATGCCATCGATTCACGAGATATTGAAGGAGAATTCACAATACCTAAAGGAGCTATCGGTTGTAATTTATCTCATCTAAAAATCTACAAACAGATTATAGGATCCGATAAGCCTGTACTTATTTTAGAAGACGATGTTGAATTTTCTTCGGATGTTATCGATAAAATAAGAGACATTCAAATCCCTGAAGATTGGGCTCTTCTCTATTTTGGAGGAAATCACAATGAACAAGAATTAGATATGATTGATTCTAATCTACATCGTCTAAAGAAAACCTTTACCACTCATTGCTTTGCAATCAATCCTAAAATCATAGCAGAAATAATAGAGAAGTTTTCTCTCTGTTACGATCGATTTGTTATTGATGAATTTCTAGCATATGAGATACAAACCAAATACCCTTGCTATGGAATTCATCCTCATTTAGCTTGGCAAACTACTGGCTTCTCAGATATACAGAATGCTAATGTAGATTATGGCTTTCTAAAGTAATATGTCATTCATATAATTACTAAATCGTAATTAATGAAAAAGGCTCTTATTACCGGGATCAACGGTCAAGATGGATCTTATCTCGCATCTTTTCTTTTAGATAAAGGGTATGAGGTATGGGGTACTCTTAAACGTAATTCGGTTGCAGAAAATCAAACCGTTCGTATTGAACATATATTCGACAAATTAAATCTAGAGTATTGTGACGTTACGGATTTAGCTTCGATTATAAGCGTGGTTTCTAAAGTTCGACCGGATGAAATTTACCATTTGGCAGCGCAATCGCATGTTCGTATCTCATTCGATCAACCTATCTACACAGCAAATGCAACTGGTATTGCATCTCTAAATATTTTTGAAGCGGTTAGATTGATCGATCCAAAAATCAAAATTTATCAAGCATCATCTTCAGAGATGTTTGGAAATTCAATTGATCCTGATGGATTTCAACGAGAAACAACTCCGCTAAATCCTGTATCACCTTATGGTTGTGCTAAAGTATTTGCATATAACATTGCAAGAAATTACCGAAACTCATATGGAATGTTTATCTCTAATGGAATTCTATTTAATCATGAATCTCCTTTTAGAGGAACTAACTTTGTAACCAACAAAGTATGTAAGGAAGCCGTTAAAATTAAAATGGGATTATCAAACAAATTAAAATTAGGAAATTTAGATGCATCAAGAGATTGGGGCCACGCAAAAGATTATGTTAAAGCAATGTGGGCGATTCTTCAAAATAACAAAGCAGACGATTTCGTTTTTGCTACCGGAATATCACATACAGTTAGAGATCTTGTGGAATATGTATTTGGAAGCCTTGATTTGGACTGGAATCAATACGTTGAAGTCGATGAAAAATTCCTTCGTCCGGAAGAGTTACATCACCTCAAAGGCGATCCAACGAAAATTCAAAGCATAATTAAATGGGAGAAAGAGTATACATTTGAAACAATGTTAGATGAAATGATCGAGTACTGGGAAAATTATTATTCTCCAAAAAGCTTATAATAAATATAAATCTAAAAATAATGAGTTTTAATAAACGATACCTAAGCGAAGATTCTATTAGATCTCATGCAAAATCAAATCCAGATTCATTCCATTGGTTTGAAAGATACATGGTTTATGCCGATGCATATATCATTGATACCACTAAAGGAGATTTTGCCGAAAAGATATACGAGAAATTCGGTGAAGGAAATGAAGAAGTAAGAAGAGAAATACACAGACAATTAGTAAATGACGAAATATGAAAATAACAAAACCTATCGTATTCTTCGATATCGAATCAACCGGAATTAATACTACCCGTGATCGTATTGTAGAATTACAAATGATTAAAGTTACTGCCAATGGTGAAGAGGAATGGTATTCTAAATTCAATCCTCATCCAGTAGTAATTTCTGATGAAGCTGCATCTGTTCATGGTATCTCAAATGAAGATGTTATGGATGCTCCTAAATTCGAAGAACGAGCAAAAGATATTTTAGCCTTTATTGAAGGTTGTGATTTAGCTGGATATAACATTCAGAATTTTGACATTCCTATGTTATTCGAAGAATTTTGTAGAGCTAATACTTTATTCGATTGGAAGAAACATCGTCTTCTAGATTCATATGCACTTTGGACTTATTTCGAACCTCGAACTTTGACTGGTGCAGTTGAACGTTTTCTCGGTGAGAAATTTGAAAATGATAACTCTGCAAAATGGGACGTGGATGCAACTAAACGAGTATTCTTTAAACAAATGGAAACTTACAAATTTACTGAATCGGATTTCGACGACGTTATTGAAAAATCTAAAAAAGACAATCGAATAGATTTGACCGGTAAATTCGTTAAGAAAGATAATAACGTATTCTATGGATTTGGTAAATATAATGGAAAATCCGTAATGGAAATTAATAAAGTAGATCCAGGATATCTTGATTGGATTGCCAATAAATCTGAGTTATCTATGGATTGTAAAATGATTGCTAAAAAATTAATCACTCACATAAACAAATAATATGGAAGATATACAATTATCAAAATCCTTTTCAGATGATGGAAATACTCCTAATGCATCTAAAGCTCTTAGCTCATACTTGAGTATATGGGTTACCAGTGAACCAATTGGAATTAAAATTATTCCTTCAGGTTGGACCGATCCTAGAATGTATCATGTTCTAGTTGAATGGGGTGATACAAACGAAACGGATTATCATTTTCTAGATGCGGATCAAATCAAAGAACAAATGGGTATTGATATATCCGAAAATGATTTTGTTTCGTATATAGTAACAAATGATGAGCTATTAGAAAACTCAAATGATTATGACTTAGGATCGAAAATTAGAAGCACTCTATATAAAAATGATAAAACCGGTAAATAATATAAGACGTAGCATTGAACTCACTAATCTCTATGATATGGGTGAAAAAATGTGGTGGAAAGATAATGACCATATGTTTTCCAATTGGAGACGTAAGAATTTCATAGTAAATGAAAAGGTCTGGAATGATTGGGTAGATAAAAATGTCGATATTGAATGTTGTGAATTGAAGACTCGTGATGTCGTAGAGAATTATGCCGGTAGAACTAAAACCGTAAATTCTACAATTTTTACATGTGGAGTTTCTACTCCAAGTGAAGGTGAAATCGAAATTGAATATGTTCATCTTCGTTGGGATTTGAAGAGAGGAAACGATGCAGTTAAGAAAATGATTACGGAAATAGAAGATATGTGTATTATACACAAAGAAAAATCTTCTGTTCAATTGCTAGTTAAAGATAATGGAGATCTTGATCTTCGAGCTTTTGAAATTCATAAACCGAATATCGATCTAAAAATGAATTATGATGATGAATGGAATGATAAACATAATTATCTCATGAATCAACTTAACATGAAGGAAAAAAAAGGAATTGTTCTTCTTCATGGACATCCTGGAACTGGAAAGACAATGTATATTCGACACCTTATTTCTTTGTTATCTGAAAAGAGAACCGTCATATATCTTCCTAATCAGCTAATCGATTCATTAACAGATCCTTCATTTATTCCTTTGTTATCTGATTATAGTGGATCTATTATAATTATTGAAGATGCCGATGAAGCTATTCGATCTAGAAAAACTGGTGGTGCATCAGTTGATAAATTACTTAATCTAGCCGATGGTATACTTTCAGATTTTCTAGGCATTCAATTTATCTGTACATTTAATTGCCCTATTACTACAATCGATGATGCTCTACTTCGTAAAGGTCGCCTAATCTTCCGACATGAATTTGATAAACTTCCAATCGCGAAAGCTCAGGCATTAAGCGATCATTTAGGTTTTGATACTAAAATTGACAAAGCCATGACACTTGCCGAAATCTATAATCAAGAGAAGAAATTTAGCGAAGAAGATAAATTAGATAAAAAACGAATAGGCTTTTATTAATTGTTAATAACTTTTTGTCAATAAAGTTTTTTATTCCACAAATTTTTATTATATTTGTTATATCAAATTAATTAATACATCTATGGAAAATCAAAAAACTTTTATTGATGGTAGAATTCCATCTAACCATCCTGATCTAGAAATTCTTGCCAAGAATTGCGAATGTGAAAATTTCTTAAGATCTTCAATGGGAAATTATGAAACTCATAGTTACGAAGGACATTACTTCCGAGTAAACTATCTTCGAGATTGGTCAAACGATTCGGTTGAAGGACTTAAAAATTCCTTTGCAAAAACTAACGAACAAACTTCTGAATATCGTTTCGAATTACTTCATGTATCTGATTGGGAATCCGATGATGATCGATATTGGGAAGCTTCATTTACATTTTTAGCGCATATAAAATAAAATATGGAAATTCATAAACGAATAGGTTATTGTTGTATTAATCTCGAGCTACAAGGTAGTGAAGGAATTTCTACCAATCGTCACATGATTAAGAAAACGTTTGAAGCTCAACGTTCAACTCTCGAAGGTGTATCAAAACTTGCTCTTGCAAACGTACAAGATCTAGTAAAAATCATTCAATGGAATGAACGTCGTGGTATCAAATTCTTTCGTATGTCTTCTAACATGTTTCCATGGATGTCTGAATATGAATTAACCGATCTACCAAATTGGCCAATTATCGAAAAGACTCTTCTACTTGGTGGTACTCTTGCAACCAACTATGGTCAACGTTTAGAAATGCATCCCGGCCCTTTTAATGTTCTTGCATCTCTAAATGGTTTTGTTGTAAGAAAAACGGTTAAAGAACTTAATCAACATTCCGAAATTTACGATGCCATGGGTTTTGTACCATCTCATTGGAATCAAATCAATATTCATCTAAATACAACTCAAGGTGGTAAAGAAGAATGCGCTAAACGTTTCATCAAAGGATTTGAAAAACTACACCCAAATACTCGAGCTCGATTAGTTATTGAAAACGACGATAAACCTTCTCAATATTCAGTAAAAGATCTATACGATCTTTTATATACACAAATCCAAATCCCAATCACCTTTGATTCACACCATCACAAATTTTGTAGTGGTAATCTAACTCACGAAGAAGCTGCTAAACTTGCCGCTTCAACATGGGGTACCGTTCCTGCCGGTTTTCACTTCTCATCTACAATAAATCACGAATCTCCTGATCAAATGGCTCGTGCACATGCCGATTGGATTTACGAAGAAATTACTGATTATGGTACTGGTGCATGGATTATGGTTGAAGCAAAGCTAAAAGAACGAGCAATCATAAAATATATGAATGAAGGTATTATGCCTTCAACATATGAAGAAAAATATACTCTCATAAATGAGCAAGAAGTTTTATTATAGACGAGGTGAAGTGGAAACTTCTGAACCTTGGTTAGTTCCCACTATCGAGAATTTCGATGCTTGGTTAATTGAATGGAAGGATCAAGTAAATCTAGAAGGATTTTCGGTTTATCTTGGTGGATCTTTTGCTCGACCTTATTGGCAATCTAAAAACGAAGGCGTTGAAAAACCTTTCATTGAAACATGGGACGTTGATATCATCATAACCGGTCCAGAAGATTATATGAGACTAAGAGAAATACTTAATTCTGCTTCTAGTATAGGATTCAAACATCATCTGCTTATAGATATTTCATGGGATGATATGCTTTATGATAATCCGGATTATCAGAAGAACCCTTCACAAAGGAAAAAAATTCGAACAAATCGAGATGTCCTAAAAATAAGTGAATTTGAAGATTTTTACTGGACTGCTGATAATCTAATTCCTTTTGGAGTATCTCATCAAGAAATGTCTGAAGGAGTTTGGCTATATGAAAACATCAGCTCATTCAATCTAGATAAACACTTCGAAAAGAAAAATTATACTATACAATTAATATGATCGTAGAGGACTTATTTTTTGCGGATAAAGGAAATATAGGTCGGATATATTGGATGATCCGACGCACCAACGAGATGGCGGAAGATAAAAAGCAGGAGATTCGTCAACGATCTATTGCCGACACACTCAATGCAACATTACTTAATGCCATGTATGAACGAGGTAATGTCGCTCAATCTATGGATGGCGTTATACAAAGAGGCTGGACGGAAGCTAACAAGCAAATAAATATATTAGAAGATCAAACCATCACACGATCAGAAGTATTTATGATAGGTGATCCTTCGACAATTGAAAGAATTACCGAAATTGAAAATTCTGCAGGATTTTTACAATGGATAAATCCCTATTTGATTGATGAAATTAAAAGATTGAACTAAATGTTACATGAACAAAAAATTGCATTCGTCTCACTAATAGACGATCAATCAAAGGTATTTCCAGATCTTTCTGTTAGGATATGGGATCATCAAAAGTTAATTAAGAAACTTCTACGAACCAAAACTTGTATTATAGGCAGAAAAACTTTTGAAATGACTGGTTGGAAAGGACCTAATACTTGGGTTATTACTCGAAAGAAAAAATTCAAAAGATTTGGTGTAGGTACAATTCATGATTTGAATGATTTGCACCTACACACTGAAGGAACTGTATATGTTCTTGGAGGAAATTCTCTCTTTAAACAGCTATCTCCTTATCTTGATGAGTTATTCATTTATGTGAATAACCTTGAGGATGGTAAAGATCCATGGATAAAACTCAATATGAAAGAGTGGTCTCCAATAGATTATAGCAATAAAGGAGCTTGGTCATATGCTCATCTAGAAAAGAAGAGAGGTGAACGAGACTTTATTGAAGATTGGGATTTTTAGTACTTACCGTTAATTCCATTAGCTGCTTTATACGCTAGATAATTATAATTTATAAAAGGTTGAGAATTTAGATGATCGATAATGGTATTACCAATTACTAAATTGGGATCATTGTATGATACTCCATTACCTAATTTATTTCCGCCAATATAAATTTCTTCAGGGATATTCCAAACGAAAGAATTTTTTGTCTGAGAACCTTCAGACGATCCATTAATCCATAAAGTAAATTCACTTCCAATCAAACTATTATCTAAAACTAAAGTTACATTATTCCATTGATTATTTGAGAATGAATGAGTAAATTTAGGTAGAGAGGCATAATCTGCAGCATTTCCAAATGATACATGGGATCCATTAATCGCTAAAATCAATCCAGTCTGTGCATAATTTCCAAAAGAAAATAAAGAACATGGAGTGCTGATTCCTGAAATATTAGAATGTTTAAACCAAACAGATATCATGAATCCGTTAGTACCAATATAAGCATTAGAAATATCCAAGGTAATTGAATGCATTGAGCCATTAGGAGAAGAGGTATTTGATTGAAATGCTCCGTATGCAGTTCCTCCATTAGCACCAAAATCGATAGAATTCGAGTCTTCTGGAGCAAAGGTTGAAGGGAAACCGTTAAGATTACTATTTCCTAGATTATTAGTCGTTTTCGAATTAACTAGGCCTAAACAAGAGCATTGAGGAATAGAAGGATCCCATATAACCAGAGGATCAGCTATGTGCACAAATGGATAATCTTGATTCATAATGAAATATTCAGCGGAATTATTTAACCAATTCATTGCGGCACCAATTGTTCCGTATTGAGCTCCACCAGGTCTTCCCGGTAAACCATTAATAAGTTCAAGTAATTTAGTTGGATTCGTTGAGTCAAATGAACCCCATGCTACCGGAGTATAATCACTACTTCCACCGGGATAAGCTTCACTTTGCGCATCTTTTGTTGAGTATATGATGTATTGACTTCCACCAGTTTCACCTGCGTAATAAGTAAGACTGTCTTGTGATTGTGCTTTAGAGCTAGTTGCTACGGCAAAACCATTACTCCATAGAGTGTTAGGTTTGTAGTCGTTTACTCCACCGGCAATTGGATTTCTTTGTAATTGTAATGGCATGTTATAATGTTTTGTTTGTTTTTATATTTATTCGTTAGATGTTGTTTTTCATCTGCGATTCTAGATTTTCTACTTTGGCGGTTAATTCTTTAATTGCCTCTATTAATACCGCAACCATATTTTGATAGGCTACTGCATAAGTTCCATCATTTTTTTGATAAACTACTTCTGGAATTATGGTCATAACCTCTTGAGCAATAACACCCATGAAACGATCACTTGATTCAGAATCAATACGTTCATAAGTTACACCTCTCAAGGAATTTACTTTATTTAAGGCCTCTATTATAGTTTCTACATTAGTTTTAACTCTTGCATCCGAGAATGCAATAATATCATTACTTGCATAAATAGAAACGTTTGCATTAGCACCAACTACCTCTATTGGGTAATTAGGCGCAGGAGTTCCAACTCCCAGATAATTATTGGTATAATCAAATACTAAATTAGGATTAGCATCGAAAGCTCCAGTATTATTATAAATCACTTGAGTATTAGTTCCAGGAACAGTTCCAGATCCAGCAGATCCTTGAATTCCTTGGAATCCTTGATTTCCACTACCTTGATTACCTTGGAATCCAAATCCTTGGAATCCTTGGAATCCTTGAGATCCTTTAGCTCCTTGATCTCCTTTAGTTCCTTGTGGTCCTTGAAATCCTTGTACTCCTGAAGTTCCGGATATACCGTTTAGACCAGTAGCACCTTGGAATCCTTGATCTCCTTTAGCACCTTGATCGCCTTTGGTACCTTGTATACCCTGGAATCCTTGGAATCCTTGTGAACCCTTAGCTCCTTGATCTCCCTTGGTTCCTTGAATACCTTGGAATCCTTGATCGCCTTTAGCACCTTGGTCACCCTTAGCACCTTGATCTCCTTTGGTACCTTGGATTCCCTGGAAACCTTGATCTCCTTTAGTACCCTGAATACCTTGAAATCCTTGATTACCGATAGTTCCTTGAATACCTTGGAAACCTTGATTACCAAAGGTTCCTTGTATACCTTGGAATCCTTGATCTCCTTTAGCACCTTGATCGCCTTTGGTACCTTGTATACCCTGGAATCCTTGGAATCCTTGATTACCTTTATCTCCTTGATCGCCTTTAGCACCTTGTATTCCTTGAAATCCTTGATCTCCTTTGGTACCTTGAATACCTTGGAATCCTTGATCTCCTTTAGCGCCTTGGTCACCTTTAGCTCCTTGATCTCCTTTGGTTCCTTGTATACCTTGGAATCCTTGATCTCCTTTAGCACCTTGATCTCCTTTAGTACCCTGTATACCTTGAAAACCTTGATTACCAATAGTTCCTTGAATACCTTGGAATCCTTGATCTCCTTTAGCTCCTTGAATACCTTGGAATCCTTGATCTCCTTTAGCTCCTTGATCGCCTTTAGTACCTTGTATTCCTTGGAAACCTTGATTACCTTTATCTCCTTGATTACCTTGAAAACCTTGATTACCAATAGTTCCTTGAATACCTTGAAAACCTTGATTACCAATAGTTCCTTGAATACCTTGGAATCCTTGGAAACCTTGATCTCCTTTAGCTCCTTGATCTCCTTTAGCACCTTGGTCACCTTTGGTTCCTTGTATACCTTGAAAACCTTGATTACCGATGGTTCCTTGATCTCCTTTAGCACCTTGATTACCGATAGTTCCTTGAATTCCTTGAAAACCTTGATTACCTTGGGAACCATCTATACCAGCAATACCGAAAGTACCTTGGAATCCTTGATCTCCTTGTAATCCTTGTGAACCTTGTGTACCAACGGTACCTTGTCTACCTTGGAATCCTTGTGTACCAACAGTTCCTTGTCTACCTTGAAAACCTTGTGTACCAACAGTACCTTGAATTCCTTGGAATCCTTGATCTCCTTTAGAACCCTGTATACCTTGGAATCCTTGATCTCCTTTGGTCCCTTGTATACCTTGGAATCCTTGATCTCCTTTGGTTCCTTGAATTCCTTGAAAACCTTGATCTCCTTTAGCACCTTGATCTCCTTTAGCACCTTGATCTCCTTTGGTTCCTTGAATTCCTTGAAAACCTTGATCTCCCTTAGAACCCTGAATACCTTGGAATCCTTGATCGCCTTTGGTTCCTTGAATTCCTTGAAAACCTTGATTACCAATAGTTCCTTGAATTCCATAAGGTCCTTGAAAACCTTGTACACCAGAAGTTCCGGATATACCGTTTAGGCCGGTAGCTCCTTGGAATCCTTGATCGCCTTTATCACCTTGGTTACCGATAGTTCCTTGTATACCTTGGAATCCCTGAGAACCTTTAGCTCCTTGATCTCCTTTAGTTCCTTGAATACCCTGAAACCCTTGATCTCCTTTAGCACCTTGATCGCCTTTAGCACCTTGGAATCCTTGATCTCCTTTGGTTCCTTGAATTCCTTGAAAACCTTGATCTCCTTTAGAACCTTGAATACCTTGAAAACCTTGATTACCAACAGTACCTTGAATTCCTTGAAATCCTTGATCTCCTTTAGAACCCTGAATACCTTGAAAACCTTGATCTCCTTTGGTTCCTTGTATTCCTTGGAATCCTTGGTCACCTTTAGCACCTTGGAATCCTTGATCTCCTTTGGTTCCTTGAATTCCTTGAAAACCTTGATCTCCTTTAGAACCTTGAATTCCTTGAAATCCTTGATTACCTTTATCGCCTTGATTACCTTGAAAACCTTGATTACCAACGGTACCTTGAATACCTTGAAAACCTTGATTACCAACGGTTCCTTGTATTCCTTGGAATCCTTGGTCACCTTTAGCACCTTGGAATCCTTGATCTCCTTTGGTTCCTTGAATTCCTTGAAAACCTTGATCTCCTTTAGAACCTTGAATTCCTTGGAATCCTTGATCTCCTTTGGTTCCTTGATCGCCTTTAGTACCCTGTATTCCTTGAAAACCTTGGAATCCTCTATCTCCTTGATCTCCTTTAGGTCCTTGGAATCCTTGTACTCCAGAAGTTCCGGATATACCATTTAAACCAGTAGCACCTTGGAAACCTTGATCTCCTTTAGCGCCTTGATCTCCTTTGGTTCCTTGTATTCCTTGGAATCCTTGATCTCCTTTGGTACCTTGAATACCCTGAATACCTTGGAAA